AGATCTTGTTTAAATTAAAAATTCCTTATAAAATTAAAATGCTATTGTGGTATCTCGCGCTTTGTGTTCACCGAGTATAACATTATATTGGCCGGTGGAAATTTTTTTCGCGCCGCACACCATTTCCAATATATTTTTTTGTGATTGTAGTCGATTTGCCAAAACGGCACCATCATACATTTTTTCTTGCGAAAATAGTTGGGGTTGGTCGGTCCGCACACACTACAATACATTATAGGGTGACCGCTGTCCGTGTCGATTTTATTGACACAATGCAAACACTCTGTTTGGTAGCCTCTGTTGTAGTACACCACAAAAGGTGCAAATTTTTTATATTGTTTGTAGTACACCTCCACATAGTATTTGACATCGTGACACACACTGTTCACGGCGTTTATCAATTGTTTGTTGAACACAAACGGTGTGTCAAACATGTGTTTTGGTGAAAAGCTGTTCGAAGCGTTGCCAAATTCTATGCGCAAATCGTCTATGGTGTTTTCTGCTATAATTTCATTGGTTTCTTCTTTGATTAAACGCAATCGCAATATTTCATCGTTTAATTCCTTGTTGGTCAACACTTGTTTCAACACAGTTTCCAACGAATCAACCACCACATACTTTTTGTAGTGCACCACTTGGGTGTCTTGAAAGTTGAAAAATAATTTCTGTATCATGTTAAAATACATTAATTTCTTGACGGTGTGCAATTTTAACGTGGGATACACCTCTATCACGTCCATGACATTGTTTTGATGACGCACACACCTAAGACAACAAAATTTAAGAGTTTCATCGGCAACATTGTGGTAATCGGTGACCACCACAAAAATAAATCTAGTGTGAGCGATTGTTGTTTTGGTGTGTTTAAACGATGTTTTACACCAAGCGCAACATGTGTGATCGCTACCCAACAACAATCGTTGAATCAAACCCACCACACTGTTGATCACCTCTTCGGTTTCTTTCGCCAGAAATTTCAACCGTATGTCCGTCGACCATGACATGTTGCATTAGACACTCACCCGCCATTCGTTTACACAAGTTAATAACCCAAAACCGATACGTCGTAATGACATCATTACAAAAAAAACCACAAACACCTATCCCCACTACATTGCTTGTGTGTGAATATATATACAGAAGGGATTAGTAGCACACGACCCATTTAGAAATCAATACTTTATCGCTCACAACCATTTAAATAGAATCAATATTTTTACCGATTACTATGTCGCTGAGTGTTTTCGTAACAGTTGTGGTGGCAGTGTTTTCGTGTGTCAAAGCGGCAAATATTTTGTGTGTGTTTCCCACACCAGCTATGAGTCATCATTTGGTGTTTAATGAATACGTTGATAAACTGGTGGTCAACGGCCACAATGTGACTGTTATCACGCCGTTGCCGCGAGGTGTGCAGCACATAATAGAAATTGATTGTTCGTTGTCTGCAGTACAATATTTTAGCCAATTAATAAATGAATCGACAGCGTTTAAAAAGAAAGGAATTGTGGCCGACGAATCCACTGTAACAGCGGAAAATTACGTTTCGATGGTGGATATGATTGTTAATCAATTTCAAAACACCAATGTCACCGATTTGATCACCAACAAAAATAACTATTATGATGTGGTCGTGGTGGAGGCTTACATGGAAATCAATCTTGTTTTTGGATATTTGTATAATGCACCCATTATACTGTTTTCTTCGGGATACGCCACCAACGGCAACATGCGCCTAATGAACCGTCACGTAACATACAATTATTTGGCGTATCCAAACGTTTGGCGGTCATCGTTTCACAAAGACGCACTGGAAATTACACACACAGAAGAGCGTTTGGAAAAAGAATGGAACATGCTGGAGTTTGTGCAAAATGAACGGCTGAAACAATTGTTTGGCGCAAACACACCGACAATTGAACAAATGCAGGAATCGGTACAAATGATGTTTGTAAATGTGCCGCACATTTTTGACAACAATCGGCCGGTTAGTGGTAATGTTCACTATTTGGGTGGAGTGCACCTAAAAAAACCACAAGACGTGCATAATCGACAATTGAAGTCGTTTCTTAATCGATACAGTGTTGTTGTGTACGTGAGCTTTGGCTCGATCGCCGATTTGAACACCATGGCCGACGAGTTGACCACAACGTTTGTAAACGTTTTTAACAACATCACTTACGGTGTGTTGTGGAAAATTGACAATAAACACACCACTAGAAGATTAGGTCACAATGTGTTAACCAAACAATGGTTTCCGCAGCGCGACATACTAAACCATCCCAATGTAAAAGTGTTTGTTTCACAGTGTGGTGTGCAATCTGTTGACGAAGCCATTGATAGCGTTGTTCCGTTAGTTTGTGTACCATTGGCGGGTGATCAATTTAATCATGCCAACAAAATTCAGCAGTTTGGTGTGGGTGTAAACTTAGACATTTTACATTTACAAGAACAACAGTTACACGATAGCATTGTGTCAATTGTAAATAACAACACGTACACAGACAACATGTATCGTTTAAAAAAACACATACACGACACAAATGTTTTATATAAACCTGTCAACAAAGCTGTAATGTATACAAACACAATGTTAACACAACAACAACAAAATTTTTTTTGGTTATAAATAAAGACAAGTAATGTTTAGTGTATTTGTTTTATTATTGCTTTATGTTTTTTAACCGATATTTTTTATGTTTATACAAATAAACGGTGACCAATAAAACTCCTACAATTAAAATAATTACAGTCAAACAAACAATAAGTATGGTAAGATTTGCGGCGGCAGTGTTTACATTGTCTACAACAGTTTTGTTGTCGAAATCATCAGTGTAGGCGGCGGTGGCGGCGGTAATATCGTCTAAATCATTGACACACACATCAGTGTTTGCTTCGTCGACCACCGGTGACAATTCGTACATATTGTCGTCCCAAATAATGTTTTTCTCCTCTACATAAAATGTAGAGTGGTTTTTAAAGTTTACACTGCCATAGTCCATGTTGAGTGTGAGCAGAGGTCCGTCGGGTATTTGTTTTCGTAGATAAATAGTTTCCAACGTGGCCGTAATGTCTTGCGCCAATTCTCGTTTGAATATACAATCTCTAGTGAGCCGCGACGACATGTACACCACAGCGCAATTTGTTAAACAAAAATAATATAACGATAGCTGGTGACGCAGCACTATTTGATCGTTTGTGTCCCATTTTGTGTTGCTATACAGGGTGTAGTGAATAAAATTTAAAAATTGGTGCGCATACATATCCGTGACAATGTATTGTCCCACTTGATTGTTGCTGCCGTCTAAATACACACGCGTTTCGTCTATAACTTGATACAATTGTACAATTTTTTTATCCGATTTGTACACTTCACCAGTGTCCTCATTAGATTTTTTAGTTGTAGATTCTATAGTAATAGGTTTAACATCGATAGTAGGTTTAACACTTATCGTGCTATTTACAATATCAGTAGGTACTACATCAACAGTAGGCATTACATCAATTGTACTGTTTACATCAACAGTAGGTTTTACATCAATTGTACGATTTTCACCAACTGTATATTCAATTTTGTTTGTTAAAAAATCCTCTTCAATACCACCACCACTACCTTCTAACGAATTTAATTCTTTTAATTCTTTTTTTAAAAAATCTGTCGCCGTAGAACTAACCACCACAATTACCGAACAACACAAAAATAAAACAATTCGTGTCATGACTTCAGAACGTTTTGTGTGTTTTTACAAATTCTGGGCGTAATATAGATAGCCTAAAACTAAAAACAGCATTATTATTACGACAAAAACGAATGCGTTCCAAAATATCTCACACGTTGTAGTGTCGTTGAGGATTTCTATTGTGGTAGATTGGTATATAGGCGGATAAGCATCGTTTGGTGGTAGTGGTGGTAGCGGTGTTTTTCGTTTGTTGTCGTCATTATGGAAAAAAGTACGATTTAAAGTTTTTAAAAACACGTCCCATTCACGCAGAACCTCCTCTTGTTTGGGTTTATCGTTGACGAGTAACTCAAAATAGCGTGCGTAATTTTTAGGGTTTAATCGCCATTTAGCGTATCTGTATATCATTTTCACCATTTCTTTTGGAGGGCACATTACATGACTAGTGGCCACATCGCCACCACCAAATTTTAATTTACACACTTGAATGTACCTTTTTTTACCAACCCCCTCCTCACCTCTGTTACACGTACCCACACTTTCTATTATTTTAGATATAGCTTTAGTGGTATCGTTAAATGGGTTCGCTTCCTGCAGCATCAACGTCAACGCTGTGTTGTACACCAAAAAACTTTTGTATATGTCTTGCGACACTATTGAATAGTCTGTTTCGGGAACGGTGTTGTATAAAAAAAAGGAATTTAAAATGGGTTCATCACCCTCCTTGTACAAACAGTACATTTCTTGCGGCAAAATTATGCATTGACGATGCGAGTACAAACATTGGATGTACATTTCGTTAAACAACACGTACACTTTGGACTCATCGTTGCCACCGCCGCCACCAATGTATGTTTTCGTGTGACCATTCAACGACGACGATCCCCCTCTGTCGTTTTCCAAATAATTGTACACGTAACGTATCACAGAACTCACTAAATGTACGTTGGTTTCACCACCTGATTCAATGTCACGCACACATTCATCTCCGTCATCGCATAGATACTCCACACCGCACACTGTTTTATAGGCGTTGTTGAAACGCAATTGTTTTCTGGATGTGTACACATCACTGTCCAACAACCATTCATAGTACGGGTCGCCGTTTGTAGAACAATATTTGGAATCGATTATGGTGTAGTGTTGGTACACCGTAGATTTATTTGGACCCTTTGTCTGTGTCAGAATGCAATTCGTCCGATTCGAGTGATATCGACATTGTTTTCTTTGTGTTATCTTTATCGGTTGATATACAACATTCGAGCGTACCGTAACAGTGTCTACGCAACTCATTGGTTTGGGTGTCGACAACGTGAAAAATAAGATATTTTTCGTTGATAAGTTGTGTGTTTGTATTCAGCACACTATTTAATATGTCCATTGAAATTGATCGCTTAAAATATATGAAATTCGTGAGTAGTGTAGACGTGAGTATGAATGAACAATTTCAGTTTAAGGGTACGGATGGTTCAATGTTTGTTTATCAAAACAAAACCACCGATAATTTGACGTATTTTCCCACGCCGCTTGTAAATTTAAGTAACATTGGATCCGACAATTACATAGTGTATTATTGATGGCCGACACCGACACTTTGCTGTTTAAGTCAGATTCTGACGAACCTTCAACCTCTACAGCTAACGTGTACGATGTTGGTGGTGATAAAAAAAAAAGAAAACGAAGACGCAGCAGTTTGGCGTCAATGATGAACATGTTCACTAAGAGACCTAGTAAGAACGACGAAAACATTAACAATAATACTAACAACAGTAATAGTATTAGTAGGAGTGTTGATAACGTTAGTGGTGAAATTGAAAAAATGAATAGTGTTGACGCAAACGCAACAACAACACCGTTTTTGTTTTCTTCCACCGGAATTGTTCTACAAGACAACATTGCTCCCGTACCAACGTCAATGTCTATTGATGTAAATATACCAGACACGGCAGGTGGTAATGGTGTACTTGTGACCACAGTGCCAACTTTAAATAATCTAAACTTGGATGTTTTACAAATTATGCTCAACAAACATTTAAGCGAAGTGTACCCCCAACAATACACTGCATACGAATTAACTCACATGAAAGGAGATAGAGCCGTGGCATATTTATATTATGTTCACTACATGGTTGTTAACGGTGTAAACCGCAATTCGTACGTGTTTCAACAATTGTGCAAAGTGATGCACAACATGTACATGCAATGGAGTGACCAGATAAAGTACATGTATCCGTTGGTGGTGAATTTAAACGGAGCCGATCCCACCAAAGAAATGATGAACATCGTCAATCAAAGTGTGTACTCGGTCATCAAGTTTGTGTTTAACGATGTGCTCAACACCCGCGTTGATGACTATTTTGCCAATCTAAAAGAAAACTCTGTTTTTGACGCAACCATTGACCCAAAAGTGTTTTTCACATCGTACTCAGATCAACAGCAGCTGACAGGACTGTTTAACGTTGCCATCAATCAATTGCGACCAACACCACACAAACATTTCAATTATGAACAACTAACGACCGATGTTAGTGTTAGCGACACCAAATTGAGACAAGCACCCATTTCTCACATTGTTCACGTTCCTTTTCAAGTATTCAAACACCACTCCAGTGTGTACGAATCCGAGGCTTAAATTGAAACCTAAATTCGTAAACGCAAATTTAGCTCAATGTCTTGCACACCTGTTCTAGTGTTGTGAATGGCGTGTGTAAAATTTTTCACTTTTTCCTCGTTTCCATCGTTTAAAACAAAATTTTTACTCTTCTCCAAAAAAACAGCAGCGTGTGCATCGTTTACAAACGGATACTCAAAACGGTATTCAATGTTGCGTTTGTACGGATCTTGTTTTTCAAACCGTTTATCACACATTTGACACATGGTTCTTTCCAAGTCAGCAATACCACCACACGTAACATACACAACTCCTTTGTTGTTATTGCTAATTTCGTTTATACAAATTGCACACTCGAGCGTGTCAAATTGGTCCGCAATCAGGTTTTCCACAGCCGTTTTACAGTCAAGTTTGTTTGTGATCACAATCATTGTTGTCTTAAACAGTTAGCAAAATGATGTTGTACAACGTTATCGACGACAACGACTACAAACGTGCGTCCATGATTTTCAACATTATCGGTTGTGTTTTACAATTTTTACAAATTGTACTTGTTATTACTTTTGCAGTGTATAAATTCACAAGACGCCAATAAACAACATTTATTCACTACAACATATATGTTTTATTTTTTGCAACGCACACGTTACATTTTATTTTTGCAACACATGCAATTTTGTATAGTTTATAACGGTTGTGCACAAATTTTGTGACACACACGTGTACAATATTATGGGTATACTAACAGATTTTAATTATTTGTATAGTAGCATTGAAGAAGAATACAAATTAGAGTACAAAATTCATTGCCAAAACGCAAAATTAACACAACCCGTCACTTTGCAAACAATAAAAACTTACTTTTGTTGTGCGGTGAATTCGTCCAACAAATGTGTACTACACAATTGTGTGCCGGTAATTGTGGGCACATGGTTGGACAAACACTTTAGAGGAGACACCGACAACAACGATTATGGATTTGCGGGCACATTTATTATAGACGGTCGCCATTTTTCCTTTCCCAACATTATGATGAACAACAATGTTTTGGTGCACAATTTTTTTGACAAACAATACGCGCGCGACAAGAAAATGAAACGAATGTTTTTGTATGGAAACTTTGACGACGACAAGTACATTAACAGAGCAATACAATTGGTGTACGACAAAGTGGACGATGTGTTGTATGTGCGCGATGTGTACGCCAAGGATTATATTGTGGACAAAAGTATAAACAAAGTGTTGGGTGAGTATTTGAAGTGCAGCGGTAAATGGCCCGAAATGGATTTCATGTTTTCCTTTGAAAATTACAACAAAATATTTGAGCAATTGAAAAAAATCATGAGCATAGACCTTACATATCAAATAGATTCTTTGTCGAATAAAATTATATACAAACACTCGTATCTAGTACAGTTAACACTAAATGGGGTGTTACAAAAGGTGAAAAAAAATTCTACCGACGAATCCACCAATACCAAAAAAAAGAACACAATATTGTTTGGCGCCGAATCAAAAAAAATTTACGACACAATCGTTACGGGTAAATTGATTCAGTCGGTGTCGAAAACGCTGAGCAAACAAAAAAAATATGACCAGGAGTACAATTCAAACAACAACAATTTGGAAGTGTTTCCGTTACAACATCGAATAGGCAACGAAGTGTTGCGTGTAATTAACGAAAACCTACAACAGGACATGTTAAAACACACCGATGACTATGTTAAATTTATCGATAGTTTTTTCCATGGTGAGATGACCGTAGCGGGTAAAAAATTTTTCCTGTGTCACAACACAATACTGCCCGATGTCAACTATAAACATGTTGCAAAATTATTTTTGCAGCTCATTCATTTGAAACTGTTGTTTGAAATAACAAATAATGAATCTGAGTTTATTTCACAAAACTTAGGATTAAAAAATTCTTCAAAAAAACTCGAGTTCATTAATTTATTGGTGGTGTTTAACAATCGTCCCACAAAGTATTATTGTAACAAGAAAAATTTGTACGACGTTTATTATCATTTGAAGCGTCGCAGATCACCAGTGGAGGTGAAACTCCACCAGGACATTTTGTGTATCAATCACCACGAGGGCATGGTGATGTTAAAAAAAACCGTTTGTATAGACAACACAATACGCATACACACACTACAAACCGCCTACGAGTACCATAATACACACAGTTTGGTGAACACCGATGGTGTGTTGATGTTCGACGAAAACACAATCGAGGAGACCACCACAATTTCATTGATGTCCACCATGATACTCAACTATTACAAAAATTATTTGAACATTTTCAGTTCGGTGCCGGTGGCGAAATTGATTGTCAGTTTGACAAATTTAAAAAACGGCATGGTTGTGCAAAAACACAATTTTGCAACATTACCCATCGGCAACAGTGTGGTTGTTGACGACTCAATTTACCATAACGATCGAATGTTTTGTTTGTGGACTATAGTGATGGACATTAAACTCAAAACCGCCGAAGACCCGTACATACCTCACACACACCTTCCCATTAAAATTTACCATAACAAAGTGCACCGCGTTAAAGGTAAAATTGTGTGTGGCGATGTTTCCATGAGCAACAATCAAAACACGCCATTATCATCGCCACCACCGGGTGGTGTTGTTTGTGAATACAAAACAAGCAAAACAAACAACATTATACCGGTGGAGGGTGAAAATTATCTGTGTATATTCGGCACTTTGGTGTGCACCAACAAAATAAATTGGAATCATGACGGTAAAAAATACAAAATAGAGTATTGTACCAGTAAAATGTGGCACGTGTACAAATTTTACATGTATTTCCGGCGTGTCAACGGTCAAACTGTTTGCAAAATTGACAGCACAATGAGTTGTGATGAAACGGGCAATGTGTTGGTAAAATTAGAGTTGGTGTACAATGTGAGTGATTTGGAGGGTATTAAAATTTGTGGTATTCACGGTCAAAAGGGTGTGCTTAACGAAGCGGAGGACTTAAGTAGTTTTGTGAGTGAAGACGATCCAAATGTGCACGCACAAATTTGCTTGTCGCCCATTTCGTACTTGTCGCGCCAGACCAATTTTAAAAACGTGCTCACCAAACACTGTGTGGTGAACGGTGTGCGTTACCCATTAATACTGATACCGTACATGTTTTTCAATAATACACCGGACAATATTTACAAAGAGTTTATTGGCAATAATATAAATGGCTATGAAAAATTGGAGGGCACTCGTTTGGATCAATGGAGCATCAATCAATCGTTTGTGGGCAATCGTTTATCCGAAGGTTTGCATTGTGTTCGCAACGGCAACAATATGACCGAGTGTTCGGGTCAATTCAATGTGTTTCAAAGTTTGTTGCATTGCAACAATATTAAAATTACGTTGTAATCGGTCACGGTTTACATTATAAATGCGGCGTGTACATTAAACGCGTTTACCACTTTTTGTAATCATGTTGTTTTGTATTGTTGTGTTGTTAACACACACTGTGTGTAATGTTATTGTTAGTCAAACTGCTAGTGTTGATGCTGCAAATAATTTTCCACCACAAATTTTGTCAAACTTTACGTATTTGACTCCAGAGTTGTCGGTGGCGCCACAATATTTTTCAATTCAACTGCATAGAATAGTGGACAAAAATGTTGCAGAGTCGATTGTGTACACGCCCAACGTTAATGGTGATAGATTGAGCAGCAAAAGTAACAACACCCCTTCGAGTACATTGCAAATGTTTGCCGCAAACGACGGTTACATTTTGAAAAACCACCTTTACAACGACCAATTGTGTTTGGACAATTACAACCACTTTAAAATGTTGACGCGTCCATTGGGATTAAATTTACCGAACGATTGCTTGTTGTATGTGGAAATGGACGAGGTGTACACTAACAATACAAGTATTGAATATGTAAAAAATGTCTATAACGATGTGTGCGTGAAAAGCACATCACCAGGTGGGTACGACGACCGGTTTACGTTTAGGTTGTACACCAAAGTGAAATCTGAACGATGGTATGTGGTGGTGTCAAAAGATAAATTGTCTAGTACAAGCGTTAAACGTAGAGCGAGTGTGTTTGGTGTGGTGTACAATTTATGTTTAAACAAAGTAAATGGTAATTTTGTGTGTTTGTTGAGTAGAAAAAATAGTAATTGTGATTTAAAAAAAAGTACGAAGATAGTATGGAGGAATGGAAACGTGGAATTGTTGAAAAGATTACATCATCGACCACTACTGTGACGTCTACAACAATTTTAAACGATACAACAACACCCATTTCTGTTACTGATGATGAACTAACCGACACCGACAAACCTGTACCATTACCACCACCACCACCATCTGTGTCAACGTTTTCTTTTTTTGAATCATCAGACAATCACCACAACAACACTAACACAAACAATGTGTTTTCTGTTAACGACATATTCGCCGCAATATTTCAGAACAATAATAATAACAACAATGGTGGTGGTGTTGTTGTGCAAAATACAATGGGTTTTACATTACTACTACTTGTACTTACAAAATTATTGGTTTAATAAAAAGCAAAAATAAAAAAATTGTTTTATTTAATTATTACACATTTAAAGGTTTCATGTAGTCGTACACTTCTTGTATATAATTCATGTTACACAAAGCGTTGCGGGCAATTGGTGTGGCCAACTTTAATCCTGACGAATGAACCACCCTACTTAACGCAACGTATGCTTGTCCCGGCGCGAAAATACACGCAGGATACACGGTTAAATGTTTCATCGTCATGCCCTGAGCTTTATGTATAGTCACAGCCCATCCGTACGCAATGGGAAATCCTGTTAGAAAAGTGACGACGCCCGGTGTTTTTGTGTTGAACGTCAAGCATTTTTGTCGCAGCACACCAATTTTGTTGTCGTGTTCGCGTACGATAACAATTTCTTTATCGGTGAACGATTGAACAACGCCCAAATCGCCGTTACAAAACGAGTCTGTTGTGTGTGTGATCATCATCCGTGCTCCAACACACACTCTGATCGATTCACCAAATATTAATTGAGCCTGTTCCTCGTTGAACACAATCATGTCTTTTGTCCACCGACCATGTGATCGTTTCACAACACACACAAGCTCCTCCTTTTTTTCACCACCCTCGATATCATCATCCGCCGCAGCACCAATGTACGTGTAACACTTTAAATTTAAATCGTTGGCTTCTTTGTGTGTGCTTACCAACGACGTACATCCGACACTGTCTTCTATATTTTGTGTCGCCGCGTCTACCACAAATCCATTAAAGTACGGTATACATTTAACGTTTCCGACGCGCAACATGTTCAAATTGGCTATAAACTCGGGTTCAGATTGTCGCATGTTTTCCGTGAGCTCGTACAACTCAAACGAGTGCCATATGTCCGATTTGTATGGTGGCAACAATTGTCGGTGTTTGTCCACGGGCGGTATCTGGTACAAATCCCCAAACACCACCACATTGACACCGCCGAACGGCAAACTAAACTTTCCCGAGTTTTGACGCAATCGAGAATCAATGCCGTCCAACATTTTTTCGGGAACCATACTAATTTCGTCAATTATCACATAGTGTGGCACACCAATTTGAGCGCGCAACAAATTCAAATCGAAATCGAATCTGAACAATGAGTGACACGTTTTTCCGTTGATGTTGCGCGCAGCCAAATGGGTATACGCAGTCACAAACACAATTTTGTCTTCGGCGAGCCAATGTTCACGCAACGCCACCAACAAAGCACTTTTACCCGTACCGGCCGATCCGCTAATAAACACCGGTGAAAATGATTTTGTTTGCGTCAAATAATCAAACAGTTTTTGTTGTCTAGTGTTGAGTGTTGCGTTTGCCATGTCGTCAACTAGTTTACTGCTAAATTTTTGTTTTTTACACTGTTGTGCAGTTGCAGCAACCTTCTTTGTGCACACCGTTTTCTCCTCCGCAACAATACAGGATAAGTGAGGTTCCATTATAGAACAATCCCGAAGCGGCCAACTGTTTAGATTGTACAGAGTACTCGGTCGCGCTACCAAAACTATTTATACGATCATATATGTTTAGATAACGTGGATGCGCCACCACACTCGTTCCCATACTAATGTTGCCCTCCTTGTTGCATTTTGGATTGTGTTCTTGTAATATAGCGTCAACGCTTTTGTCCACTGTTTCGAATTGTTGTTCACAGAAAAAACACAAAACCACACCACACCACCAATATAAACCGTCTCGTGCAAACTGCTTGGCTACGCTTGTGGTCACATTAGACGCTCTGGCAAACGAATGGAATCGTTCGCGCTCCATAATCATCACTTGACTGCGCGTGTTTTCTTTAACGTACATTTGCAACTTTTCCAATTCACGTTTTTCCAACTCATCAATGATGGCCGCGTCCCTCTCCACAAAATGTATTTCTGGCATGTCACTAAATTTCACCATGTACACAGCCATAACAGCTCCGGTCACATACATTTGAGTTTGTATTTGTCTGTAATGGTCGTTGCGTTTAGTCACGGTCACGTGAAGCGGTCCCGTCCTGTTTAAACTTAACGCTGTGTGATTAACACGATACACGGCGCGAGTGTTGTTTTTCTCCAACCTAATTTGTTCCAACGTTTTGTTGCGATACACGTACGGACATTTGATTTCCAACACCACCAATTCACCAGAATCCAATTTGAAATAGGCGTCCGGTGAGGCGCTAAACAAACCGATCGAGGAAATGAACAAACCACATTCCAGCACACTTTCAACAACCCGCTTTTGCAATCGCTTTTCCACACTTTCAACAACAATACTCATCAGTGCTTGGTTTTGTTTCAATAGTTTCTCGTTGCACAACCCATATTCCATGGCGGGTGTGGGTTCTCCGCAAAAATTTTGCGTTCCCGACGCAGTTGTTCGATTAATACGCAACAGTTTCCACAATATGTTGTCGGTTTGACCACGAGTAGCGTGCTCTAATTTAAAAATGTCGCTCTGGGTGTTGCGGTGTGTAAGCGTCAACGATTTGACATAGTGTTGTAGACAATATTTGTTGGCGAGCAATAATTGATTTTCGGTCAGAGCACCGGTGGACACGGCCAATTCGTACGCCATTTTAACACAATATAACACACAAAAATAAAACAAACTCAATTATAAACAATTAATTTATTTGATCACATGTGAAAAGATTATTGGCCCAATTTTGAAGACGCTTCGCTGCTGCACTTCTCGGAGACAATTTTGTTAACGCTTGCAGTCCCGCCATCGACACAAATTTGGTGTTGGGAAATTCGTCAAACACACGAATGTGCTTTTCGTCGATGTAGGTGTGGTCGCACATTTTAAACAACACACGCAGCACCTCAACCAGTTTAAAATAAACTGTAAAATTGGTGCACACAATGACAGCGATGCGACGTTGATCGTATTGTTTCTTCGCAAATAGAATCATTTTGGGTGAGTGTATTCAAGTGATGATAATTGCTCAACAGTTGTACAATCAAAATGGTAAATTTGCACGTTAAAAAGTTTACGTTATAACGTATATATATTGTTGGGTGTCGCAAACTTGGCTAGAACTAACCATGAACCATCACAATTTATTCTTATTTTTCAATTTTATTTTGTCGTCCACAGTTTTTAGTGCATCCACCACCACCACCGATATTTACAAATACAATGTAGACGATGATGGTTTGGACGTTAAACTTATGGACGGTGTGCACATTCATCACGACGCTAACCCTTTGCGTTATCTTATCACCACCAACAAAACTTACGGTCTAGGCTACACAATTGGTGTGTATCGTGACAACGTAAATTTGTATGTCGAGCGAAATTCACACGTAGTGCGCTCCACACCGTCCAATTATACATTTTATTTTTTCAACGATAACAATAAATACTACATAAGAAACGTCGCTTGCAACTTTTTGTGTGTTGATGCGTGCGGAACAGCGTTTATGAGCCCGGTGCGGTACAAACACCATTGCAAATTTCAAATAAACTCCACACGCGCTGGAAATTTTTCCATTTTTATTGAAAACAATAATGGTAAACGGCGAGATCTAAATTTTGATTCGGTTCACAACATTTTGAGAATAAACAAAATCGACACTGTCGAGGAGTATCCGTTTGTTTTAAAATATGGACCAGTAAACCACTCAAACAAGTGTCAGCCGATTGCAAGAACAGTGCAACAAACTTTGGTTGTAGACACAGGCGAGTGTGTTCCGACAATAAAAAAAATCAAACATCAAGCTGCCGGTGTGGAGGTGTCAGTAAAAAAAGACGACCATCAATATTATGGAATGCAGCTTATGGACACCACGGACGAGACCCAATTCGCTCAACGACACAATTTATTCGTTAAACACATCATTTCACCGGGGGTGTATGTGCTACAGAACGCGCTTACTTGTGAATTTTTGTGTCAAAATAATGAATGTGGCGTGTACATGAGCACCACCAACAATGTAGAGTGCAAAGTTCATGTGTTCACAAACAGAGACGGTTCTTTTTTTGTACGTTTCGCCAACGACAATTACAATTTAATGTACAACACCAGCACAAATAAATTGTCGTACGCGCATAGCAAAAGATCAAGAGTGAAATTGGTGCCTGTTACTAAAAACAAGAACACACATCGATATGTGTGCAACAATTTGGAAACGAGCAGTAGTAGCGACGATGGGATAAAAAAGGAATGTAAAAATTTTCGTACAAACGCGGCCAATGTGTTGTCGTTGAGTATACCAAATATTGTATTTTTTTTAATGTTGAGCTACAACAACACTAACAACAATAAATAATAAATATTATACACACAAATGTTTTGTTTTAATAACTTTATTGTAACAAAAATAATTAGTAGTTTACAGTTTGAGGTAGGTTTTAAGGCCTAAATAAAATGAAGGAATAAAAAACACAACTCCCACAACTAGACCAATAAACAGCAAACACATTACAAATCTGCACCACGTGCAACAACAACAGCAACGTTTCTGATCGCCATCGTTTTCGTCGTCCCATCCTTCTTCCATTTCTGTAATATTAATTTTGTCCAAACAGCTGTTGCAGCAAAGACCCATTTTTGTTTGTGCGACCAAACATCCGTTGACACCGTTTTAAATAACATTTATTACCACGTTTTTTTTGTGTGTCGCATGTGCCATGTTTTGCCGTTTCGCGTTTTCGACCAATCTTTGCTGTAAGCGTTCTGTACCGTTTTTTCAATTACAGTTTTTAATTTAAAAGGCGGAAATTCAACAGATTTTTGCTGCTCATCTTTTTTATCTTTGACTTCCATTGTAGTTTTGACCTAAATACGCAGCATCCATGCTTTTATATTAGCCAATGATTTTAAAAATAATTTATGATTCAGCAGTGAGTATTGTTGATAAAAACAAACGTAATGTGCGACGCATATGTATTGTTAATGGTAGAATGATGAGTGCGAATATAAACGGGGGAAAAATTTTTTTAAACAATATTCCCGTTTATATTCGAACTCATCGTTTACGTTTAGTTAAACGTTCATAAGTGTGTTGTGTTACAATTTGTGTCATTCAAAATGTTTTTTTCAACATTTGCACACATACACAACACCATTGCTACATTGGGTTCTGTGAGCGACATTAGTGTGTACATTAACAAAAATGTGGACGTTTCGATTAGAAACGAAATGTACATGTGGTTGTATTTGATGTCGACGTTTGAGAAAAAATTTAAAATAAACGACAAACATATATTGACAGTGTTTAGCAAAATTCAAGAACCGCACATTGATAGAAAAAACTTACAAGAAGCGTTCAAGAACAACGGTGTGGCGAAAACGTGTAGCACTGTATTAAAATTAAACGATGTGGTGGAACAACCGCTGACTATGGTGGAGGTGTACAAGTTTTTACAACAATTACAAGATACACCATCAAAGAGCTCCTATTTGTTGCGCCACTTTAAAAATATATTACCTCGCTGCGACAAACAAACATTGTATTGTTTATTGGTGTTGATTAGAAGCACGAGTAAAAATAAAAAGCTTCAGACTAAAAAAAGGAATTTGTACTTGTTTCGGCAAGTATTAGGTCGTAAAGGCTTAAAGGACGTGGACGTGTACATGCAAAATTTGGAAAAAAATAATATTAATATGCGCGACTGTATTAAACCAGGCAAGCCTATAGAGTCGATGTTGGCGCAGCCGTGTAAGGTGTTCGACTCGATCACAATAAAGAATATGTGTGTCGAAATTAAATACAACGGCGAGCGCATCCAAATACACAAATTTCGTAACAACATCACCTGTTACAAACGCAACCTCAACGTTAACATGAAATGTGGTGAATTGACAAACACAATTCAACGGGTGCTGCGTGACGTTGACAATGTAATATTGGATTGTGAACTGGTGGGCACGTGCGTAAACACCTATCAAATTTTCGTGTTCGACGTGTTGTACTACAATGGAACGTGTTTGATTAACGAACCGTTGAGTAAACGCAAAGAGGTGTTGAATAAAGTGATGTTGGTGGAGGAGAACAGAATGGTTAATGTAAAGTATGAGGTTACAAACGACAAAAATGCTGTTGAAACATGGATGAAAACCTTGTTGAAACTTGACAATTTAAACGAAAAAGACGACATAGAAGGTGTGGTTATAAAAGATTGGGAAGGTGTGTATGAGCCCAAGCGAAAAAAATGGTTGAAGATTAAACGAAGCTATTTTAAAAATGTGTGCAGCGCCGATTTGGTGGTGGTTGGTGGATGGCGTAGTGATAAAAGTATCACCATATATTTGGTAGCAACACCTTTTTACGATTACCAATTAAATTCGTGGATGTTTTTGCCTGTGTCTAAAGTGAAGTACTCTAAAAACAATTACGAAGACGAAATGGAACCGTACGATCCAGATCGCTGTCGATGGCTGGTTGTTAACGAGCATTTTAGATCACTCAACAAAATACCAGACATGGTGGCTAAAAATCCGCTCACAATGCCAGTGTGGGAGATGCAAGGAGATTTTATTAGGAGCGACAAAGTGTGGTCATGGAATTCTGTGGAGCGAAACTACGTGTCAATAAGATTGCCTAGATTTATTAGAGTGCGTGACGACAAATCCTATAAAGACGCAAACACAATCTTTGATTTGTTGCTTATGTCGACGATCACCAATAAAACGTTTTGTTATTCGGCGTTGTACGATTTTTTTATAAAAAACAACATTGTAAACTATTCTTCACCCTAATAAAACGCTTTGATGTAATTAATGTCTGTTTCATTTTTAATCACGTGGATTTGTGTGCGTGACTTTTGACGAACCATCACACCACGCTTACCTATCCATATGTATTTAAAATTTGGCAACGTTTTACGCACCGTATGCAACAACAACTTAAATTTGGTAGGGGCCGCTGCAAACATTTTTATTTTTACATCACCTCCGTTTTTAACAATATCCTTCATTTGCAATCGTTTTTCTCGTGATTTTCTTTCCCATTCGTTGACCACCCGCTCGTTTACCAACCTTACCACTAAAGCGTTACCCTTAATTGTGTACATTTGTATGTCGTCAAAATTAAGGTTAAGCTGTGCACAAATGGCGCGCAAACATTCATCGTAATCATTCCAGTGACCCAAACCAAATATTTCTACACACTTGTCGATATCGCTTTGTGACGACGACCACTGTTGTAGTTGCATTTCCCCTTATAAAAATGTGTCAATAAGATGTGCAGGAAAGAGAAATTGGTCGGGTAGATTGCTTACTTCCCCCAACACGATGCTATGTTGTTTGTAGCACAGCAAGTTGTTGTATATGTACAAATTTAGAAACACCACTGTGTTGTGATATATGTCTCCTCCGCTGTACTTGACGCGACCGTGACTTGTTATGTGTGAATTTAGACCGTTCAAGGCCCTCTGTGCCACAGTGTCAACGTCTTGGTCAAGCGTGGCACCGAATCGTTTGGTGTTTTCTATCAACTCTTCACTACCCTTGGCGCCACATTTAATAATCTCCTCAAAACACCCTTCCAAATTGTTTACTTCCTGCTCGTTGCACACCAAACACTCTTCGTCGATAATTTTGCAAAACATTTGAAACAACAATGTCACCATGTTGCTGCTAAACAAAAGAGCTGTGTCTGTGAAAAAATTTTGTAGACGCGTTGAAAAGGTTTTGTGGATGCGCTGAGCGCGCCACACATCAAACACTTTTGGATATTTGCGAAGCTCGTTTTCTATTTTAGTAATATTTTTGTGTAAATAGTATATTTGTTGGCTGACAAAAGTTAGTTTGTTTTTGTCGAAACATAAAAAAGTGTATTTAGGATCACAGTATAGAAGCGATTCTAGGTGTAATAACGAATTGGGGTGTGGTAAAAATGTGATAACTTCTTTGTCGCCGTCACAATCTCGATTCGCTCCAACAAAAGTGCCCAGACCAATTTTAACGTTCCAATTGTACGACTCATCTTTTTGCACTACTCTTGAAAACTGTGTGGACAATTGGGATATGTTGGGATGGCGGGTGTTCCACACTTTTACATTGGCCACCGGACGACCGTAGAATCTTTCTACGCTCATTTTGGGCGGCACAATTTCATTGATACCATTGAAACCTTGTACGTTGGCGTAAAAACTGCTCGTGTTTAAAAACGTCGAATACAAATATTGACCAGCGTATCCGTTCTTGTTTTGTATTAAATCTTTAAGCACACCTTGTGTCAAAGGCACTTTTTGCATAGCACCCCACACATTTACTAAACTGCCCACTTTTTTGCTATTAAATTTTTTGTTAAGAAACACAAGGAAATTGTGATCCCATAAAGTAAAATTGGGCAGAATTAAATAGTTAATGGTGTCGGTGAACTTGTTGGTTTTTAGTTTGCGCAAAAACACACTGTCTTTAATGTCTGTCACCACCACATTGTTCACCATTAACACTTTGTCAAGTATGCGCGCGTACTCTGCATTCATTTCGTGCTCCTGAAATGTGGTTATCAGTTGTCCAATGACGGAATTGTAATAGGTGCACTTGCTCAATTTTAAATAATTAAGTAAATCTTTGACAAATTTACCAAACGTTTCAACGTTCATGAAGTAGGTGGAGTCCAACGCGGTGACATCTTTGAGAACGCTAACGGTGGTCGAATTGCGTTTTTGAAACTTGACTTGTCGCCACCCACTGTCCATATTCCGCCACGTTTAATTTGTCCGTGGGTATTTTAACCATGAAAAAACCCCCAACAAACACATTGCACGCTTTGCATTGAACACACGTCAAAGCACATTCTTGACACACACACAGATGATAGCAAGGTAACATGACTGCATCGATAGTTTTGTCGCCACAGTTCAAACACTTTGGTAGTGTGTAATGTTGATTGTGGTATTCGGGCGCTGTTGGTGTTATAACATCATTAGTACCGCTTTTAATATCATTGTTTTCAACATCGTCAGCACTGCTATTATTATTACTACTACTACTATTGTTGTTAATATGTTTAAGCGTGCGCACATACAACAAAGGACAATTTTTGTTTAGCCTTTTGTGTGTTTGCCACACGTTAGTGTCTACTTGTAAATTTTTCACATGAACATTGCACGCGTAGCAAACAACCACATCGCCACAATTGGTGTAGTAAAACCCGCATTCGGACAAATGTGGAATAAGATGTTTTAGTATTTGAGGAAAATTTGTGTAGCTGTTAATGCGGTGCTCGGCCAACGAATAGTCGCAATGTTTTGCGTAATCAAAGTAAAAATGCTGGTTGTCCAATGTAAAATTTGTGTTGTACGTTCTAGGCACATTGAACTTTGTGTTTAAATAATTTGTGGTGTTATTGATTGCGTTGGACATGTAAAAAGGACAATTGGGCGAGTATCGTTTATGGTTAAAAATGGTGTCTTCGTTGCCCGTACAATAATTGTAGTCGGTGTAGTTGCAATAATAACAAACTATTATGTCTTTGTAGTTGGTGTTGTAAAATCCAATGGTGGCCAAATCTTCCACGTTTTCCCCGCCTGTCCAATTTTGAAAACTTTTCAATCTGTTTTCGTAACAATGCATAATGTTCTCTTTTAAACAAACAATTGTCATACAGTTATTTCAAAATAAAACTACAAACATACATTTTTGTGTATAATTTATTTGTGTAACAACATTCGCATATATAACTACAACAAAAAAAGTATGAATGTTCCGGCTCTATACAGCACTCGCTTTTAATGTCCGGTTCACTTTTACCACCATCCATTGCCCTATAGCACTCTTCACATATTGGACTGTCTTTCACCAAATAGCATTGAAGTCTCACATTTTGTCTGACATCCACCAATTGTTGTTTCTTGAAACCAGCCACCAATACAACGTTGGTGAGTTTGCACGCGCGATAAAAGCTATCGTTGAGCAGCGCAGTGGTGCGGTCGTCGTTAGTAGAAATGTCAAATGCGTCTAAAATTAACGAGATGGTGTCGCTTCTGGTTTTATTGTTAAAATTGTAGTATTCGTGCACAAATTTTTGTATTACTGCTGTTTTTTTGTAAAATTTATTAGCTCTAGTCATCTGTCTCACCACACTAACAATATGATTATTTTTAATACGTTTTTCAATAATTCTCTCCACATTATGTGACTTCATCTTTAAATTGTGTGAAGACAAATCAACGAGATGAGCGTCTCACCCACATTTAAAACATATTCCCCTCCACCGCCAAGTAAGATAATACTACCACTATAAAACCGGTCAGTACTGATAGTGGCGATATCAGTTTCGAATCAAACATAGGTTTACTAGGTGTATTCAAGGCGTCCAGAACACTTTGAGTAGCCACGCCCATTGTTCGGTTCTTCATATCATACACTATTGGTTGTTTATAATCAAAGTGTTCAATCATACCTTTACGTAGATTTTTTCGATAGGTTTGCGGTGTGTGGCGAAGCACGGCAATAAATAAATCATTCCACGCGGGTCTACGCTCGTTTGGTACTACTTCTATATATTGTCTATCGACAATTTGCCAATTGTATTTTTCCATAATGTCTAAGAGGTCAGCAGACACGGACATTGCAGCGTGCACAGTAAAAAAAAATGTAATCACCACCGAACAAATAGTGATTCTTAAAAGAGAGTTTCAAAAGGGAGCCGCTCGCGTTGACAACACTGTAATTTATAAATTGGACTGTAGAACGGTCAACAAAAAAGAACAAAATTTAATATATGTCAACACAAAAAATGAGTACGATATGATACAGGAGAATTGTTCTTATAGATTTACGATTGAACGCCAAGACGACCGTAGATGGTATTTGTTGGAGTTTGAAAAAATGCTCGGTGAAGAAGTAACGCTAAAAGCAACATTAGCAGAAGAGGATTTTGTCAACGAAGCTGAAGTGTTGGTGAATTATTATGTTGAAGGCGCGTATGCGGTTGGTGAACACGATTGTATCAAACTGTTTGGAGTTGTGAACGTGGCGGATTCGCTGAAACAATGCGATTTGGTTGTCAAATTGGATGGACCGTCGTGCTTTGATTTCGACATAAACGAATCGCGTAAACAACGCGCTAATCGCGCCCTAACACAAATTTACACGAGTATGTTGAACAAATGGTGGGTGTTTCAGGTGATTTGTCGTAAACCGTATTGTATGTCGTTGTTGGTCAAAGACAACACCACAATAAACACTTCGGACTGCACCATTGACATAATGGACATTATGAACATTAGCAGTGTGTCGTACACCATTAACAAACGATTCACTGTTGCCGAGCTGTTGAAGGTGTCTCGGTGTGATTATGTGTCTGGCGACAAAGCTCGTTTGACATTTGAATTTATGATGGAAACCAACACACTGACCGGATCCAAGTTTAACGTTAAAGAAGACGACGCCTATGAAATAATGTGCGATGTCAACTCCATTAATTTTGAAACCAGCATAGGGTCACGGTTTTATTGTGTGTACAACTATAAAACTAACGAGGAAAAACCATTTTATAACATTGTATCTGTAATATGTATTGACAGCGACAACAATGTGTCTTGTGTGTTTTAATAATAAACTGATGTATTTGTATCAATAAACAAACATATTAATTATACATGTTTTTTTTATTTTCTTGTAATAGGCTTAACCGACATTACAGTTTTTGCCAATTTTAATGGAACATTTTTCAAATCTGACCTGCCTCGTTTTCTAGTTGCATTACTGACAACATTAGTACTGTTGTTGTTTTATTATTCTCAACACTAGTTTCACCGCTACTACTATTATTATCACCGCTAGCTTCACCATCAATGTTACTAGTTTCACCACCGCTTGTCAAATGGTCACTAATTATATTTTTGCATTTCAACACTTCTATTTTTTTTTCGTAATTGTCAATTAAAATTTGTTTTTCTTGTTGCCATTTTTCCTTAGTTTGTTTAATTAAATCCTCTTTAAACTCTTCAAATTTATCCTGTTCATGTTTGAGTTTGTTGTCACAATTTGCCTCAACATCAGCCACACAGCTATTTAAACGTTCAATGTCGTTTTGTAATTTTTTTATTTTACCCTTCAATTCTACATTTTCCTTTATAGCCACATCACCTTCGTCGTAATATTTTTCAATTTGCATTAACAAATCTGAATTTTCTTGTGTAACACTACTCAATTTACTATTCACATTGTCCAATGTTAATTTAAGCGTGTCATAATCCTCCACCGCTCGGTCACATTCTTTTTGTAAATTTTGTAATTTACACGTTAACCCTGTAATCTCTTCCAATTTTTTTAAATAATTTCCATTTTGATCTTCTACCTTGTTAACACACAAATTGAGCGCTTGTTCTTTTTGGTTTAACTCCCTACTTTTGATTGCACATTCAGACTCCAATTGTTGCATACGTATTTGAACGTTTACTTGAAACTCTTTGTATTGCTCAACACTTTGTTGTAACGAATGTTTTTCCTGTAACAAAATGTTGCGTTCGTTTGTCAAACTTTGAATAGTGGAATTGTAACCACGCTCCTTATCTTCGTCGTCCTCCTCTTTTTTATTTAATATTTTGTAAAAACTCTGATTGCAAACGTTCAAATCGTCGTCTTTTTGTTTCAACTGTTCCTGCAGTTGTTGCACTTGTGACTCTAATCTTGAGTTTAATTTTAACAATTCGTCGTTGTGTTGGTCGAGATTTGTGTTTTCAGCGCGCACCGCCTCCAAACTACATTTTAATTCTCGCGTTGTCTCCTCGTATTGTTGAATTTCGTGGTTTTTATCCACCAATTGTTTGTGACATTGTTGCACTTCAATTTGCAGCTCTTCAATGTACACATCTTTTTCACCCACTCCCGCTCCCAATTTGGCGATTTCAAGTACATTTTGAGTGATGGTATTGTCGAGATGTTCACATTTGTCAGTTAGCGTTTTGATTTTTTTTGTTTGCGCCTCAAGTTTATTCTCAAGCGCTACAGTGTTTGTTTGCATTTCTTCCACAACTTGTTGACGTGTCGCCTCCGCCAATTTACTTTTTTCCTCTACAAACAACTTTTTACTTGTCTCCAACTCTTGCTCCAATCGACTCACCTTTTCACCCAACACTCTGAACCCGTACACGTATTTTTCCATTGTGTCACAACCCAGGTTTTTGTTCGTAAAAAAAGTTCTCATTGTGTCACACAACGCAATCACTTGATTGTTATCTATTTTTTTTACGTTCAACCCTTCTTTGATTGACACCAATGTATCAACATTGTTTTCATCATAACAACTTCCACGACGTTTGTGTTTGCGTCCAACAGCCTTTAAATTGTCTACGTATTTTCTGTATTTTTTGTTGATTTTCCTAACACACGGTTCGTTTACCGAATACACCACGTCCAACAATTGTTCCATTTTGTCGTCGTTCCACTCGCCGGCGGCAATTGATTTTAACTTTGTGTTAGCCTCAACAACATCAATAAAATAGTCTTCATCGCCGTTATCGTCCACAGATTCCATGGGGACATCATCATTGGCGGGAGCAAAACCATTAGTACCACCACCACCATTAACCCCCCAATTATTGTAATTGTATGTGTGTGTGACCTCTTTTTTATCAGTCCCCTTTAAACTGTTCACCAACATATACTCTGTTGTCATGTAGGCGCCATTTTTTTTTAAGTTAGGATTGAAAGCCAATATAATCTCACGTATTCTATCTTCAAATTCAGTCTTGCTCGTGCTGTTGTTACTGATAGATTTCTGATTGGTTATTGTTTTGATTAGATTGTTGAAAGTGTGCGGAGTAACATCTACCCCTTTGTATCTAGTTAGAATCATGTCGTCGGAAGGTCTATTGAAAAGAAAAGCTGCTGTTGATGCTGGTGAAAAAGAAGCCATTACCACCAAAATTGGTCGTGTAGACGCGTTGCAGTCGATCAAATCGCGTGCCGATTTTAAGATTTGTTTTGACGTGGATCAATTAATTAATGGTGTGTTGCCTAGCGCCAACCAAACATACGACAACAACACTCCGTTTTTAATTACACGGTTACGTTACGACAGCGGATTTTTATATTTGTTTTTGACGGGCGCCAACAACGTTCAATTTTACTTTAGAGCTGCGTGCACCATATACTCGTACAAACGCTGCTTCCACAATCGTACACCGTGTCCATTTAAATGTAAACCGTACAAAAGCATGGTGGTGACAGGTTTAAAGGAGAGAGAGTGTCACCGTGTGAATGTGTACAAAATTGATCGGGAAAAATGCAAACCCGACGATGCGTTCATACTGGACGAGTTTTGTACCAACGAAAACAGAATACAAATGCAACTGGGTATATATGAGGGTGATTATGTGTGTTTTAAAAATGGTGTGCGTGTAAATGAACACGGATGTGTTGTTGGAATGTTGTCTTCACTGGAAAAAATTAACGTGAAAGACATAAAAACACCCATTGATGTGATTGCGGGGTGTTACGATTTGGAAACGTACACAAATCTACAATCGTTTTCCAACGCCAAAATTGATCCTATCATCACCATTTCGTACGTTCTGCAAACACACGATGCAATAAAGCGCTATTGTTTTATCAACACCCAAGGACAACATTTTGAATTGGACGATCCGGTGGATTGTGATGCAGAGTATGTGGACGGAGAGGTGTATGTGGTGCCGTGTCACAATGAACGCGACATGATTGTGTCGTTTTTAAAATTGTTGTTTAGAAGCAACCCCGACGACATACTCGACTACAACGGCGACAAATTTGATATTCCGTATCTTTTGCAGCGCGCCGAAATTCTTAGCATTGACAAAAAGTTTGTGCAACGATACGATCTACCACCGCAAGAAATGAACACTGTCCTTGTTAACACCAAATTTGGTTACAGTTTCAACAATTACTTTATGAAATATTTCAATCATGTGGATTTGTATCAGTATGTGAAGGGGTCGTTTGATTGCAACAAAATGGAAAATTTAAAACTGGACACGGTGGCCAGCTACTATTTAAAAGTGGGCAAAGTGGAATTGAGTGTGCGCGAAATGATGGCGTTGTACAACGAGAGAAAATTTGCAAAAATCGTCAAGTACAACGTGCGCGATTCCATTTTACCGCTGCAAATGTTTCGTAAATGTAAAATATCCAATAAATTGTACGCCGACGCCTCGTTGTTGTATTTGACCCGCGACGATTCCACACTCACCATATGGCGAAAAATAAATTTGGCGCTGTTCAACCGTGCACTCAACAACACCACCATCACCTCCAATCAACCCGATGAATATTTTTTCAACAAATGCGATTTGACAAAAATTATGCATCGTAAAAAACACGGCGGTGCTACCAATAAACGCAACATTAACAACAATGATGATGACGAAACGGATTGTGAAAGTGGTGAAGACGAGGACGACGAAAACAATGATTCAAACTGCAACAAAAACGAGGAGGGTGAATTGATTGATTTTAGCAACTTGGACAGGAGTCGTGTGCCAACGCATCAAATACCATCGAACGCAATAGCTTTGTGCGATCTTAAAACACGAATGAAGTATACAGGCGGAAAGGTGTTATCACCAGTGCCCGGATTCTACAAATTAATTTTCACACTAGATTTTTCACAATTATACACCAGCATAATGATTCATTTTTTGTGTTGCTTGTCCAATTTGTTTTATGGCGCCGACAACAAACTCTACTTACAACACAACGAAAATGCTGTGACAACCAAGTTTTTGAAAGAGATGGCCAACAATAGAGCCGAATACAAAAAGGAAATGCGCAACCACGAACCTGATTCGTTCACTTACAACATGTACGATTCGTGGCAAAACGCTGCGAAACTAGTGTGCAATTCCCAATATGGATGGTTTGGTTTGGTGTGCAAGCCGTTGGCAAACTTTATTACTTCCCAGGGTAGATTAAAATTGGACGAAGCACAAGTGTTTATAAAGTCGTTGAATGAAAATGAAAGGATTAAACGAAAATGGAATTTAAGTCGGTTTAGGGTGGACGTGGTGTATGGCGACACCGATTCCAATTTTGTCAGCGCCGATATACTACCCGACGAATTTGAACAAATGGGCGGAATGACGGCGTTCCGACAGTTGATTGTAGAAGACATTTTGAAACCGCTCAACGATTTGTGGAGTGGCTCTTTTAAAATGGAATTGGAAAATATAATGTTGGGCACCTTGATTCGTGGCAAAAAATCGTACATGTGCATCAAAATGAATGGGGGTTTGTACAAACGCGGATTGAACGTAAAAAAAGACACTCCGCTGTTTTTGCGCAATGCATTCGATGCTGTCTACATAAGCATATTGAAAGGGCACAGTTTGGATTGTGCTTTGAATGAATTGGTGAATACGTTGAAGAAAAAATGCGATGATTTTTGTGCGGCCAATTGTGAAGAGTACGCGTTTTCTCAAACACTAAACGAAACCAAAAACGGTGTAGGCACCAACAGTATTACTATAGCGTATATGTTGTACATGATGTTGCGTAACGACGCAAACACAAAGTATGTGCCGTCGTCGGGCGATCGCATTCCGTATTTGTTGATAGACAAAGCGGAAAAACGAGTACGCGATTGCGCTAAACCTACACAATTGTACACCGACAATGATATAATGAGCTGGAAAAAACACATTGGTATAGTAAACACATTTTTTAACGATTTAATGTCAATGCTTGGAAACGACACTTTGTTTGTGTACGCTTTCCAGGAAATATGTTTGTATTGGCAAAAACAACAGCGTTTTGGAGTGGTATATCCTCACATTAAAACGTTGACTATGTCACGAATTAAGGATATTGTCAGCAAAGAGTTGAATGTGAAAAATAAAAAATTATTGGCAGACGACATGGTGACGGAAATGTTGGCAAAACATCAACAAAAGTATATTCATTCGCACGAATTCACTTTGACAGTGCGCCCGCCAACATACAAAATTCCCATAAACCAATTCAACACCGATTGTCCTGTGTGCAATAACATGGGAGTGTCCGCTGTAAACAAGGTTAAAGTTCTAAAGTTAAAATAGAGATTGTGAGTGGGTGGTGGAGTAGCTATAATAACGACGTAGTTGGGTGGAGTGTTATCAGTATATTGCTGGCAAGCAATATGGACAGACGTGCCAACGCGATAAAACCTTTTTTGTTTTACAATGAAGACTATTATCGTGACGACAAACCCAAGCGATATTTTAGGCGTCGCACAACAATATTATTTAGTAATTACAAACGGTTTGCCACCAACAAAACACAATGCAAAAAGTTGATCACACATTTTTTTAATTATTGTATGCCAAAATATTATCGACATCATAACAACATTGAAGCGGTGTACCGTTTACTCAATCCGTTATTGATTCAACAACCACAACAGTACAACAAAATTAAAATAATTAACTCATACGAAATACGTTTGTGTAAATATAGACCGCACGAAACAGAAGACAATATGGTGTTGTACGAATGGCTGACAAGATGTACGGGCACTGAAAACGCGGCAGATAATTTGGTGTGGATTATGCGAGAAATTATCAAACGAGTGGCCAAGTGCAACCTTCGTTTCTACGATTACTACAAATTGTTTCAATATTGTTTATCAACACTGTTTTGTTTTGACGAGTGTAAATTTATGGTGTGTATACGATTAATGTTAAACAAATGTATGCCGTTAAAAAGCAAAGGTGTGATTACAGCCAAATACAAATATTGTTTGTTAACGGCCTTGCATTATTATATATTGCACAATATGCGTTTATTTATGAACAATATTGGAGCGTTGGTTAAATTGCGTCGTTTACTTATAAAACACCATATGAACGCTACCAACGAACGCATAGACGAAATGTGTAAACGTTTTGCTGGCGAACACGATGTCAAATTACATCAAAAATTGTTATTAAAACACATGATGCACTATCTAGACATTGAAAATATAATGTGGCCATCTCTTGCCAATATTAAAAGCGTTGTTGAGTGGGATAAACAACTTCATTCCCCTTTATTTCAAAAACGCAATGAAGCACAATTGTTTATTATTAACATTAAATGTAAAAATAAATTGTTTAAATACACTGGGTGGGATGAAGAGCAACGTTATTGTAGAACTGTTAATTTTAAACCGTTGAAAAGATTACACATAAACAAAGACGGTAGCAAGCAGTTAATATGTGTTGTGTCCAGAAAATGTAGTCAACAATTTTTGGAATAAAATGTAAACAAATAGGTGATAATAATTTTTTTATTGTATAATTTTAACAGCATTGTTACACTCTCTAATTAAAAAACTAGATATGTTTGTAAACCCATCTTCATCATCGATCACGTTTAACAATTGTATTTTTAGGGTTTCGGGTGGTGCATCAAAATTGGTGTTAATTATTGAACATAGTTTATACAATAAATTGTTTATGTACACATCTTGTTTTATTTTGTCGTATAAATAGTAAAATTGAACTTGTGTCAAATCGAGTTTGTTTCCTAACAATTTGTACACTAAATCTCTGTTTAAGCGTTGTTCATTAAACAAAATAAATATTTGACTTAGTTTCTCCAATAAAGTCACTTCGTTTGTGTTAAATTGTTTCTCCATAACATGATCGTTTAATATAAAATTAAAATTATTTCTAAACATGTTGGATATGTAGGAAGTTTTAATGGGATTTAAGTTTATTAAATCTTTTAGAAAGTCGAAATTCATTTTTCCTTATACATTATAGCGTTTCATTCCAAAGAAGAATTGTTTTTGTTCAACAACGCGTCAAATGTGTCGTTTAATTGTTGTTTTCGTTTAATTTTCTTTACATTTTCGTTGTACAAATCCTGCGGACCAGACTCGGTGTTATTATAGTACAAATGCAACATACACATAAACAGTACAATTAAAACTAAAAATGTTATTAGCACTTCGCTGCTTTTAAATTGGTGCACTATAAATGAAAACAACACCAATCCAACAATTAACGAAATAACATACATTGTGTTACACCTCTCTTATAATTCATCCTCGTTATCTTTTTCCTATAAATATACGGTTTTAACTCCACCACATTACATTCAATTTAAAAATGTCTTACACCGAAGTAATGTTGGACTGCTTAAAAAGTGGCGTCTGTCCCAATTTACAGTGTAGAGGCGATAACTGTGCAGTTGACCATCGTTCATTCTACGGATCCATGGTCACTTTTGACGCCGACAATCAACCCAACAATATTGTGTCTGTACACGATATCGTTGTTGTTACCAGCGAAGGATGTTGGATCACGTACATTTTGGAGTGTGGAACAGTACAAAAATCAAAAATCAATAGACACTGTGTGGCGTACAAGAATTTACATTTGTGCATGCAAAGCGAACGCACACAAACACCAAACAATGAATTTTGTAGATATATTGTGTGCACAGAATGTATACTGAACAATAATTATGTAGCGTTTTGTATGCGTGTTCGGCCAACTAAATTAACGCTGTTTGTAGATTGTTTTCCACGATGGCGCCACTTTGCTCCATGTTTTTGTTGTAACTCTAACACTTTTTGTATACGACTCATGTACACTTTCAACAATGTTTATCCAATTAACACTGTAAACAAAAAATGTTATTGTGTGTACTGTAAACACAAACAACAACCATTGTCATTGTTTAAACAAAGCTTGCGTGCCATCAACAAATACAAATTTTGCACCACACAACAACTGTTTCAACAATTTGCCTTTCCCCACCAATAAATTTATTATTGGTTATTGTAAAACAATAAAATTGATATCGGCGGTAATTAATAATATACTGATAAAAATTAATTAATGGTTTTATTTGTTATTGTTATGTTCATAAGCTTTACTATATAAATCAATACAAGCGAGCACAATTCATCAGTACACACCCAGCAATCATGGTGAATTTAACTTATTTATACCAACCACCTCATCAACCCAGGAGTTTATCGCATTTTGCGTACAAATCAATTTATTTGTATTTACACCCGTACTCGAAATGTAAAAATTTATTGGATTCGTGGAACAAATTACCAACAATAATTACAAACCAAAAATTTAACTGGGATACAGAAATTTCACAAGATAAAAATATGAGTTACGCTTTGGCGGGAGACGAAAAACTGCAAACGTGGAATTGGAGTTATGGGTGTGCGTTACCGCACAATTTATATTATGCTTTTGAAATTTACGAACACATTTGGGTCGCGCACAAAAAATATCCGGATTGGTGTGAGGATGTTATGGATATACAGTTTTATAGATACAAAAGGTTTAAACTGGAAGATTTAAAACAATACGAATTGTTGGATGATTATGAGAGAGATGCTAACGCCCAATATATATGTGAAAATTGTTTCAATGAAAATAACGATAATTTAGAAGACTCCTACACTACTGATTTATACTATTATAAAGAGGTGTCAAATTTAGATTCAGGCGTTTACACCAAAGAATATTATTGTAATTTTTTGTTTTCAGACGACTATTGGTGTTGTGAATGTCAACATCAACCATTATTTACTATGAACAGTTTATTATGCAAAGAAAATATGATTAGTGATACTGATGATGAATAGGTTGTATTAATACACGCAAATGTTTAATCACAAGTTTTTTATTAAAACAATAAATAATCACTTATACACGGTCTATTATTGTATGATTATCCTCATTTTGTAATTCTAATGTATCATTGTCGTCTTCTTCGTTAACGTACATTGACGGGCCAGCGTGAAATTTATTAACGTAAAATCGGGTGGCGTTCAACGACGAGTGATTCATTAATCGGGAGGTTTTATTAAAACTAACACCGCGATTTAACAACGAATCTGCCACATAGTTTCTAATCATGTTGCTGGTAAATTGTCGTTTGTCAGACCCGTACACTTTGTCAAACAACAATTTTACGTCTTGGAAACGAGTCGGACTTTTTGAACTTATTTTGTTGAGCGTGTCCACCGGCACCTTTTGATACATTTCAATGGCCAACTTTAAAGCGCGTTTATCCACACATTTTACATAACAAAAATCCACCTTTGAATGTTTAATCACTAAACCGTTCACCTTGTATTCACCCCTATTGTACACTTCTATTAGGTCTTTTAATTTAATCTGATACGCGTTCGTAATTCTCAACCCGGTGCCTTGTATAATGTTAAACGCTATTGCACCTCTCACCAAACTTTGATTGGTGAAATAGTTTTTGTGTTGAATTTCGTTTTCTATGTAGTTGCGCACCGGCCAAATAAAATCATCTTGTAAATCGATCTTTTTATTGTTCATCAAACGATTACGACGCTCTCTATCCTTTGGCAGCTCAACGTTGGCGGGTATTTTGTAAGCGGGTAAATTTAAAGCGCGCGTATAAAAATTTAAAGTGGCCTGTAGCCTTTTTTTATTTATCCCGCCCAATCTCAACAATCTATCTATAAACTCCTCTATGTCCATTAACGATTGTCCTTTATACAAGCTATCCATTTCTCTGTCCACGTTGTACCATCCATAGTTGTTTAAATTGTTCTCCTCGATTAAACAATAAATAATTTTTAATAATAACGACTGAAACTCTTGTACTGTAGACGCTTTATAATTCTGGTCTTTTTTTAACGGCAACCAAATGTTGCGTTTGTTTTCCTCAACAATATTTGCAATCGGGTCACGTTTTTGTTTCTCCACCGTTTCTTTTAACACACTCGCAAATTTAGGGTGATTATTCAACACCAACCTCCAGATATTGTAATTTTCAATAGTTCTGTTCGATGTCGGCATCGTTGTCGTCGTCGTCATAGTATTCGCCGCTGCCGGTGTATTCTCCGTTGACATGGTTAATTATGAAATAACTTACCAGAAAGATAACTAAAATTATTAATACACAAGAAACCATCAAGATCCACATAAACGATGTAAACGAACCACCACCTTCTTCGTTTAAAACACTGTGTGGCGCAGCAGTGTCGTTGTCGTTAGTTTTCTGGTTGTGCGACAATTTTAACGGAATCGGTTCCACCGCCACCCCATTGTTTATCGTGGAAATATCAACAACACTTCTTTTTATCATATCTTAGTATTAGACAAAAAACAAGCGCATTATAGATGTGCTAGAACGACACACAGGACACGTGTTTGGTTTTAAAGATTGTGCACATTTACCACACACAAACACGTGTCCACAAGGTGTAAAACAAATGTCACAATTGCGAACAAAACATATTTTACATATCAACTTGTCCACAACTTCATCCGCTCTCCTAATTACACACGATTCCGATTTCACCATTTGTGCATAATATTCACCCTTTACGTTTGCTACATATTCACACTTGGGATGCCAACGAGCATGTGCGGTCCACGCATCATCGTCATATCTCCATTTGTCTAATCGACCTCCACACCAAAAACAAATTGTCCTGTCCTGGTTGCCTTCGTAAAAAAAACCAGCACTAGCCAAATGTTTAGGCAACAACACACCCTGCCATTTTTCAAACGATTGCAAACGTGTTGCAAAATGAATGTATTGTTGGTGTATTGGTTTTTTTGGTGGACGCGTATTATCACCACACTCGTTTTGTTGTTCTTCAGCATTATTGTCGAACGGTGTTGAGTTGACAATTGCTCCTTGAGCAAATTTACATTGTGGAGCGTACCGTTTATGGTCGGCGGTGGGGTCGTCACCCATTTTCCATTGCATAATTTCCACTTTACAAAACGAACATCGCACCTCATCGCCGCGTTTCAAATAATAGAATCCACTATTTGCCATTGTTTCGGGTGATAAAAAATTGTGTGGCCAACCGCTATTTTGAAACGTTTGCACACGGTTTGAATATACACGCATATCAACCGTGTCGCACCACATTTTCAACAATAATAACTTATGTATTCAAGTGGGCGTACTTTATATTCATATCTTGAATTTTGGCTCTGCGCAACGCTTCGTTTTCAAACGATATAACTGATAAATGTTGTTGTAATGGTATTTCGGCGTCTGAAGTTGTCGCCACATGTGCACTTGAATAGTTTACATTTGTCTGTTGACCGTTTGCTACAGCCCTACCCTCAATCAATTCGAATATATTAGTGGACAGTGTGAGCGGACTGTTCAACAAGTATGTGATGTTGTCTCGAAAACGATGCACCGCATATTTGTTTTGCGCCGATAAACAATTGTTGACATAATAACCATTGTGTTTTCCGTACAACACATCCTCCACCAATCTATTCATAACGTCTGCACACACTTGTGGTTGTTGAGTGTACACACCGCCAACATCACCTTTTTGGTACAACATTTGTAAATACTCGTTAGTGGTGTCCGTGTAAAACAATGGTAATGATTTATTTTGTGTAATAGCGGTGGCCATTTGATATTTGACAATATCACTCAGATGAGACGCGGCCAAACTCAATCGTCGTTTGTAAAACTTATCAGCGTACGCTTTCATTATGGGTGATATTGTGAAGGATTTATCAAAAATACCATGGTTACCGTTTGGTTTTATTGTGCCATACTTTTTTTCCAGGTTAGCATAATAACTAATTAAATCAGAGTCGTTTTCGAAACGTTTTGTTACATTGACGGGCACCGGGTCCGATTTAATGAACAAATCTCGCACCAAATTAATACATCCAATTTGTTCAGCGCTCAACTTTGCCGTGTTGTTTGATCTATACAAATTTATCGCGTTAATTACACCACTCCAATTTAGCGTGTCCATCTCTTATGTAATGTTCACAATAGTTGACAGTGGGCTCTTTTATCATGTAATTGTTGACTATATACAATAGATACACTAAAAAAGCAATAAACACCAAATTTAACATGGAAAAATACACAATGTTTACCAATAACACCACCAACAACACAGTGCTAATTACAGTTTGCACACTCTTTCTGTTGCACAAAATAGTTTCGCAATTTTGAAACGCAATGTTGAAATTGTTTTCGCCGTGCACGTACGCTTCAATTTTTTTGCGGCAACACTCTTCACACAACACAAAACTCATGTAAGACACGTTTTCCTGTGCGTCGTTGATGTTTTGAAATGTCTTCGGTTGACTACCCGGGTGGAATTCAAAACTAAAATTATTCGCCAAATATATTTGTGCATAATAGTGTGCCAGAGCGGCGCCTCCTAATTTTTTCACTTTCACCCTGCACACATTAATTACATTCGGCGCACCGATCGTGTCGTTCAATTTATAATCAAACACATACTTCAGCAACAATTGAGAGTCGTACTTAACACGTGATCTATTTCCTTTTTGACTCGACATAATATTTATTAAACACTGACGACGTCTTACTAGTACCATTACTGCTAAACTCTGGAATAGCACTTGTGTCTGTAAAGTTTGTTGACAAAACCTTGTCATCGGTTGTTGCAACCATCAATGATTCTTTTTCACTACTAATAATTGTATTACTTTTGTCGTCGTCGTTGTTGTTACTATTAATAATGGTCTTGCAATCGTCGTCACTTACAACTCTAAACACTGTCTGGTCTTTGTTGAAAACAATTTCAGCAACGTTCAAGGTAATCAACAAACCCACACAACCACCCGTCACCACATTGTTAAGCACAATCATATAGTGTGGATTTTCCACTTTAATTAATTTTTCGTTGACACAACCACATTTTTCCACAATTAGTTTATAAGCAGGTATACCAGTTTTTTTCAATTTATATTCGTGTTTACTTTTAAATACCACACCACGTTCATCTCCATACACAACAATGTTGTCAATATCTTCCATTGTAATAGTGTTGATTTTACTTGTTGCGGTCTACACAATATACACCAAACTAGTGATAGACACTTTTGACAATAACTTATTTTCGGTACACCTAAACGTTCTTAAAGAATATCTGCGCACAGTTGGCGACAACGTTGTAGTGCCATCAATAATTGGTTACGTTACACACGTTCACAACAACAAATATGCAGTAACGTATTTTGACACTGTCACATTAAAAAATGTGGGCGTTGAAATTCACGACGCCACCCGAGAAGAATTTGTTTTTGCATCGCAAACATTTTCCAATGTTGATTTAATAGAAAACGCGGCCAGTGTTAGTTTTGTGGCCAACGATAACACAAAATTTGTAGCCCACTTAGACGACGGTACACATGTTATGTCTTGCGAAAACGACCAAGTGTTTGACGGCACTCAATGTGTACAAAAACCCATTTGCGACAAACCCCACATTAATTTACCACTTACCGGTGATCGTCTTAATCGCATTTTGTTCAACGACTATTCGGCACAACAAAAACCCATTACCGACGACTTCTCCCAACATCATCCCACCGCCTACATAAAATGCGATTCCAACAGTACACCACAAATAGAAGAGTGTTTAAACGGTGAATTGTTCAACGGCACTCATTGTGTCTATGAACCTGTGTTACAAACCAACGGTAAGGGTGTGGTGGGATACGTAAATTTTGACAAAATTACCAATTTCGCTTGCACAAAAACTTTTGATTACAACAACAAAAACACAAACAAATTTGGTGATGAATATGAATTAAATAGGAAAAAAGTAGAATCAAATAAAATTGTGAAAAAACTCAATTTCATTAAAAGCGGCAGAATTTTTACAAAACAAGTCAACGTCAACACAAACAACACTGCTGCCCATTACATGGTGCCGGTAAATCACACGCATCCGTTTGACATTGGTCCGTGTCTGAACCACGACATTGGTTACACGTTTGCCTCTGTTCGGGTGGCTTCGTCCCAATACTTTGAATGTTTGGAAAACAACAATTTGTTTTTACACACTTGCCAGGAAAACGTGGTGGTGAGAAATGGCAAATACGAATGTGACAAAGAACAGGATTGTATGCAATTCGACGACGGCACCGGTGTACTTATCAACACCATTCACAACAATAACATCACCTTTGATACGGGCAAAAGTGTGTGCGAAAATTATCGCATTAAAGAGGTGGTGGAGTGCGACACCGGTGATTTTGTCAGCGACAAAACATTTACACACCCACTTAGTGTCACTTTTAATGTGGCGCTACCCTCTCATGTGTTTGACACAGAATCCGACAAGTGTGTAGATTATTCTTTGGAAAAAGTGCATGTCACCAACGATACATTTACAATAGACGTGGCCACATATCCCAGTTTGAAACACAATCTAATAGGAAGAGTGAGTAAAATAAACAGTATTGAACAATTTTTACGGAGCGACAAAATTAGCGACTTTGTCACTTATAGTCGAGACGTGAACGAAATAGCTTTTGATCCCATCAATTTTACACCACTTGATTGCGTGGGTGACAACAAAATTTTGGCAGACTTGTTGGACAACACTCGGTACAATGTGTGCTCAAATGGAGTGTTTGTAGAAGAGATAACATTAAAAAACGACGAGTTTGTGGACAATAATAATCAAGTGCAAAAATTAAACGGATACAAGGGGCAGTGTCGTTACAATACTGACGAGGTAGTTGATTATTTCGATTTGTACCATAGATTTGTAAAAAACGATGGTGATACAATCGAGTGTTATTTCACTATACCTACTAAAATTTCCTAATTTTGTAAGCAATCGGATCATAGTTTTTGTTGTGGTGATGGTGTGCTTCGTCTAGATAAAAACTACGATGACGTTGGACCGGCACTAAAGCAGTGTTGGTAACATGGCTAGTGTTTACGCCCACACAATTAACACCACCATTGTGACACATTGTTTTAATGTTGTCGCGCAACTGGTTCAATTGAGATTCTAAATACTTGTGCTGTTGCATTATTTCTTTTTGCACTTTTTCAATATGGCTATATTTCGAATCGTAATAACGATGATTGTGGTTGGGCGTTGTGTCACTTGCAAATGTATGATGGTTGTTCATTATAAAAATCCTTATTATGTAAACCTAAACGTTTAACGTTTTAGTGTTTAACAATTCGTAAGCATGAAACGTTGTTACTATTTTCAAGATGTGCACCCACTCATTATTTACCATTTCGGCGACGACAACTATTATGTTACTCTGAGACAATTGGCAATGTGTCTACGCGTCAGTGTAAACAAAGTGTTCACTTGTATCAATAGAAAACACACTGTTAATTTTGCCCAATTACAACTACAAAACCCCACCACACCATACACATTGTACCCGTCAACGTTAATGATACACGTGGCTCGTTTAAGCGCGTTCATGTCAAAATTTTGCGATTCAGGTCAAACCAAATTATTTTATGAATTTTTAAAAAAATGTTTTCTAGATGACAATAAACACCTCAACAAACACTACATGTTTGACAAACAACAATGTTCAGACGAAAAAGTGTCCGCAACAAACGTGGTCGATACAGTTTTGTGTGTGTACGGACTAGTGTTAGAGCAAAACATTCACATTTTTTCGTACAACAACAAAACATATTATCACGCTACTGACGTGGCAAGATACATCAAATGCACACCGTCATATTGTATTAACAAATATGTGGACGACGAAAACATGGTGTTGTGGTGCACACTGAAACGGTACATGTTAAACAATTTTGTGTGTGTTAATTTTAAAAATTGCTACAAAAACAACACAATTTTTCTCAAAAAACCCGGTGTTACACAATTAACCATGGCCGTTTGTGGTAATAACAATTTGTTGTGTGAATTGGAACAATCAAAAATGGTTGAGGAAACAAGATTGTGTTGGGTTGGGGAAGGAAGGCGACGACGGCGACTAAAACCACACAAAACCTTAACAACTGCAAGCGAATGCTGTGTTGTGGGTCGTTTAACAAATAAAACAAACTTTGGATTTGATTATCTGGTTACGGCTGTTACGAAAAATGTTTTTTTTAAATTGCGACAGATCACCCAAGCGTACGGTTTGCGCATAAACACACCCGACCAATATCATCATTATTTGATTAGATGGCAAACGTTGAAGCAAAAATTGAACAACGGACCGTGTAACATAAACTGGAAACCAAATTTGATTATGGTGGAGAGTGTGGGAGTGTACAAAATGTTGTGCGACGCTAATCTTATTGCAAAAGCCAATCAATTTATGTACAGTACAGTAAATGAAATAAAAAATAAATGTGAAATTTGATAAAAGTTTTGATGGCAGAGTTTGATTTTTTGATGGCAGAGTTTGATTTTTTTTCGTTCAATTTTTGGCAGAGTTTGATTTTTTGATGGCAGAGTTTGATTTTTTTTCGTCAATTTTTGGCAGAGTTTGATTTTTTGATGGCAGAGTTTGATTTTTTGATGGCACAGTGTCATAAATAAAATTCGTGTTAAACGATATTGTTGTTTTATTAACATATTCCACACATAATATACACAAAAATAACAATTTATCATATAACTTGCCGCTTGTTGTTACCTAACAATATGTTCTAAATTTTAAAATTTAAACTTCCCGTTTGTCGTTTATCGGCGCCGTCCACTTTGAAACTAAAATGACCCATTATTATGTTGCCGATGTTTGGCAGCGAGCGTTCCTTCAATAAACCTTCGTGATCCAACAAATAATGATAATACTGTTGAAAATCTGACCGCAACAATTTGAACAAACCCAAATACGCATTAGAAAACATTATAAGCAACGCGACAAACGGTTGCACGTAAACTTCGTCCATGGTGGGTGTTTGGTCGGCAAACGTGATACGATTAAAACACAGCGTTTCCACATTTTTTTGCTCCACCCTTTTTATTCTATCTATCAATTTAAACACCTCCTTTTTGCTGTCGTCCGCTTCAAATTTGGTCTCAACGTCCACATATTTAGACAACATTCGGTGTATGTTAACAGTGTCCACATAGCACGTAATTGTTTGGTCGTCGCTGTCCATACTTTTGTAAAAAACAATGGGATCCGTGGGAATGGACATTTTTCTGTCTATTATACGCACAAATTTCATGTCTATAAATTGTTTGTTGTGCGGGAGCATTTGATTGTTGACAAACGCCAACGAATAGTAGACAAAAGTGAAAATTTTGTCGTCTTCGTTGCCATCAAACAAAATGCGCACATCGGGAACGTTTAGCTCTTTTATCACCTCAACAAAATATTTTGCCACCATTAAATACAGTTGTCGTTTGCTGTTTTTCCTCAAATATGCTTCGTTTTTGTATTCATAATCAGTGATGTCAAACTCTTTTTGGTACACATTGTTTACATCTATAATTTCTGTCACCGTGCGATAATGATCCGGTTGTTGTTCCTCACTCCTTGAACGGTTCATAATTGTGTGTTACTTACAATGTAAACGTCAACTTGTTAAATAACAAATGAGTACACCTCACTTTTACGTTACGACAAACACCTGGGTGCCGTTGAGTAAAGGTCTGGACAATATCACCTCTTCGTACATGCTAAGTGCTCGTTGTTCTTGTGTGGCACGACCTTCAAACTCTACAACCGTTCTAATGTTAAACTTTGGTTGAAGCCGAGGATTTTCAGGTCGCACAGGCACGTTTGGATTGTGTAACGCCGGAACGGCTAAACCGTCTCCGGTGAATGTGCATGTGTCTGAATTTTCAACTTTGATAGAAATACCACCACTGAACGTAAACAAAATGGGGCGGACCAAACGATTGATGAGATTTCTCAGAAACGGTTTGTTTTCAAACAAAGCATACGAATCTTGTCCGTTAAACGAGCGTGTATCAGTTGTGGCCACAACCCGTTCACACAACATACTCGGACTGATCAGACTCATGATTGTTGATATGGTGTGCTCGTTTCTCACCCACAACGGTTCCTCATAATACTCCTGTTGAATAATCAATTTACACAACTCCTCTATACTACTTTTGTCGTTGTATATGGTGTAAATAATAAATTTCTCCATGGCGCTTCTGGCCGAAGTTCTCAAATGGGTTTCGTGATCGACTGGTATTAAAATGCGATTTGTGGCGTTTTGATCCAACAACGATTGTCCCACCAGCATTTTAAACGATTTACGATTATCTTTACCCGACGGTATAGTGAAACTGCTCTTTATTATTTTAAAATATTTACCCAAGTGGTAATTGCAAATGAATGTACCGTCCATTCGGGCGTATATAGCATCGCTGCTGCACGGTGATCCCAAGTCGTCACATCTAAATATATCGTTCACACCTTGGAATATACAATAATTGCTCAATTCGCATGCATAATCCGTAATGTCCATTTTGATGTATGCGTAATCAGGTGTTATTTACCCTCTATATTAATAATAAAGTTTGTGTCAATCACCAAATTCCTTAAAAAATGGAAACCGAACAAGAACTTTCGTACACGTTCGCGTATTCGCAAGATGTGTTGTATCGTATTAAAGATTGGATAGACGCAAACGTTTCTTTGGATGCGGAATATGTGGAAATAGTGGACGTTAACGATGTTCGCACGCGAATACCCGGCGAAACAATAAAAAAACAATTAATTGATTCGAGTCGTGTGGTGGTGGTGGTGGAGAATAATTTGGTGCCAATGATAAAACGTGAATGTAACGAGTACGTATATACAAAAAGTAGTGACCAAATTAAACGTTTATGCAAAACACGTGTGTACAAAACGTTGGACGGTGTGGAGATTAAATTTGAACATGTGTACTATGAACACAACGTGGGCGATGTTTTGGACCCATTAATCGCCGCCAAACAAATAACTTTACACAATTTATTGCAACCAGACAATTATATTGACGTCACTAGTAATCTACATTTGGGTTCTGACGAAATTTTGGCCAACTGTCGACTAGAGTTTGAATTCAAAGGACAATTAAGCGGTGCGTGTGCATTAAAAGCTGCAACGTTTGTCAACAACATTGAAAGTAACATTTTGGGTGATGTAGTTTTACGCCCGTTTATAGCACACACTAGTGTGTTTAACGAAATCTGCTACCGAACATTTGTAGACGAAAAGGTGTTTGGTGAAACAGTAAATGATGTAAAAATGTGGGCGCTGAAATTGGACGGAATGCGTGGCAAAGCGTACATTATTAACGGCGCACAAATATACATACAATTGGACGATATGCAAATGTTTAGCGGTGTGTTAAACAAAAATGAAACCGAGTTAAAACAGAAAAATTTTTCTCCAAAAAATTCTAAAATAAACTCAGTTTCATTGCCATTTTGTCACAATCGCATTGTTGGCGTGCAAGTGGAATACGTGGCTGCAACACAACGATTCTACATTACAGACGTTCTGTGTGTGTTTCGATACACGTATAACAATCGCAATCAATATGATGTGGGTACACCGGTGGGTGTTGAGGTGTTCGACGCAATACATTTTATCAGCACCCAAGAGAATCGCGTGTGGCAATTTAACACATTGTACACTTTGTGTTTCCAAAAATTCTATACCAACTTTGCAAACGTAAACAAAGATTTAGAGTGTCACGATGGGTATGTGGGTGTTACTGTAAACGGAGGTTTAATTAAATTAAAACCACACAAAACCTACGAAATGAAATATAACAGTGTACAAAATCAGTTTGTGTGTTCGTTTGGTAATTTTGTAAATGAATTTGAGCAACAACAGCAGCAGTCGTTTAGTGACAATTGCGTGTACGAGGTGATGATTGTTAAAGAGAACGTGGTGCGGGTTATTAAAAAAAGACCGGATCGTTTGATGCACAATTAAATTATTACACACTAATTCAAACCCAACAATGTTTTGTACAACGCCCATTCCATACGTTGAAATTTGTTTAATTCGTCTCGTTTGTGTTGTATCGGTCTGTAACTGTTGACGTGATTGTGAAACACCATAGATTGGTACACCAAATTGTGCTTGTACAATATGTTTTTATGAATTTGATTTTGTAAAATGTCATCCACCAGCTGCAACGGTTCGCCCATTTTCTCTCTGTACAACGCTATTTCAACTCGCTCAAACTCGTACGGAAAAGTGTTAATGGTGAGATAGTGTTTTGCGCACACGGGGCAAAATAAAACTATAAACACATTGTACAAGATCCATTTTAGGTTGCGAATGAATTGCATTAGGGTGTCGGTGTCGTACAGTTGTCTGTTTAAAACGATGTCGTCTGCCATCAAACACATTAAATGTATACTGTCCCAAATTACTGAAAATGTAAACACAAAATTTTTCGGCAACATCTCCTCCAAATTGTACTGTGTCAATTGTTGTGTGTACATATCGTTGAACGCGGTGATTTCCATGTCTGAACCTAACCCGCCGGCCCATTGCACCAACGCCCTAATCGACACACTTTTATGTTCATCACCTTTGTTGTACACCAATAAACAGGCTAATTCATACAAATAAATTACTTCGTTTTGTATTACTTGTCGCAAATCTGATGACGGCGCGACACGCGTCATGTCCAACAAACGATATATAAACAACAAATAACTTTGTTTGTACCTGGCGACAGTTTGTGTTTCAACCAACATTTTTCTTAATAAAACTTAAGTAAGCACAAAACAAATGTCTTTGAATTTGTACACATACAAACCGACATCGGGTACAGTGTGCAACGATGACATCATCAGCGCCGACCAAAAACCCAATAAATCTTTTCACATTCAAGGTATATTGGAAGCGTTGTACGACACATCAAAGAGTAAATTTGCATGTTTTTTAGAGCTTAAACGTGAACAGTGTATTCTGTTGCAAAAGTTAAACAACGATTTATTGCACAATTGCACCGGTAACTATTACAAAAATCATGTGTTGTTGGATGTTATCAATTTGTACAGTTTGTACGCCGAAGAGTTTGACAATGGTGAAAACGCGTTTGACACAGAGGTGCTAATGTCGTGTCGGGACATAGTTTTGTGTATGTTTGAGCTGTTTAGCTGCGCAACTAACATTTGTATATTACTTAAAAATGACGTGGACGAAACAAATCCTTTGGTTGTGTTGTTGCGCACATTAGAAAACTTGGGTTTTGTGACATTAATGAAAACCGTGTCGTACAGTTAAGCGCGGCGATACAAAAATAAGTATATAAGATAAATATTATGTTAGGGACTATAGTGCTATTGTTGGTAATTGGTGCGGTGTTGTACATACTGTGGGTCAACGACAAATTGAACACAAACTCGATAAACGATAGTTTTGGTCAATCGAGCGATTCCGTCCAATTCACAAACGACGGTAAAGCTAACGTGCGTTTCAACAACGCCAAAGTTAAAAATGTAAGAATTTCTCATGGTGATGCAGACTTTTCCAAAGTTAGCATTGGCGAAACACCAATGCGCTACGAACAAGTTATTGAACAAGGTGATCGCGTCGGCGCAAACACAGTGTTTTTGGGTGTGCTGGATTCTCCGTTGAACGGCAAAAGACTCGAATCACGCATCACGCCCAATTTCACCGTTAAACATTTTAAGAATTTGTTCATAGTGTTCAAAGGGGTACCTTTTTCAGAAATAGACAATAACACGTTAATGGTTCGCTACGAATCAAACAACATGGTGTACGCGTTAATAGATGCTAGTAACAGCACTTTACCTGAATTACTAAAAGACGTGTCATATCCTATATGCGTGTTGTCCAACAATTCTAGTGCTCAATTAGTGTTAAAAGAATGGGGTTATACACAAGTTAACGACAGCGCTACACTGTTTGTTAAAAATGAAAAGAGTTTTAGATTACAATAACACACTTTATTAGTATAACACATACAATAGTTTATTTACAAAAAATTGCTACACATTTTCATCTACATTAGCTTTAAATTTTGGTGGGTATTGATTAAAATGCCTTTCGTCCAATGCAATCTGTAAACCGCTGTACATTTTTGTGTCGGCATTGAAAAATCGAGAAGAACTATTGTATTTACGTTTAAATTCTGCACACAAACCGTCCACGCTAACACTGTTCCTCTTTTTATAGTGCAACATTTGTGGAACATATTTTTCGGCGCATTTAATCAAATCCATTAGTTTCTCCTCGCTAAACTCTGGTGCGGTTTTGCATTCGCGCACATTCATCACATACAACAACGCCTCCAACACTGTATTGTATATGTATAAACATTTTTTATTGTATTTGTAACTGTTGTCAGCTTGCAAGATAGATTTGTATTTTAATTGACCATCGTTCGGGTCACAATTGTATTTTAGCACGTTGGCTAAGAACGCTTTAACAGGCTCCGCCAATTTAGTGACAATGTCACGTTCTTCACAATACTGTTTTTGTACATAGTGTTCGTACACACTGCCGCTGAACGGACGAAGTTCGTTAAATTCATGGTCAAAATACATTTGACCCAATCGGTTGCTACACGCGCGATCATAACCGTCCGTCACGTATATCTTGTCGTCGTCGTTGTTACAGATGAGCGTTTTGTAGGTGCTATTGAATTTTTCCATGATTCCATAATTACACCGCGCCTGGTCAATTTTAGTACTGTCCACTATACCCTTCAAGTACGCTTTTGTAATCAATTGTGCTTCGTTCATTACATACAACTGCGATTCATACTTTTTCACTTTTTCATCCTTTTCATTTTTATTGTGTTTATAATGCTCTTTATCTTGTTTGTACACCAGCACCATTGTGCTCAACAATTCCCACAAAGACGATTTACCGCAATTTGGCTTGGACGATAAGACTAAACACATTTTTTCGTAATCAAAAGGAATTGCCAGTGAAGCGCAAAAATTTATGAGAGCCTTTGAGTTGTTAGCGTGAAAATTGGTGAACACGCGAAAATAACTAAAACCCATCACCACGTTCATCACCTCCAAAATGTCGCCGGGTAAATCTTTTAAAAATATGCGCACATAAAAGCGAGTCAAATAATTGTACATACTCTCGTTTTTTCTATAGACAATCAACAAATCTGTCCACACATTGTATTCGTTCACCAATTTTTCATACTTTTTGTAGTACGACCCCACATTTTTCAATATTCTGTTTGCCTCATATTTCTTGTTATCAGCATTACCCACGTTGTCTATCATAGTTTTGATTAAACTTTCAATCTCTGTTTCGTCATACTCAATTTTCCGCAATATACCAATCATACCTTCGATGATTTTTTTCTTGTTTTTAAACACACTTTCGTTGATCAGAAAATCCGTTCCATCCATCCAGTCTTCGAAATCGTGATAGTAGTTGGTCAACAATGCCCAAAAAAATTGCTCCACTTTAGAATTGGGCCACAACAAGTGGCAAATAAACGCCGCTTTCAAACCCAACACATCCACGTTCAACGACAACGATACTATATTGCTAATCGGTTGAGTCAAGTGGTTTTTCAGATACAACACAAGCAACACAATGTCGGTGCCATTGCTAAAATCCAACAACCAATTGATCATGTCGCGCCAAGTGTTTAACAACTCGTGTAATGTTACACTGATATTGATGCTGTCCAAAATTTTACTGTCGTTTATATTAGCAATTAGCGCCGTGTAGTCTTCCATAAATTTTCGTGCATGATAAATTTTAAACAACACCAAGTCCAAATCAATACACGAGTACAATTTTTGAAAAGTCTTTTTGTGTAAATAAGTCTGATTCTTTTTTATAAAATTCTCTTTAAGCGTTGACATCACCACAAAAGGACAAGGTTCTTTGTAAATTTTTCTCTCTACATCAAACAAACCCAATTTTGTCATGTAAAAATTAAGCGTTTTGTTAAACACCAATTCGGACACGTTCACCTCAGGACACGAATCGTACACATTTGCCACTGTGTGATCTTTTTTATTTTTATAATTTTCATAAATAATACTCGTGAATATGTAATCAAATTTGTTGATTTTAATTTTCTTGTAAAAACCCACACTCTTTGTTGCTACATCCACATCTGTGGCGTCTTTGATTGACATCGCGGTTATTTGCCAATTGCCGGTTTTCTTGAAAATTGCCAAATGAAGCGCAAAGTATGCACTGATGCCGTCAAAAAAATTCTCAATACCGTTGTCGGGTGTAGTGAAAAATTGTAAACTGTACAAAAAAGTTTTGGCCTTTTTCTCCGACACAAAATATACAAGATGGTCGATAAACACAGCCTCATTATCAGTCACCTTTTCACATAGCGTTTTTGTAAAAAACAACAAGTCCTCCAATTCGTATTGGTTGTGCATTTTTATTGTAGCTTCGCAATATTGCCACACACTAATCAAAACAATATACAACGTAGAATATTTGTTGTGTTCAAGGTAAAATTTCAAAATGTTGTCAGTGTTTATGGCGGGTGAGCATTTTGCCACCATCAATTCATTGATAACGTTCAAACATTCATCTATGGTGTTTCTCATACTAACTTCGTACTTGGAACACGGCGACAATGTATCAATAATATTGACAATAGCTTCGGCACCATCATCTTCATTGATGTCGTCATTAATTTCGGCTTCCTGAAACTGTTCCATTTCCATTTTTTCATTACACTTGTCTGCTACACACCTCAAAGTGTCAAAATTAATTGTGTTGCATATAAAACTGTAATCAGACACAAATGTACCCCTTTTTACACAATCATTGTTCACCAAATAGTCCAACCATGTGTTTTTGGTAAAAACGTAGTCGGTGCCAAAAAAAATTCGAATCGGTTCAGATGATTTGTTTACAGTGATGGAAATGACGTTTGTTGACGGCGCAGACGATGTGTTCGTGAACAACAATTGGTCGTTTTGAAAAATCTTGCACGCCACATCAATGTTGTGATTGTCGTTCGACAACAAATTGTAATTTCCTAAATTTTTATGGTTACACAAAGGTATGGGCGCGACCAATTTGTATCCTGTGTTGATATACAAATAAATTGTCCATCCGAGCAAATTGGCGCTGACACCCCACCACACCATATAATCTCCGACACGTGTGGGTGTGCTTACTTTATTGTTGCGAATAGTGCGAAACTCAAACACGCTGCGGTGGTTTATCGCCAACGATTCATAGTCACAATACGGTATGAATGGTATTATTTTAGTGGTAAAATAATTGGGTAGCATGCACCACGAATGCGGTGTTTCACGCGTTGTAGACGAAAACAATTTGTGTAAAAACGCCGTATTCTTGTATTGATGTTGTCGCGTTTTTTTAATCACTCCATCGCTAAAATACACTCGATTGTGTGAAAACGGATTAACCTCTGTAACACTTTCATAAGTATCCATAATGTCGTTCATAGACATTTTTACAGTAGTTATAATAGGAGTGTCTTTGTTTTTTATACTATTATCAACCACTGTCAATCCTCTTATATATGTGGGTCAACGTATATTGGACGCTAGTCGTGTCAACGTTTATCCATTTATTCGTGTAATGGAACGCGACGGCGATCGCCTTTTCGTAATAGAGCCCGAACAAATAATAATGTACAACACGGCCGGTGTTTTGTATTATTATTTCGAAGGTGGCGCGAGTAGACGCCTGTGTCCAAATAATGAATTCGCAATAGTGCGATTCACCACATCAGACATTAATTTATTAAACGAAACCGGCACCTATAATGTATCATGTGCTAACACAAGCTCTTTAAACTTGTACGAACACTTTACTAATGATTCATTCAAGTGGGACATTCCCATTTTAACCGATCCCCACTCCATTATTGATATAATTAATAATTTGATAACAGAGGGTTATTGTTTAATCAAATAATAATACACTTAATTAATTAATAGGGGTGAGTGCAATTGTAATCTTTTATGTAATCCACAATTTTATTATGCCATTTGTCCCAATCTTGCACAGGAACTGGACAAGTGTTCAAATTAACAAAATTGTCGTAGCCAATGTTGTTGTCGATCAAATCGTCCACCAGAGTTATTGTTTTTACAACACCAATATTGTGTTTTTGCAAATACCACAACACCACCCTGGGTGATTTGGGAATATTTTTTTTGTCAAACTCGTCCAAATAAAACGGTGTGCTTTTGTAAACCACTTTGTTATACATGTCCGTCGTGGTGGCTATACTGTAATCACCCACATGTCTTCCTTCGGCTAAAATAATATTGAAATATCCATTCAATCCAACTTTGTTGAGACTGTGCACAACATGTTCTCGGGTGCCATAACTCCACAAACACAAAACACAATTCATCGATTTCAATTCATCCAAAGCACTGTACACACTCACATCTCTGATTTGCACTTCTTCCTCGTCCGTTATTAATGTGCTGTCCATATCAAAAACGACAACGTGCGGCGGTTCAAAATACATTGCACAGGTCGCCGACAATGTGTTAACCTCGTTCACATCGTACACCAACCATTCGTCGAGCAGTTTGTACGACGCTGGACACACAAACAACGTAAAAACGTGACCTATGTACGAAATTTGAAAGAGACTTTTAAACTTTTGTCTAAACTCGTGCATGTCATCTTTGGAGTACAACACTTTTTGTTTTACTAAACACATTTGTTGAAAAGTCGCTTTTGTCACAGGTTTATCTAAAAACACAACAAACTCTATATTGTTTAGTGTCAACGAGTCCACAAATTGTATATCTTGATATTTGTCTACGAATAAAATATGTCGCTTAACAGTAGACCAATTGTTGTGGACAACCACCCATCTGTGCTGCATTTGTTCAGAATATTTCGAGAATTTCGCAACACCAACAATTACGAAGGTCTTGTCCAATATCTTACCACTAACTATCCAGAGAATGTTAAAAATCGCACTTTTAACTTTACCAACACCGGTCACACTTTTCACGTGCTGTACGCGTACATACCGTCGCCGTCCAACAAAGAGCGTAAACAAATCCGATTGGACTGCATTGAAAAATTGTTGAACAACACCAAAAACGACTTTAAATTGTACGAAGATTTAATGAAAATTAACAACAATCAAAACAACTGTCCATGTTTATTGATCGCGGCCCGTCTCAACGACAACATTGTGTACAACGAAAGTTTAAAAAGTAAAAATTTTGATTCAAAACCGAGCAAGTTGAAAAAAGAGCCAATCGACGCCATTTTGTTTAAATATTCTATTAATTGGAAAAGTAGTTTAAATAAAAAAAAGTATACCCACATAAATGGCGGTGGCGGCGGTGATAATTGTAATGGTAAAAATGCTGGTGTGTTCAAAAAAAAAGGTAACGTGGGTGTTGTGCAAAACACAACACCAATTGTGATTGATGAGACAAAAATAAAAAGCGCGTCTGTTTTAACAAATATATGTGGTCAAACCGTTCAACAATGTGAACATGTGTACACTACGGAGGATTGTCAGTTGCGCGCCGGCGATGAAATAGTGTCATTTATAAAGTATTGTATAAAGTGTGGTTGTGTGAAAAAATAACAAAATTGTACAATATTAAAACAGGTTTTTATTTATTCACATGTTGTTTTTTTTGTTACACATATTGATTAATGTGATGTTGACTCCTTCGTCTGTACGGTGAACGCGATCGCGAACGAGACCGTGATCTGTATCTATGAGGATACGTTTTCGATGTGGACCTGGAACGTGATCTAGAACGGGATCGAGAACGAGTGCGTGTGCGTGGACGACCCGGGCGACGTCTGTACACCATTGTTGTTTTATAAAATATACCTTATTTAGAATCAACAAGGGTAATTCAGTCAATTTCTACTTGTAAATTTTTCTTTAGAGCAATCGGCGGTTGAGATGTGTTGCTCGCAATTTTTGTTCGTTTTCTGGTGCTTACATCACCCACCGCCACTTTTTCAATTTGTTTGTTGGTCGAATTTTCACGTACACGATCCAATATTTTAAAACGTTTATTATAATCGTACACGTCAAATTTTATATTTTCGGCGGCACTCTGCTCCACAGCGTTTATAAAAATATTATTGATGCTGTTGTATATCATTCGAACCATGTCACAATTGCGTTCCATCATTGCCGACACGTTCTCTACATACATTGGATTAGCGGCAAACGTCAGTTTGTTATCGGCCGCCACCACGTAATGCGAACTTTTTTGAGCCACCAACAACTCAAATTTGTCCGCGAGCGCTTTGTACGGTTTCACCGCTTTTTCGTACACGTTCACGCTGGACACAAATTCTTTTACTTTGACTTGAGGATATTTGGACAGTTCGCTGTTCAACGCACGTTGAATATTTGTCATCATCAATAGTATGGACTCGTAGTCAAGACGATAACTTGTCATTGAGGTTAAATCGCGAATATTGTTAACAATTAAAGTGGTGCGCTCGGAGTTCAGGGTGGGTGTGCATTCTCGCTCTTTTCTAAACAGCGCTTGCTCCATTAGCTCGTACAACGGTTTAAATTTTGGCATGTGCGCCACATACAAATACAATTTTACAATATCTTTTACTGTAAACGGAGTGGAGGAAAGTGAAGCAGATACAAAATACGTGGCAATTTTTTCCACCTGCGTGTAATATTTTTTCGTATCAATTATTGTGTTCACACCAGACACACTTGGGGGGATTCGAGGCACATAAGCCACACCACTTCCGTTTCCAACACCACCTCTGTTGCTTTGGACAGCGTTTTGAACGTGTTGCGAATATATTGCACCACCTTGCGTTACTATTAATTGTTCGGCCGCTTCCGCCGCTTCATTTATCAATTCACTGAGTGTGCTTACATCCAAATTCACCACCGTGCTACTGCCCATTAATGGAAAAAAACGTTCCCAAAACGGATACGTCATTTGAGGATCGTCCATGATGTTTTTTAATTTTTCAATAGTCAAAAACAATCTAATTTTTGCGCTACTCATTGTGCTCGTCTGCAATTGTCTTACTTGATCGCGTCCAATTATTTACAACAACACTACAATTCCATACGTTCGGGTTCTAATAAAAATTTACTGTTAACTATGCCGTATATAACTTCTAATACATCAACTGCGTCGTCTGCACCTCTAATCAACAAATCGTCTCCATTCTCTTCCAACCCCTTGATTAATCTTTTTAGATTTCTTGTTTTTGGCGCCATTCGTTTTAACACATTTATTTTTCCCAACGATGTGTCATTGCGTATATCACGTCCTATACCTTGCATTAACAACGCTTGTATTAAAACTTCATTGTTAGGTGGCGTTATTGCAGACACACTACCACCACCACCAATATCTCTACTACTAAACAAACTGTCCTCTTCCATGTGGTTATTGCTACTAATACACATCCACTATTACAATCTTATATTAAACTAAATTAACGGTTTTTTGCAACAAACGGCTAACGTCGTTTTTCAAATCGTACTTGTTAAATATGCGCACCACACATTCTTTGGGCGCCAAGTAGTTTTGTGAAATTTCCGCAAACAATTCCGTTTTTATTTGGTACAATTTTAATATCATTTGCTCAAAATTTTCATCAGTATACTCCTTAAATAGTACACGACACACATTGCGCAACTCAACGTTTGCCGGCTCGATTAGTTTAATTTGTTTAGCGCCTCGATTCACCAATCGTTGATCGTTCCGTTTTTTGGCCTCCAAATACACCCGCAAATAGAAACCGATAAATATTTTGTGCACCAGTTTGCCTATTTGTTTGACAGGAAAATTTTTCTCCATAAACTGTCGCAGCGGTGTGTACACTTTTGTGTTGTAAGTGGTGTTGTTTAAATTGTACAATAAGTATTCAATGTTGGGCACACTCAGTACATATTCTCGGCACCCTTCGATTAGCGGATGACATTTTTTAAAGTCCCAAAAATTACTGGTACTACGGTCGCTTAGTAAATTGTAAAAAAATTGCAACAAAGTGTTGGTAACAATGGCGTCCACATTGAACACATCGTCGTCCACTTCGCTCATGTTTGTTTTGAACAAGGCAAAAAAGAGGATGGGTATACCGAGCATTGGTCTGAAAAAAACATCCCAACCCTCTTGTAAACTTGCGTCCAACAAAGACAACGCTTCGGACATATACGTAGCCCTACACTTTAAACACAAATATTTTTGTTGAGACGAGCATTCACTGCAAAAATCCAACACCACGCCGTCCACACTTTTGAAATATTTACGCAAACTTTTGATGATCACTTGAAAGGAGGGCATTTGTCCAATGAAATCGTTGTCGATGAACAGTTTGAATATTTGTTTCACTTCGTTTTCGCTGTTTGTCTTCTCCTCATAATCTTTTTTTATGACGTCAATAACATATTTGTATTGGTTGAAAAAGGTTAAACGGTTGAACATGAACAAGTGTTGTTGGTTAAAAAATTCAGCCAACAGGAAAGTTAATGTGTCAATTTCGTAGGCGGTCATTGTGCACGTGAAATTTACGTGAGTTGTGTCAATTCCGCGCTTTTCACACAATTTGTAAAATTTTAAATTGTACTGAATCTCGTATTGCGTGTCATTCATCATCTTTTGGTGCCTTATAAAAAAATTGTAGTTAAATGTTAACCACCGATATTAATGCTGTGTGCGATTTGCTTACATCAATCACAGACGACGCTCTCATTTACGATGCAAACAAAACTGCAACATTGCGCGCGCTAAAACATTTGTGGTGTCACTCAAAATGCTACAACTACAATTTATTGCAACATTTTGTAAACATGCTGGACGAAAATGAGTTGCCGCACTTTGTAAACGGTGTTACAAACACACACAACGACAACAATACTGACACTAATTCAAAGCCCATGTGGGTGTTTGATAACGCGCACATTTTTAACACACACAAAACACGCACACCCGATTTGTTCATTTGGTTGCAGAATTATTGTACAACCACACCAACAAATAATAATAATAATACAACACACAAATACACCGTGGACGATGTGATAAATGTATTGGGTAAATATTGTGTTGCCAGCACTTGTTCAACGTTAATACGTATAGTGGGTGTTGTGTTTGTACAAAAAAGTCGCCATGAATTTTTTGTGACATTACGCGCACAACTGCTCAACGCAAACATATTACACTTGCCGCCGTTAAGAAATGACACCTGTTACAGATTTACGCAGTTTGTACAAAAAATACGTGACACAGTACAAATTCATTGAAGTGTTAGAACACGATTTACCACCGCCAAGATTACACGCCGCCACTTCCTCTTCCTACGCCACACCACCAAATCTATATCCAGCGCTTGATTATTCACACCAAGACTTTAGCGCTATCAATACTGTGTGCAATTCTATATTGGTGGGTGTGTATAAAAACAAACACATTGTTGATTAGGGCATCAGTCAAATATGGACAATCAACAGTTGGTGCCGGTGCAAGAGCTAACCATTAACTACGAGGGTGAAATTAAATGGGATCTACAGCTAATTAATTTGTTGAACGAGAGTTGTATGATGGTGGACAAAAAAATTAAATGTGCCACCAGCGAGTTTCGCACAAACATCATGCAATTACAAAAATATACAAAACTTAACGACATTGTTAGTCATGTGTTTTACAAGGACAACAGATTGGTGTACAACGATAAAAAGTTGCAGATTTACAAAATTGACAAAACCGACAAAAAAACCCAGTACATGTTTGGTTTCAAAACTATGAGCAAACCGCGATTGTGTTACACTTGGGAATTGGCGCAATTGAAACTGTGCAAAGGGTCATTTGGAGATTTTCACATCGTCAGCATGGCCAACGAAGCCTCCATTATCCACATTATGGAACAAATTATGGGCGAATACATGTTTAAACACAACAGACAAGACGAACCCACTCCTTTGTCAATGGAAGAAGGTGCTTTGGTGTCTGTGCCAAAAGAAAAGGATTTAGCGGCTAGAGACAAGTTTTTGTCGAAATTTTACGTGCTCAACACACACGACAATGTTCACAACATTGAAAGTAACACGGTGGACGAGCCGTTTATGGTGACTCGCATGTCTTTGGATATGTACAATAAATTGTTTGCGATTGGCGATGAAAAAAAAGTGAGCAACGACGTGGAATTCATGGTGTGCACAGTGTTTAATGGAATCGAGGAAAAAGCCAAACTGTTGCCCACCAAAGAAACACAATTGTCGTTTTCGTTGTGGCTCACACCCCTAATATTCATATATGTCAACAAAAATTAATCTGTTGTTATTTTATGCGCTATGTACGTACATTTAATATGTGAAATAAACAAAATAAACAATTTTATATTAACACTTTTCTTTATTTATATACAATGAATCAAAAACCCACACCTTTATATACAACCAATTCTTACCCTTTGTGGTTAACGAAAAACATTATAATATATGTTAAAGGTGAAAATTTTGCCAAAAACATCGATTGGTTGCGCAGTTCACGAAATTGTTTGTATGTTAAGAATTACAAGTTTGTGGACACACTGAAAAATATGCATTTTTATTATCCTGACGGTGAATTGTTTGATTTTAAAGAATCACACGAATATTATGAACAAACACAACACCAGACTAGTGACGACGACAACGACGACACTGAAAACATTGACGACACAATATCACCAGAGGATTATTGGTTTGAAAATTAACCGTGTCGCATACCACAATCAACTTCGGGCACGGGCATACATTTCATGTTTGCCAAAGAAAACATTGTGCCGCTGGGACATTGTTGGGTGTGTGTTACGTTTACAGTGCTGTCGCATGTAACATATTGTGAACACATTGAAGTGGGGAAAATACTTTGTGAAAATTGGTTGTTCCAAAATGGTGTGCACAGTTCGGAAACTGAGGGAAAAGGTGGATTGTATCTGTCGCCACAATTTGTTAAATAATAATTTTGACATTGATTCGTTGTACTGTCAAATCTGTCTTGTGCTCGACAACTGTTCAATATTCCCAAACAATTATAAAAATATTGACAATTGCGCAAATCGGGTTGTGAACAACTATTAACCACGTCTTCTAAATCATTGGTGTCGTTTGGTGGTGGTGTGGATCGTACTTGTAACACAAACACAACAAACACAAAAAAAACCAACACAAACATCACTCTTCCAATCATTGTAATATACATCTTTATTTGTCTTAAGTCACACATTTGTCACAAAACACCGGACGACAACAATTGTTATTAGTATACCACCACAACTCGTAATTATTAATATCGCTGTTTATCCACGGATCTCCACATATAAAACAAGCAGCACCATTCGAAACTATATTATTGATATTTCGTCTTCGGCGCACAAACATCATTAGTGTATTATAATGAAACGATCAACCAGCGATGAAAATTTGGGGGCGGTGAACGAAAACAATCCACACAAATGTCACAAACTGGAAGACACCGACGAAGATATAATTAAAAACATTCGTTTTACTTATATAGTCACCGATCACCAATTGGACATAACAAATTTGGGTCTACGTGTGCTAGTCGTGAATGATAACATTTTGTGTACCGACATTAAATTGGTGGAAGGCGACGAACGTATTTTTCAAATGGCCAAAAAGGACATTTTAAAACGTTTGTTAAAAATACACAAAAAACTTATTCGAGGACAAGAGCACGTTGTGTACGTTAACATTTAACCTATATATAACTAATGTATTTATAAACAATAAACTGTTTTTAACAATCACTCAAGACAATGTATTTTTTGTTTATTATTTTCACTGTGTGCTACACACCAAGTCTAGTTTATGGTTATTATGGAACACTGAGCCCTGACAACCGACTCGAGAATAGGTTTTGTTTAATGGCCACCACCAACACAATCGCGGTGCGACGATTCGACGATGTTGAATGTAAACCGATAATGTTCAATGTGCACAAACACAATGACAATTTGGTGTTGAATTTTAAAAATTACAACAACGTTTGTAATTATTTGTGCATCGATAAATGTGGTCAGGTATATCATGAAAGTGTGTTTTACAAAGAAGATTGTTTGTTGACCACGTCCGCATTGGAGCACATTGAAACGTTGTCGGTGTATCGCGGAAATTACTCAGACTTTTTTGCTGCCCACGATTATTATGTGACCGCTTTGAGTATGCAACCGGGCGATTCAGTACAACGACAACACAACATGTTGGCGTTAAAGTTTCAATATGTTGACAAAAAAAAGGTGTGTCCATTGATTTTGGAACCGACAAAAACAACACACGAATGTACCGAATATCAAACCAGAGACGATCACAACAAATACATCAACAGAAGACACTATAGAGATTACTCGTTTTGGGCTAAATTGTTGATATTTTTCGGCGCCATCGAGTATGTAGTGCCCACCAATTCAACACTATTGTCTTACATGGAGTATAATAAAAATTAGGAGTTGTACAAAGGGAACGTGGCCAATATCTGACTCAACGAGTTGTATTGTGACGGCGCCACATTTTCTCCGGAAGAAGTGTAATAAAAAGTTCTCACATCGCTTGGTATACTGTATCCACCGTCGGTGGCACCCAATGCGTTCACGTAAAATGTGACCGGCACATTATCTTCTGCGTAAAAACTGGGAACGTTCCATATGACAATCCTACCAACGGTGCCCATATTTTCAAAAGTGGGCGTAATGCGGAAAAAGAAACATCTATTACGATAACCCACCGACGCCACATTACGAATACAATGATTGATTGTACAGGTGATATTACCACACACTTGCGGATTTGTACACTCTCCTTGTCCGGGTAATGGACACGATTGCAAATGTGTTCGCAAAAAGTTAAGGTGGCAATATCCTTGAAACACGTCAACGTTTTCGGTGGACGTGGACACGTGCGCCGAATTCAATTGAAACTTTAACAAGTGCGATGTTGTAACGTTAAGTGTGGGATGTTGGGTTAAACGTCTGTACAACAAAACACGATACGGTTCGTTTACGTGATGTTCGTTCACTTGAAAAACAATGTCTGCATCCGATTTGAGCGAATTACGACCCCAAAACACTTTAATATCGCTGCGTACATCGCGGCGATTAACGGTCAACGGTTTCAGGCAATAATTGGCAATTTCAAAGTCGTCGGCTGAATAGCGGGTGCTCAACATTGACCCACGACTGAACACCGGATACAGATCGTGTTCAACACTACACTGACACATTACCAAAGGACCGTTGTCAATACCACCGGTGGCGTCATAAAACACTCTGCCGTTGTGACGCTCACCGGTCAACGGATCTATGGAGCACGGGTCTGGAAGGCAAACGTTTGCACCTATTTGGCGGCGGTACGTGGCGTCGAACGCAGGATGGTCGGCGGGCAAAAACCCGTCCAAACATGGTGGGCGATGAAAATAGTTTGGATCCAACATTACGTCGCGCATCACTTTTGGTCGACAATACGGTGTGTTTGTTGCACTCAACTCGGACACATAACCATCGTTGCACAAACATCGTAACGGTGAAGAGTTTATGTCGGCGATCACACCGTTTGGCGCACAACCAACAGCCAATGTACAATCGTCGTAAATGTTGAGCTGAGTCACCAAACCGGGTGTATCACAGTGGCATATTAGCGCAAAATTTTCATTGTCCACTCGCCTCAACATCCACGTGCCCGTGTTTGGGTTGCAGCTGCGCGCACTTCTGTTATCTAAGGCCAAACAGTATCGTTCACCCGCGCTAATCTGCATTTGATTGTCTGGTGTAATTTCCAAGATAACGTCTTCTAAAAACTCTTGACAAGAGGCCAGACCTTCAACACATAGCTGACAGTCAGCGTTTGAGGTGCACGCAGTTGGTGTCGTGTGACACGACAATGCATTTTCATTAATTATAAATTCTTCGGGTGGTCGCAACGCAGGCACTGCACTGTTGTCGTACAAATACAAATTGGCCACTGATGTTTTGTTGATTTCGGCATAATACGAGAGATTTAAATGGTGGACGAGTACCAAACACAAAAGAATCACTGACACAATCAACAACGACAACATTGATATTGAAATCTTACAAATAGTAGTAGTGGTGGTGGTGGTGTAAAAGCTAACAACAAACAATATGCGCTACACAGACGAACAATTGAAACGTGTATGGATGGGAGTGGCGTTTAAAGAAGATAGATATTGGGCTTTTATGAAATTCAACGGATCGTGGCATCACAGCGATTCTAAATACTCGAAACACAAAACGTTCAACAGTTACGAACTTTTTTATGATTTTTGCAAACAAAACGACGTGCAAGACATTCATGTTAAAATGTTGGTGGATGGTTCTCGAGAATGGGTCATTGATGTGGACCACAACGACACCGACCACGAAAAAATTCAACTGAAAAACATGATTACACACGCCACCTTGGGCACATTTTTTGCTCAAAATTGTACCAAAATTGTTTATTCCGGCAACAGAGGTTTACACGTGTGGTTGGATATAAACGAATTTGACCTGAAAACAAACAAACGCATCAGAACATATTATTACGATTCAATGTTAACGTCACCCAAAACAATAATTGCACCGTTTGTACAACCGGGCTCGCTTCACGAGTGTTTTATTAAATCGTTTGACAACATGTGGATACGACGCAACATAAATAAACTTTATTCACATATTAAATTAGAAGACATGACGGCGCTTGTCAAAGAATTTTACCCGTACGTGGATAAACAAGTGTTTGTGTCGAATAAACAAATAAGAGCACCGTACAGTTTTAACACTAAAGGCGGCAAATTTAGTAGCGATCATGAACTCGTGGTTGAATAGTGTGTTTGATTATTTGTTTGGCGAACGTTTTAACGAAATAAAACGTTTACTGGATCAATTAACACAACGAGTCAATTATTTGTACACAAACGTTTACCATAAAAATTATGACTATGAAGACGACGACATTTTAGAAGAGGAAGACTATGAGGAGGAGGATTGGAGTGATAAAGATCGGTCTTACAATAATGAATATGAGGACAATGACCATCACCATCATGATCATGAAATGTACAATGGTAACGATAATCTGTTGAATTTTGGTGTATTTGTAAAACAACGCCTCAACAATCACACACAGTTGCAATTTGTGTCGGGATCCAAAGACAGTTATAAAACGAAAAGCTCATTGTACACTGACATGACAAAAGTTGTGGAATTGTTTAACTTTGGCAGTGAGTATGAAGTGAAAACAAAACAATTGAAAACAACCTTGTGCTTAGAAGCGGCCGGTCTTAATGTAACTCACATTAGTGAAAACAGTAAAATTGTAAAAGGTCACATTGATGATGTAATTAGAATTATCAAGGATGATTAGGAGAAAATAAAATAAACACATTTTACTCAAACAGTTTGTTGTATTTCTTTTGTGTATCAACCATAATAACCAGCTTCACCATTCTCCTCTGCTGAACACATTGCAATCATTAAATGAGCATGTTGAGATTCGCACACCTCCACAATACTGTGAGCGCACGTTGTTCCATACATGCTATTACAAAATGTGTTGTAATAACTCATCTCGGCGGTGTCTTCACAGACTGCCACCGTTACAATGGGTCGGTGAACAAAGTATAAACAAAAAAAATATTTGTCGAGCACATGGTCGACATAGTACAATTGTTGGTTCGTGTACAACGGTGTAAACACTATAGTGTAGGCAATGATTTTCATTGTGACGACAGATTGGCGTGTGATTCGATGTCGAATTCAAGCAAAGATTTTATATCAGTCTCCGTTGGCACCATGTCAATAATAACATCGGTGGATGGTGCCAAAAAATCTTTTAATTCTGACAATAATTCACTTTTTAGTATACGCAACAATCCATTAAAGTCACTGAGTACAGTGCTATTGTCCGGTGACACATTCTCTAAACGTTTTACAATCTCTTTAATTTCCATCAATTCTTTTTTCGTTGCATCCTCCAACTCATTTTGATCGCCCACCATCAAATCTCGCACCAATTGTCGCAAACTGTTGTAACTGGGAGTGTCTGTTTCGGGAATTGCGCACAAAAATTTACAAATTGCAATGGCGTGCACAAAATTTTTTCCATTGTTTTGCACTCGATACGACGGATGAGTGGTATTCCATATTTGAGTAGTGCTGATTCGTGTATACGGTGCCAGTAAACTAGCAATTGCTGTCACTTCAGCATAACCATTGACCCCTTTCTCGTCGTTTGACACAATAAACACTTCTATCGGTCCCGAGTTATAATCAAACGACATTTTCTTTTTTCCGTTACACCTTACTACTATCTATTATTACACACTAATAATACAAAATGTTAAATTTTTCAGTGTCGCTCAACCATGTCAGATCTATTTTCACAAAACACTCCAAACGCCCCAATTCATACAATTGTTTCACCGTGTACACATAATTAAAAAACGTGTAATAATTACTGTATTTGTAGGTGGCCAATTGACGGTTCTCCATGTACGAAATGTACTTGTGCAAATTCATAATCTCAATTTTGCGCACCAACTCTTGGCTGCGAAACTTTTGCTTAAACACATCCACTTTGTAGCCCAACATTACGTTCACACACGACATCTCTTTCAATCGAATGTTGTATGTGTTTGGTCGTTTTTTTAAATAATACAAGGAACCCACCAAAAACGCCACATAAATGGCATATTTGTACATTTTGTTGTTGTCTTGCCACTCAAGAGTAAACGGTTCCGTATACATGTGCACTTTATCAAACAAAAGACCCGTTTCCTCTATAAACTCACGCAATGCAGTCTCGTAATTTTTCTCACCAGAGTCATGTTTGCCCCTGGGTATACTCAATTTCTCCACAAACGGAATGTGTTTGTTGTATTTTAAGTTTTTGTTTACACCTTCATTGTACGATTTGTTAGCTTGCAATATTATCGCTTTATCGTCACCGGTCAACACCAACAAACCGGCGTGTTTAATTTGTTTGACCATTTTAAGGTAGGTTGACGGTTGTTGATTACACCACTACATAAAAACACACTTTACCTTAATAATTCAACCAGCCTATTAGGATCGTGTGATCCGGTCGATATTCGTTTACCTTGTACAAAGTCAACTTTCAGCTCCATATCATTACTGAGCGTTTTATTGTAGGCGGCGGCGCGTTTAAGGGCGTTGCAGCGTCTGGAATTTAACTCCAACGGATGCATGAGTGTCGACTTCTCCAACGTAAACGAATTCAAACACCCTCCGTTTATTATTTCCAACACAACGATTGTGTACAACAAATACAAAGTTTCGTAGTCACAATACAAAAACACAAATCTATTTTTTAAACAGTAATAATAAAATTTCATGGAATTGTACAAATAGAAAGTGTTGTGAGTGTGTAAATAGTTTTCGGTGTCGGTAACAAATATTACATTCACCAGTCGCGCGCCAATTATATTGCGCAACCGTTCCACCACTTTAACACTCTCCTTACCCACACCCACTTCCTTTATTATACACACATTTTCCAATAAATTGTTTGTGACAATACAGGAAAAATGCTGAGACAATAGCGAAATTACATAATGGGCGTTATTGTTGTCAATCTCCAACATTACATATGTCGCGTTACACTTGTAACGTTTAGTTATATCAGCCATTGAGGTAATGTTTGACAACAACTTTTCAAACTCAACACAATTCCAACCGCGACCGCTTACATTTTTTTCCTTTGACACATGATGCTTGAAATCCAAGCCGCTTTGAATCAAATTCGTTGTCATACGTATACTCAATTGTTGACCCAATGTATAATAGTCTTCGTAACTACGCTCCCACATACAATTATCAACAAAAGCAACCAATCGATTGTAGCACTTCAATTGAAGTATTTGTTTCAATCGACACATATCACCCTTGTACCAACGGTCTTTTAACAACAACGACAAACTGGGCGCAGACACACATTTCGCAAAACAATCCAATTCTTCGGGCACACTGTTTTCAACGTTTTCTACGTTAAACTCGTAAAAGTCACAAGAATACGCGATAAAACCTTCTTTCACCAGCAAACACTCGTTGCGTATGTATCGTTGTGAATTGCCACCGGTCCAAAATACACGCAGTTCGGGTAATAGAAATTTTACACACTGGGGAAAGTATTGAGACACAAACGGTGAGATGGTTAAAAATAAATGTGGTTTACAATCTTTTACTGCGGCTACACTAGAATAACTATTACGTCTATGAGATTCATCAGTATCACACACCGCCTCCATACCCACTTTGCACACAATCATCGCACACTCACAAGTTATATAAGAATAATTTTGTTATTGATTCACATGTCGTCGTTGAAAGAATTGTACAACGAAATTATAAAAACACAACAAGACATTGCTATCACATACAGCCGTGTGGTCAGTGTTGAAAACGAATTGAAGCGAAAACTTAACGAAGACAACAAAAACAACACCATAGACGAACGCCTTTCCAATTTACAAGAGCAACTTAACGATGTGATCAAAACGTTGAAATCAAATTTAAACAACAAGGAGAAAACACATTTAGACAACAAAAAACCAGAAACAGAAGTAGGCGCTAGTGGCAGTGATATAAAAGAAAACTCTGTAGACAATGATTCCAGCAAAGATTTAAAACTTGTAGGCGCTAATAGTAGTGTTTTACCTGCAGATGTTGACGTTATTAAAAATTTAAAGAAAACCCTGTAGATTCTAGCAAAGATTTAATTGTAGGCGCTAGCAAAGATTTGAAATTTGTAGGCGCTAGCAATGTTGATGTTATTAAAAATTTAAAAGAAAACCCTGTAGATGCTAGCAAAGATTTAAAACTTGTAGGCGCTAGCAATGATTTAAAAGAAAACCCTGTAAATCCTAGCAAAGAATTGCCCGTAGGCGCTAGCAATGATTTAAAAGAAAACCCTGTAAATCCTAGCAAAGAATTGCCTGTAGGCGCTAGCAGTGATTTAAAAGAAAACCCTGTAGATGCTAGCAAGATTTAAAACTTGTAGGCGCTAGCAGTAATTTAAAAAACACAATAGACAATTAAAAGTGAGGTTAAAACAACCAATATTAACACCCTTAAAACGCAAGTCAATAAAAAAATTAAAATCGTCACCATAAAACACAAAGTGTCTATACAAATTAAATCGTATTCAATATTTGCAAATTTTTTGCAACCCAAAACTCGATGAATATGAATTATTTTGATAAATACGAGTTTTTTCCACAAAAAGTTGATGAAAAATTTTTCTCGTTTTAGCTCACACTCATTATTTGCAACACATGTTGCAAAATTTTTGTAACACACATTGCAAATAATAGATATGAATGCGTAAATGTTGTGACATCGCTAAAAATAGATGTTTGCGTAATACAAACGGTTGGTTACAAACAGTATAAATCACCACCAACACGTTTTAGTCACACAGTTATAATCATGCAGTCGTCTTTGGTGCCTTTCGCCGGAAACACCACGCTACATTTAAAACAGACACATCATCATTATTGTGGATTTTTTAGTTTGCATGTGCTCGCCACCATTATCGACAATGTGGTCGTGATCAACGGTCGCCAGTATACAGTGAGCGAAGACACCGCCATTGATTGGGCGTTCGACGGTGTGGACACCATTGTCACCGAAAAGCGGCTGTTGTACACCGAAGAATCGTTGCCGTTGCACTCTCCCATTTACAACATCGAAAACAACATTGTGGGGCTGGTGTTGAGAGGTTATGTTACCACCGACGGTGATTGGTGTTACGCCATTCAAAACGGATTCACAGCGCAAAATTTCCATTTGTCCAACAACAATTTGGTGGTGCGTGAAAAACGCAGATTAATCAGTTACGCCGATCAACAGTTTGACACAAAACAAGAGTTGGTGGAGTATTTGGAGGGTTTGAAGAGCCGCGACAAAGATTCCTTTAACATTCACAAAAACTTTAACACGGGCGCCATTTTGTACCATGTGCACAAGAAAAACGCCCAATTGGTTGTGTATCAAGACGGTGTACAAATATTAAATTGTCATTTGCGTAAAAATGTGTACGGTGTTTTGTGAATTATAACTAAGGGTTAGGTTAACTATTTTTTTCAGTGTAATACCAACCGTTTCCCCCACCTATGTGTTTTAGTATATGTATTGTTAAAATAATAATTTAATTTATTTAGGCTATGATGTGTTTAAACAAAGTATACATTGTAACTATTGTACTATATTGTTATTTATATATTTATTTTTATTTATTTAACAATTACGACAATTACGACCTATAATAAATATAAACGTTATTACTAATTGTGTGTGTGGTAAAATATAATATATATAATCTTGTATTGTTGTTTGGAGTGTCAGTCACCACCGCGTAGTTGATAAAAATGAGTGAATCATATACTGATGACGAAACTTCCTCCAACTCGTCAACTTCGTCGGTAGTGGTGTTTGACACCGACATAGAGTTTACGGAGACATTTAACAATGTGTATTTTCCATCAAAACACAAACAGTACACGAGTGCAAAATTTGTGAGCGAATCGAACGAATTGTTCAATTTGGACGGAGTGTACGCGCTCAAATTTTGCATCCAACCAATTGCGAATCACGAACAATTGGCAAAGGTGGACTACTATGTTGACAACGTGTGGCATTGTAAATTGGAATTTTCGTGCGGATACATTTTGTACAATGTAAACGAGCCGGATGTTATGGAGAAAATTGGATTAGTAGTGGACGCCACATATTGGACAATAAACTTGCTACCCAACGGTGTGAACACCGACAAAACCCAATTAAAACACGGCACCATATGCCCTACCAAAGAAACAATTTTTTACTATAAACAGTGTCAATTCAATTTGTACGGCAGATACATTTACGGTTTTGATCACGCGTACACAAAATTTCAACGGGTCACAAACGTTGACACAAAATGGATAGAGGAAGACGTGGACGAGGACAACACGTTAATATACAGCAGCGGTGTGTATCCTGAAGAGCCTGTTTTGTCCGATGACACTATTACAGTTCCGTGCAACTTTGAAGCCAACGAACATTCGTACGCGTTCACCATAATAAACAGCGAAAATGTTTTAGTGGCGTTTGGTTTGTACTGTTGACAAAACACAATAAATACACAAATAACAATTATAAATGTTTGTTTTATTGGTTATCTTAAGCCGTACACAATGATTTTATTACAATTACAAAAGTATACAATTATAATAGTTGTGTTTGTAGTGACATTTGTTGTTGCAATGTTAATAGAAAATACAATAAGCGCTCCGTCTGAAGTGGAATCCGTAAGGGGTGTGGGTCACCCGTATCCACCCTGGGCGTTAGAGTCTTCTGAAAATTTACGTGCGTACATAGCAAATTTTTGTAGGAGACACAACAACACACAATACACATTAAATAATCCTTTTGGTACTCAAAGATGTTACACATTTTATGCATGTGATTCTGAAGTTCGCTTAAGTTGTTTTAGTAATTTGTATTTTTCGTATTACCATCAAGATTGCGTTCCCTACACAGAGTCCGATTGTTATTTAGACCCAAATTTGTATCAATAATAAGACACAGAAATATGGCCACACCAACACAATTGGATTTAATCGATGCTGTGCAATATTTAACTGAACGAGACGCGCTCGCGTACATTATTCGATGGCGCAACAAATTTCCCCACATACTAATAGATTACACAATTCGTTGGGCCACCAACGACGACTATTATGTGCCGCAGAGTATGCGTCAAACCAACGCCATTGTAGTAGATTTGGTGTTTTCAAAAGAAGGATGCGAAGCAATGTCGTGTTACCCGTATACAGAAACGGGTGTTATTGATTATTTAACAACTCCAATAGGTGGTTACACGCAAACGTCCAACACCGCCGTACAATACAACCAACCGCCGTGTTTTAATTTGGACCCAGCGTTGGCGGCGCGCGACAACAACGTGCAATCGGTAGAGTTGCGATACACACCGGGTGACAAAAAATGCGTTATGGTGGACAGTTTCACCAAAGTGTGGATGAATTCGCCGTACGTTCGCACCTCGAAACATGTGGTGCGCGGCGTGGACGATGTGCCCGGTTTCGATGTGCACCACGATCCAGACCCCGCTTTTCCCGAACGCATTTCGGCCAAATTTAACGACGCCTATTGTCGCCGCTTTGGTCGATTCGAGCTCGACAACGGATGCTCACAGCCGTGGTACGAAATGTTTGTGTCGTTCATTCTCGGTGAATCAATATTAACCACATTCAAATTGGCCAACACTCATGTGTTTGACGATTTGCGCGATTTTGATTACACACGACCGTCTGCTGTCCTACCCGATCCACCTCCACCCGAGGGTGAGACAATGTTGGAGGAATGGTTGAGAACTCGAGACACCACCGTCGACACAACCATGGAATCCAATTTTCTCAAAAATGTATTTCCCATGCGCAACGTCAACCAACATTTAGTGTACACTGCCAACAAAGGTTTCAATTTATTAAACATAACAACCAACACTAACACCACCACTAAACAATCGTTTTCCAAAAAAGGTCTGGTTGAGGAATTGCTTGCGCAAAGACGTTTAGCCGTGTACAATAGTAATAATTATTACAAAAATAACAATGTTGGTGGTCGTAGCTCTGCTATCAATCTAGAATCGATTATAATTCAATTTTTGGAAGACCACACTTTTTTATTGAGCATTTTAACAGATATGGGTTTTGACTCGTTGTCATCGAGTCTGTCCTCCCTGATCACACAATTAAACAAAAAACTAATTCCATCGCTGCGGCAAATGTTGACATTGCAAAGTAGACGCGTCACCGTAGCTTTACTGGGCGAAACATACAAAGCGGCCATGGTGCACGCCCTCAATCGCACCTTCATTAGACTTGTGTCGACCGTTGCCAAAGCCACCGTACGACTAGTGAACGCGGCCGCGTCCCTTGCCAATCTGGCGTTAACTTTCATAACTTTAGCCGACTTGGTGCTCATGATTTGGGACCCGTTCGGTTACAACAACATGTTTCCGCGCAACTATCTCGACGATTTGTCCAGCGCGTTTCTATCGGCCTACTATGAATCTATCGACGCGCCCACCCGAGACCTTATCACATTCAACCCGTTGCACTATTCCACTTTGGTGTTTGACGACAACGAAGAGTATTTTGCCGAAAGCATGTTACACTTAGCGGATTATTTGTCTTCGCTGGACGTAAACAGCAATGGTCAAGTGATAAATTTGTTGGAGGGCGAGGCGGTTGACGATATCGACGACGAAACACTGTTGGGTGTTAGTTTAGCCGCCAACGACACATGGGCCTATTTCAAATGGTTTTGCGCGCGACACAACGCTCTTCTCACAACACAATACCTGCGAGTCAACAATTGGATTGTCGGAGGCGCTTTGTCCATTTGTATCGCCAGCTTAGTGTACTATTTACAAATTTACAATAAACTAATTACAATTAGACAACATGTCCACATACACTTGTTAATTTTGTGTATCACGGTGCTAAGCGCCCTGTTATACATGTTACCCTCCCTACAATACTATTCCTCGTTAATACAACACACTGTGTAAAGCGCAAACAAAATAATTATTAAGAATAAAATAAAAAAATGTCGAAACCAAGTGTATTAACGCAAATTTTAGACGCAGTGAAAGAGGTAGACAAAAAAGTGGACGCGCTACAAAAACAAGTGGACGATCTGGACGTGCCCCAAATTGATGATCTTTCAGCAATCGTGGACGATATCAACGAAAAAGTTACTAACATTCAGGACATGTTGACTGGAGAAGAACCCGAGCCTGAACCTGAACCGGAGCCCGAGCCCGAGCCAGAACCAGAACCGGAGCCCGAGCCGGAATCACGAAGCGCTTGGAAGTTAAAAAGTAAAAAGTAAACAAAAATGAACTCTAATAACGCAATAAATTGCATTACATACAAAAAGTAAAAATTAAACAAAAATGAACTCTAATAACGCAATAAATTGCATTACATACAAAAAGTAAAAATTAAACAAAAATGAACTCTAATAACGCAATAAATTGCGATACATAATTAATCGGTTTGTCATACAAACTCGCAAACAATTTTTTAACAACATGAATATGAGCTAAAACGCGAAAAAGTTTTTCTTTAATTTTGCTGGAAAAAACTCGCATTTAATATTTGTAAAACATATAAATTCAAATTTAATATTTGCAAAATATTTGTAAATTTTTTGCAACACATGTATCGCAAATTTTTTGCAACACATGTGTCACGTTTTTGTAGATTGTCGTACGTCGTCGTCATTGATAAGTGTAAACATACACATACACACACATGAGGGGTGTTTGTGTTATTAACGGCGATGTGTGTGGTTTTGTGGAATTTGTACAAGACAAACCGGACCAATTAATGCTCGTGGTGGGTCAATTGAAAAATTTACCCAAAGGACACCACGGTATACACATACACGAATTTGGCGATGTGTCAAACGGGTGCACGTCGGCTGGGGAGCATTTTAATCCGCACAACAAAGAACACGGCGGTCCCATGGACGCACAAAGACATTTGGGCGATTTGGGTAATGTGTATTCGGAGGGTGAACGTTTTGTGACTAAAGTGAACCTAGTTGATTCCATGATCAGTTTGTACGGTCCGCACAATATATTGGGGCGGTGTGTTGTGGTGCACGCAATGGAAGACGATTACGGTCGTGGCGACAATGAATTGAGTAAAATAACAGGAAACGCGGGCAGTAGATTGGGGTGTGGTATTATTGGTGTAAAAAATGAACCTTTTGTGTCTTTTTAACGAATCGACGCAATGTTTTACACATGTTTTACGATGCAACCGACCAGAAGCAACGTGTACGCTGTGGTTCGTGAAGTGATAAATTTTAAAAAATCCACCAATGACACCACAAATATTACAGCGCACGTGGAAGATTGTGATTTCGACCACGTCCTAAGCTTTATTAAGGAGAACTCCGACAAAATTGTAATAAAACGTGCTGATCAGCCGGACACCAACCTCACTGCTCACTGGCACCATATAAAACATTTATTTAATTTGCCGCTAACTTTGGACAAAGAGTACGAATACTGTGTGAACAGAAACAATGGTGGATTACAACAATAAATGCGTTGACGAGTACACGATCGACATTAAACATGTCGGTAATCGTGACGCGTTGCGAAAATTGTTTAACGACACACATTTTAAACATTTGATGCGAGACAATCAGTATAGTGTTGAATTGAAGCCTGAAATAAATGTGAGCGGTAAAAAAGTGTTGGTGGTGAAGAAAAAGAAATCTTCAACGCCGTACATAATTAACTCGTTTATAATATACACATCGTTTTTGAGCAATGCCAAAATCAAGCTGGTTAAGGACAACAAAGCGTGGAAAATGATGGAAACTGTGGACCCGGTGTCGTTGAATCCCGTAGACCAAGACGGTTACGAATTTAGACAATTAATTGAAGAACTGGAAGATTTTCACAAAAGATTGGTGTTTGACGACAAGTGTGAGCATAAAACTAATGCTTTGCGTAAAAAAATTATTAATTACGCCAAGTGTATGTTGACAGCCGGCTACAATAACGAGCCTATTCCTAAACCGTCGGTTGTATTGAATCAGCATAATGACAAAGAAGGTGGTGATTGTGAAGAGGTGAATGTGAAATTTTTAAAAGCGGCCGAAGAGTTGTACAAACACGCAAACAATTTCCGGGTGAAGACTGAAAACTTTAAAAAGTTTTTGGTGCGCCATCAATTGTTGAAAACGGATGACTCCGAAAACAATAACACCAGTGAAGAAGAACATAATTTAAGTATTAATACTTCTTCCGCTGGTAATAATAATGGTGGTGGTAGTGTGGTAAAAAGAAAGCAACAACAACGTGTTGCAGCGCCCATTGCAAATAAACGTCGTTTAACGGTCGACATGGAAAATGACGGGGAGTACGATGATAATTTTAGTGGTGTAGATGAAGTTGACGCCGCCGCTACCATTGTTTAATTAAACTATTTTTTTTGTTATAATTGTACACAACATATAATAAACTGCACGCAATAAATATTAGTGTAACGCTTACAATGAATAAAACCACTTGTTGTATCAGTACTTGATTGTTTTTTATTATGACGTCCAATTGATCAAAATTGTCCATGATATGGGTTGGGTGGGCTTACAAGAAATAATTGTAAACGGGTGTGTACACATAAACGTTTCTGTTGCCTATTTCTTGGTAGAAAGATGGCAATGGTGGCACCAAGGGTTTGTGGGTCCATTGTAGTTTGTTTTTTGTGGGTAAATTTAATGGCACCGGTCCTGCATTGGTCACAGACACACCCTCGTACTTACAATACAATCGAACGTGTTTTTCGTGACCGTTTAATTTGTTCAATTCGACAAATATGTCCGGCACCAGTTTAAAATGTAATATGAGCGGTGTGAACGTGTCGACTAGGGTGTGAATCGCGCCAATTTTGTCCAAACCGACACCCAACAGTTGTAACGCGTCAATAACATATTTGTAACTGGGTTGTGTTAATACGGTGCATGAATTACCCGAACCACCTCTAATTTGTCTTCGAACCGACTCCCATGACAACTCTTTATGTACAATTGTCAATTCCTCGTAAGTTAAATACACGCAAACTTTAACATGTGTTTTGCGATTGAAACTCAATGCAATCAGAAAGCGTTTTGTGTTCAATATTTTGATGCCCATTGGTGTTTCTTTGTCAAAGTGCAACAAATACGATGTGTATGCGGGTGTGAACGCCTTGTTTAATTCTTCAAAATCCCCCGCCAATTCGCCCTTTAAACACACCATATTTTTTTCGTAGTCGACTTGTAGCGGACACATGTTGTTCAACGTTTGGTTGTTGTCTATTAATATAGAATGACATGAGTACAAGTTGTCGCTAAGCACCACGCTAAACACTTTTGTTACACCCACACCTGTTACTCTAATGGGCACAATTACGTTCCAGTACACAACAGTGCCGTTTTTGGTTTCTTCGTCGTTCTCGCTAAAAGTGGACACATATTTTACCACCCGCACCGTGTTAAAATTTACAAAAACTTCTTTTGTAATTACTTTTTCGTCTGCGTACGTGGGCACAAAAATAGTTAAATGTGTGGACAGTGATTTGGATGTAGAGTTGGGCTCGGGTGTTACTTTTTCATATGGAAACAAAATAAAAGCGTTGCTGATGTACACTTGAAGTTTACCGTGACAAGCCATTTGTAAATATGGTCGCGGTTGACCTTATCAAATTAAGTATAAATAGTGGTCAAATTTAATACATTGTGTATTGCACAACAAACACACATACCATGCAGATCTTTGTGAAAACGTTGACGGGTAAAACGATCACGGTGGACGTGGAAGCGAGTGACACTGTAAGCTCGTTAAAGCAAAAAATTGCCGATAAAGAAGGTCTGCCCAGTGATCAGCAACGATTAATTTTTGCCGGCAAACAATTGGATGACGAACGTACCCTTTCCGATTACAACATACAAAAAGAGAGCACTTTACATTTGGTGTTGCGTTTAAGAGGTGGCGATGATTGGATTTGTATATGTAACGAAGAAGGTGTATGTATAATTAGAAGAAATTAATACACAACACAATTATGCAATGTTATTTACGTATTTGGCCAACGGTAGCGGTATAAATTTGTGTTTATATTGAATTTGCAATATCTCTTGTCCACGATTCAACCTCCAAACGTACAAAATTATAACACACACTATCGCCGCCAAAATAACCACTTGTATTGACATTCAGTAAGTATGGAGTCAATGGTTGATGCGAAAGAGTTTGCAAAACAATTGATAGCGGACAAATGTAGAACACTTATAGAGAGTGCTAACATGTTGCCCGACAAAGAATTGGCAATAGTTAAAAAAGCGCATAAAGAGTACAGTGAATCGCCGACTGCTGCTAACTTTGACAACATAAAAAAGTTGATATTGCAAACAAAATATGTGGAGGAGAGTGTTGAGTACAAAAATTTCAACAGAGGAACATTTTTAATTGCGCTCAATCTAATAGTGAACAAGTGTCAAGATGTGTTTCCCAATTACAAAAGTTTTTTCACCAACACAGCAAAACGTTTGGAAAGTATTAATCCGGACATGAAAGCATCACCTAAAGACATGTTGAAACATTATTACGAGTGTATTGAGGAGATGGAGAATCCAAAAGCGGACGATCATTATATGGTGTCGTACGCCAAATCAATTGTGACAAAAATATTGTATGAAACCGTGTCCGACATGACAAACATGAACGTCAACACAGTAAATTTGGACAATAAATGTATGACAAAAAGTAAATCTGCTGTTGTACCTCTTGTGTTAAAGCAACGTAAACAACTAAACGTTAAAACAACCTCCTATGCTATTGTTGTAAAACCGTATTTTGTGTTTAATTGATAAAACTACTGTGTAATTAAACCATCGTATTAACAATCGACTCTTCGTTTGTTGTTTCATTTTCCTCATCCGAACTAGACATTATAACATTACTGCGGCGGTAGCGGCGTTTCGTTTTCAATTTTTGTTTAATAATTGCACCTTCTCTACTTTTGCGCAATTTTCTCAAGTGTTGTCTAATTTGTGCGGACACTTTACTGGTGACCGGTTTAAATTTTCTCTTTCTTTCAATGACATCACGCGTTAATTCAACGTCTTCGTCGTTTAAAAATTCCAAATCGCTTGCTCGCATTTCCTCTTCTTCGCTTTGTGTGCCTACCTCAAAACCCTCAATTGTAACATTTTTAGCGGTAGCTTTTGCCGTTTTTTCGCGCAACTGATCATACTCTATTTTTCGCTTTTTTACATTCACATACCTGTCAATGTCAAAATTCTCCATTTTGTCTATACGCTCGTGCACACTTGTGCTCTCCTCTTTTGGTACATATTGTTTCGACAAACGTTTTGCAATTTTTCTCATTGACGTTGGAAACGATTCGGTCAACGGCTGTGTGTGTATTCTAGTTTTTAAAACATTTTCACTTTTTCTACGCGTTGTTGTTGTTGTTTTCGTGGGAGTGTTGCTTAATGTAATAAGCGGTACTCTTCTGTTTGTTGAAGATGAAGTAGTAGCGACAGGGGTTGTAGTAGTGACAGGGGTTGTAGTAGCAATAGGAGTCGAAATAGTGTTTGTTGTAATAGTTGTTGTTAAAATTTGTGTATTTGCAATTGTTGGGGTGGTATCAATTAAAGAAGTAGTACTACTTGGGGTTGGTGTGTTAATAATAGTTTCAGTAACAACAACATTTGATGGTGTGTCTGTTGCGGTGGTGGTAGTGATTGTGGTGGTATCACCAATTTCGTTGTTGTTTTCAATGTTGTTGATTGTGTTATCGATATCGGTGCTTGTTAGTAAATTTAGATTTTCATAATCCCAATCTAGATTTGGGTTTACAACAAGCAACTGTTCTATGTCGTCAATAAATTTTTGCTGTTTACGCGCGTTATAGCTTAGTATTATGAATGTGTCGTCGTTGTTGTCGTCTAAATATTTACGCAACGTGTTCACTAGATTCTCCAAAAACTTACCATAATTAGAAATGATGTTGAGTGATTGCAAAGCGTTATCAATATCAATTGCACTGATGACGTTGTTTGTTGCTAAAACGTTTGGGGTTTGTGTTGTTAGATCGTTGATGATTGACAACATGTTAAACACGCCTGTGTACAAATGATTGTTTTCAGTGATGTGTTGTGTTTCATATGTAAAGTTTGTTAATAACTCATTTTTCATAATTTGCATGTCTTCTAAAAATGTTTGTTTGTTTTTTTGTAGTTTGTTTTCGCACTCCACCAACTGTTCCTCGAACACTTTTTCCGTTTCTTCAAACTCTTTTACTATTTTAGTCATTTGTTGTATCCACATTTGCAACATATTAATTTTACTTGTCGACAACGAAGGTTGTGCGTACGACAATTTGTATAAACGAACACTATCAAAAATTTTGAATAAAGTTGAAATTTCGTTGAGCACAACTTGACTCAGTGTTGCAATATCATCGTCATCGTTGGTATAAACACCTATTAATGTGGCAATTTGTATTAAAACGTTGGTGATTGAATTGTAATCGTTTGTGTTGACGTCACATATTAGCGGTTGCTGTTGTGGTGGTGGTGTTTTAGCATAAACTTGTCTGTATTTATCTTGTAAATTGTTCAATTCGGTCTGTAGAAGTTGTACATTTGACGTGTGTTCTGCGTTTAAACTTAAACATCTCTCCAAATCACCGTTTAGTTTGTTTTCTATTATTTTTGCCTCGTTCAACTCATTTTTTAAATCATTCACTTTGTCGTTTAACTCGTTAACCGTTATATTTGACAAAATTAATTTATCGTTCAACGTGTTCACGTTATCGCTTAACACCTTGTTTTCGTCGTCCACTTGTTGTCGCAAATCAGTTTGTTCATTAATTTGTGTCCTGTTGTTCATTAATTCGTTGTTTAGTAAAGTGTTTTCGTTAAACAATTGAGTAATTGTAGCTGTGTATTGAGCTTCAACATTTTTTAACTTTTCATCCGACTTTATACGTTCATCTCTCAATTTGTCTAAATTTTTTAACAATTTATCTTCTTTGTCTCTATAACTTTTTCTCAATCCCTCAACGTCACTATTCCTATATTCCTCTCTTAACGCATTCAATTTCATTTCTTGTTGTGTAATCAACCTGTCTCGTTCATCGTTCAAATCTTTTCTAATTTTATCCTTTTGTTTGTTCGCCTCTTCTTCAAACCGTTGTAAGTTTTTTGTGTTAGTATTTTGTAAATTTTGTCTCAATTTTTCCATATCAGTTTCATGAGTAGCAATTAATGTGTTAATTCGCACTTTTAAAGTGTTGCGTTCATTCTGCACTTTTTGTAATTCGTCGCGTAACACTTTTGTGTCTTCGACGGCAACACTGCTACTTTCGATTAAGTCCACTTGGTCTTGATAAGCCACTCGCAACGAATCATATCCACTTGTCAACAAATCATTGCTCTCTTTTAATTGGGTGTTCAATGTGGTGATTTGTTCGTTTTCCGTTTTCAATTCGTAAATTTGTGCTTGTAAATTGGCTGTATCCTGACTTAAACCGTAATTGGTGGCGAGCAGTGTAAAATCTGGCGACAATATACTGGCGTTTGGATTGCAAGCAATAATTGTGCGCGCCATTTGCAATATGAATTCACGCACCGAGTCCACATTGGTGAATTTGGGTTTTTTGATGAACAAACGTTTCAATTCACTTGACACATTTTTGCCATAGCTAAACTCATTTGTGTCCTCGTTGTTGATGGCGTTTGGTCCCGTTTCGCTTAAACTCATTAGTTTGTTGCGATCGTCCGTCAACGTTTTAAGCACTTTTACCAACAACACTTCTGTGTCTAAATTTTCCAAATCAAAACGTCGGTCCAACCATCGGCCGCCTTCAACTTTCAAGCCGCTATTGATCACCAATAAATTTCGCAATCTTTTCTCTTTTTCAGTGCACCGATGTTTCTCCACCATCCAATTGGCAACGGACCTGTTCATTATTCTTATACATAGACGACCTGTGTGAATCACTCAAAACCCATTCAATTTTGGTGCCCACTTCTTTAATTCGTTTTTGAAAACGCACCCTGTCTGCAGCACACTTTTCCCAATAAATTGATCGCGCTTTGTTCGCTGCATACAACCACACCCACATAATAAAAATTTGGTTTTTGTCACTAAAAGTGACTCGTCGTCGACAATCTGCCTTTTTTTTCACCACCACCATCGTTTTCTTATGTATTAATAGCGTTCCAAACAACTCTGTTTCTGGTCTCACTCCATAGGCGCGATGTTGGTTCGTGTATACCATTACCGCTCATGGGCACCACACCGTTCAATGTAAACGTGTAAGCAAAATCAGTGTTTTGATTGAATATGTCCGGAGGACACAACAATTTATTGTTCGCGTAAAATGTAATGGGGGTGTCCAACGACAAACACTCCATTCTAAACGAGTACTGTCTTTCGGTGTTGTTTAATCTGTTTACAACTGACGCACAAAAACTGGAGGGATCGTTGATGTTTACGTGTTGCACCCTAGTGTTGTTAACGTTTCCACAGTCACACACGCCTCTTTCAAAAATGGGTTTTACGTCTCGATGCACCCATTGTACAGGAGTGCAAACGTTGGGTAGACATTCAATGGGGTTTAAGGGATTGTTAAACATTAAATTGTGGCGAATGTCGAGCGCGTCGCATTTCACCTCAAATCTACGACGATTGTCGCTCATTCGTTCGTCCCAACTGTACCGAAACGTGTTTGTAACCGGATTAACTTGTCTGTTCAACAAATTGTCCCACAACACTATTTTATTAATTTCTTCTGCTAGAATAGATTCGCCGTGTTGGCGTCCCGCAATCTGTACTAAATTTCCCTCGCCAGCAAAATATCTCGGGTCCTCGGCTATACATGTCCATTGATTTACACTGTAGAAAATTAACGACGTTTCACTGTTGCAATTGCGCGGTACACTGTTCATTGTACAATAACCACCACTCATCAATCGTACACCGTTCACAATAAAATTATCGTTAGCGCCTACATAAAAATACACAGCTCTCTCGTCATTACACACCGCTGTGCAATCAAACGTGCCCGTGTTGGTTAATGTTACTAATGTAGGCACCGAAAAACAACTTGTGGTGTTGTTGAGTGTGTTGAAATTGCTGTGCCAACGTACTGTAGGTAGCACATGTAAAGGGGTGTAACGTCTCATTTGCATTTGTTGTTTAAAATTGTCGTCGTTTAACAAAGCGTCGCGATCACCAGCTTCTAGTAACAATTGTGTATGTGTATTCACTAAAGGTGCATACAACATCACTAATATAACAATAAATATTATAAACACCAGTAACCACATCTTAACATTAACAGTCCACTTCGTCCGCTGGTGCACAGAATTTTAAATTTTCATCAAAGAAAAACCCTTCACCACAAAACAGTAATAAAACTTGTGAACCTGCACACATGATAAACCTGTCACAAAAATGTGGGTGTCTTATGTTACCAAATTTATTTTCACATAAACGACGTAAATCTTCGTTCGATAAATCTTTATAGTTATCGTCGTCGTCGTCGTCGTCTATATTATAACTATTTTTGCTATTGTTATAACTAATTATTATAACAACAAATAACAGTAGTATAAATAATAATTTAAATGAACTAAATTTAAAACGTGTTGTCATAATTAATAAGCTTACTAGTTATTGTTTCATTACAGCATTTTGTCGTTGTCGTCGTTTAACATGTAAAAATACCACCAAATGTATTCGTCTATGTAAACAGACTTTGAAACAAACCAAGGTTTTCGATCGCCATAAAAATTAATTATATACGGTTGGGTGGTGTGCGTGTTTAGTGTTCTATAATCGCCAGCGTTCCACACATACATGTACGACAATTGAACTACATTAATTTGAAGCAAAACAAACACTTGTGCCAGCACAATTTCATCAAAACCATTGTTAAATTTGTTGACGGGTGTGTTGAGCAGGGGGTTGGAGGTGTTTAATAGATTTGTAATTGTGGTGAATATGTTAATGCTGGGTGTGTACACTAGAGTGCCGGTAAAGGCGAGCGTGTCGCTATTCTCCAAAACAAATTTTTGCACGTGATAGTTGACAATTTGTAAATTTTTAAATACTTTAAACAATGAATTGTAATTGTAATTAAAACACATAGCGTACTCGTGAATAAACAAATGATCCACATTTTGGACCACCACTTGATCCGCGTCTAAATATACACACCTGTCGTACATAATCAACTCGAAACAACGCCATTTGGTAAAAGAAAAATTGATCCATTTAGTGTACAATTGTTGTTGACGTTTAGTGGACATTTTGCCACATTCATAATACAAATAAGAAACTGGTATTAGTTTTGTAAACACTTTAGACAAATCGTCGAGTTGCGTCACATCTGGTGTGACCATACACACAATATCGTTTTGTGTGCCGGACTTTTTCAAACTTTTCGCTAACGCCACAGCACCTTTCACATACTCATTGCCCAACATTACCAATGTTACGTATGCACATTTCATGTTTACTTATTATGTGTGTGTACACCAAACACATCACAAACAATGAGTCAAACAATTCAAACAACAGTGGTTTTGTGAACTTTGTTGTTAATACAACTGCAAAAAATGAAACCGAATTTTTATTAAATTCTGACGGTAAAAACTTTTTAGAGAAAAAACTCGGATCCATTAATGTAAATGGCGGCGCGCGGCGCACCAAAAGGTTTTCAATAGATCAAAAAATTTTTTGGCGCAACAAAAACAACATTAGCTACAGTTTGTTCACCGACAACATTCCGGCAGCGTTGAATCCTAGTGTTGTTTTACAAGAAACACACAAAGCGCTAACCGTGTGGAATAACACAATCGCGTACGACACCCATTTGCCAATTTTAAAATTGGTGTATGTGGGCGACAACAACGACACGGCAAACATTAAAATTAAATTTCTTCACGGCGACCACAACGATTTGTTTCCGTTTGACGGACCCAATGGTGTTTTGGCGCACGCTTTTCCTCCGCCCAACGGTGAAGTGCATTTGGACGCCGATGAATTTTGGCTGACACAGGACCGCGTCAACAAAACAAACACAAACAACGGTGTCAGTTACTTGAACACTTTGATTCACGAAATAGGACACTCGTTGGGTTTGTTTCACAGCCATGTCAACCGTTCAATTATGTATCCATTTTATCAAGGTAATCGTATTGATTTATATGAAGATGATTTAAACGGACTTGATCAGTTGTATGTGCACAATAAACGCATCCAACAAACAACTGTTGTAAATAATGTAGTATTAACCACAACAAAACCAACCACAACAAAACCAACCACAACAAAACCACCAATAATCACAACAGTACCACCAAAGATTATTCCAACGTGGGTAAACAATGATGAAATATTGGGCAACGGTGTAAGTAAACAGTGTTCGCTGAAATACACCGGTGTGGGAGAAATACGAGGTGAATACTATTTGTTCACTTCGACCAGATATTGGCGTTTTCGAGATTTTAACTTTAACAATCTAATTGAAACTCGCACATATGGCAAAGGACATTGGCCGCATGTATGCACCATTGTGAGCGTTGCCACACAAAACGCATATATTCACATTATAGATCATCATCTTTGGTATACATACAAAACAACCGAGCTAGTAAAAGTGGAACCGTTGTCCGTTAAATACAATATAATATTTGAAGAGAACAAAATGTTATATGGTGTGGTGAAGGGGGCGCAATTGTATCGTGTCACAAATAACGAGTACGTGGGGCGGGTGTCTGATAAGTTTTTGGGTTTCAAACGACTCGATTGGATATTGGTGACGCCTGAAGTGATTAGTGTGGGGGTGGGTAGAGGAAAGTGGATGTTGAATGTGGTTGATAAAAAAGACAAATTGGGAAATGTGTACGTGGCAAACGACGAGCCCACACATTTAATGTACGGATGTTAGGTTGCGCAGCGCATTATTTTACCACCATTCACAACCATGACATCGTTCGCGGAAAAGGAGTTGGAGAAAAATTTGGAAATTCACAAGCTGGCCATAGAGGCGTTAAAACGCGATTTAGAATATGCAAACAATGAAACAGTTCGACTCACCAACCAACAGATTGTGCTTACTAACGAATGGAACGCTGAGCGCAGCAATTGGTGTTTGGTGGACAAACAACAAAACGAAGTGATTACAACGTTGGCGGAACAGTTGCGCAAAGTGGACAACGAATTGCAAAATTTTTTGTCAACAAAACAAGATAATGGTGCGTTGAAAAACGAATTGTTGCAACAAACAAAATTGTTGATAAGTACAAAAAAAGAATTGCTGGCTCAAACAAAGAAAAATAAAAGTTTAAAGAAAAAGGTTAAAGAGTTGAAAGCGTTTATAATTCGTTGTAACGACTCGTTGGATGACATCATATGTGATGGGGATTCTATTGTGGATAAATAAACGACAAATGTTATGATTAATTATTGCGTGACTCATTTTGTTTGTCGCCCGTTTCAGTCACCTTCTATTCCCGTCCTGAAACATTATCTATGTGTGGTGTGTGTGAACGATGTGTATGTGTTGTGGAGGGGAGATAAACGAGCGGTGCAAAAATATATAAAACGGTTTCCACAGCGTATAGAAGTGTTATCTGTAGACCGATTCGATTGTGTGTGGGACGTGTTGTGTGACACTAGCTCAATAATAAAATTGGTCGGCATTAAAATTTACAACAAGAAACTGTTGCACAATATTGTAAAATTGGAGATTGATAGAGTGGTGAATTTTTAACCAATATGGTTTACATTGTAATTGACACCGGTAGCAGAGCGAAAGGATATGCGATTGAGTCTAGCGATCTGGACTTAAAAGTGTATTCAAAATGCAGCCGTGAACAGTTTGAATTGTACATAGACAACAAGCAGCTTTTAAAAAATGCACATAAACGCGTCGAGTTGTGTGATGTGTTCACCGTTAATGGCGGCGACAACGACACAAAAACACTTTCGCCGCACGAGTTGTGTGACGTCGTTTACATTGATTTGTATGTGGGCATGATTGGTATAGTAACTGGTAAAAGTCCTGATTTGGGTGTATTCTTGAAGGAAAACGACATAAAAAACGAAGACGGCACCGTTAACACACAATTGTACAAATTTATAAAAGATTTGACGCATTTGTCGTTGTGTCCCATAGTCACCACAATGATGAAGTACGTTATACTGCCTAAAAACAAAAATTTACTACAATTAATGTTTAATTATGTGTACGTGGAGTATTATTTGAAGTATGGAAAAGCGCCGCAATCAACTCGTATATTGAACATAGTGTACGAGTTGAACGATGACACAATGGCAACACCTGTCAACACACCTAATGCTACAATGTACCAACAAAAAGTTGTGGATATGTATGTTAAACTAATGAATCGTGACAATTGCAACGAAGAAAATGTGGTGTTTTTTGAACACTGGAAAAACGACATATTGCAACGTTTAGTGTGTACATGTAACGACCATCAACAAGCCGTTCTACGACACAATGTTGTGATGTATGCGCTGCATTTACAAGAGCCTATTTTAAAATTGTAAATAAAACAATGTACATTTATATTTAATGTTATTTTTTATTTTCTAAAATACAATACAATTTACACATACTGCTGTACTTTTTATAGTTGTTTTCAATTAATCTGTAGGTGATTGCTGAGTTGCATTTTTTTAAATGGGTATCGAGCAAACTCAAATAGATTCCTTTGTGTGTTAAACAATACAAGTCAATCAGTTTGTGCATAATGTCGACGTGAGGTTTCAGCAGTTTAAGGTCTTCAGGGGACATTTGTTTGACCAATTGTAAAAAAATGTTTTTCTTTTCAAACACGGCGTTCATACTCTTGCGCTATCAAACGATTCAATTGGTCAACACACTTGCTCTCCATGTTATAGAATTTTTTTAACGCTTCGTACACACATTTGTTTTGACACCGGTTACATTGTATTTGTTTTACAACTAAATAATTGAACGTCAGTCTGTTGTTGTAGCGTTGATTGCGCACTTTGATACACAAATTGTTGAAAGCCTCAAAACTTTTTGATGATTTGTTGCGACTAAAAAAGATTTTCTTATAATGAGCTATTACGGTGTCTCTGGTGGTCATCGTTGACAAAAAACACACATCTCTTTTCTTTTTTGATTTTACAAAGTCAGTATTGTTGTAGTTTTCGTTCACTATGTCGTCGTCCTCGTCGTATTCAATCGATGCTGATTTTTTAACCAACAACTTGAGGTGTTTTCCATGCAATACAAAAAAACGACCGCCCGGCAAAAAAGTGTGTTCACCACCTATGTCTTTAAACAACATTAAAAATTTGTCCACTTTGTATGTTTTTGTTTCATCGATAGGCACACGAGGGTTAAAAGTTTCCATGTTTAAACACGTGTGTCTACCACCACAGCTGATCACAATCTAAACTATAACAATAAAGAGTATCTCTAATATTTGTTAATTTAATCTTGCACCGTTTATCTCTCTTTTTGTTGTTTAACCTTTATCCCCCCTTCCTTTCCCATTTTCATTTACCTCAGTTCTTTCTTCAAACCGCTTGACCAAACCATAATCAACCATCAACATGAACAGTTGTAGCAGCGGTTCGATTACCTTCTTTAAAATTATTTCAAACAACACCCACTATTTAGACTATGTGTTGGGTAAACTGAACGTGATCATGGCAAAGTACGATGACAACGGAGTGTGTTCGGCGATTTGTTACGACGACGCCGCCACCACATGCAGCGATAATTTGTTCAACGATCGCGTGACAATGTCGCAAAAACACGGAATAATAACATTTTACTCGTACGACGAATACAATTTGTATGTGTTTAAAAAAGCTGTAGAATGGATTAATGTGTGCGAGGGTAATGTGTACAAAACGTGTTTTAATAGTTTGCAGTAAAAATAATAAACGTTTTATGTTGTTGTATGTTTGTAGTTTTTTTTGTTCTTTTAAAACCCCATATCCCACAAATATTTAGCACCTAAATCGGGTTTCAATTGATAGTCGAATCGTATAGACGCCAATGGTGCGCTGGCGCTGCTGTTTAATTCAAATTGTGTTTTGTAACGGCTGTCGTGTTTGTCTAACATTTGTTGAACAACGTGTTGTTTGTCGGGCGCAACCAGCAAACACACATCCAGAAGAATGTTTTTTATACACCTCAGTTCGTATTGTGTTTTGTCGTATTGTTGCTTCAACTCGTGATACGAGTCATCCAACAAATTGTATTTTCTTGTGTAATTTTTCAACACCACCATTATGTCTTCGTGCATCTTCTTTTAAAGACTTACATAATGATGATGTTACAACGCGTACACCCGTTCGTATAAAACGGCCAAACTGTTTGGCACACACACTGGCGTTGGTCTTGTAAACGCACCAGACACAAATGTAAATTTTGTGTAATTTGGTGCACATTCACAATCAGACACATCAAACGGACGCGTTTCCAATTGCAAATCCATATTGCCTCCGTCGCACACATACTCTCTCAATTCACCACTGTCGTCTACCACGTCACGATACAAACTCACACATACACTGTCCGAAATAACTCCACCACTGCCTAATGCATTAATCACAGCAATCATACCGCGATTGGCGTCACACGTTTCTGGATCATTAATGGTAGCTTGAAGGGCTCGACTACAAAATCCACTCGAGTTACAAGACATCATGAGACCTCCTCGACAATTGTCAACGCATTGATCGTTTGACACACACGGCACATTGACAGCGTCACAATCTAAAATGTTGCGACGTTCAAACGCAATGCGTATTTGTTTTGTAGTCTCGTACTGGTGTTTTAAATAACGCCGCATCCATACACTCACCAACAAAACAAAACACAAGATTAATACAAACCACACCCAGTGCATTTATTGTTTATATAACATTGACCGACCACCCACCGGATCTAATCTTACAGTAGTTTAATAAATAAGGAGAAAATGTATTATTTTAAATGCCAATACGACGATTTGTGCGAATTCGAATGGTCTGTGCTCCTGTCGCAGAACACTTTGCAGTTGTGGTTGGATGTGTCGTGTTTGAAATCCAAAGGGTTTGTTATACCCGCCGCTGACGTTGACGACAATTCACATGCAAACATACACAACGTGGTTCATTGTAAAATGGAGAACGAGTGTGTAGTTGTTACAGAGGGTGTGGATTTAACCAATGAAAATTATGAATTTTGCACAACCACTCATTTGTTAAACATTAATCCCACCAATGACTATTATAACACCGTGTTGCATCAATTTTTGTATTTGCAACTACCCAAACAACTACAACCGTACGTAAATTGTTTACGCTTAACATCTTTGCTCGACATCAAAGATTATTGGGACGCTATGAATTCGTTTGACACTGTCAGAAAATACTGGTTGTTTAGATGGAGAATAATGGGTGTAATGTACGAAAATGTGTTGCGTAACACTACAAAAAATGAAAACGAATTAAACGACAATAATAGTTTAGTGCCAATGGAATCGAATGAACTCAAACTCATTTCGTCTAATAGTAGTAATGAGGAGATTGTAAAAATTTTAAATAATAACATTAGACAACAATTTGTGTACACAAACGAATGTGTTGACACAAACAAATTGTATGTAATGTATAATTTTAACAAATTATTAGTGGGTAGTGTGGGATTGTTGGAGGTTATGGTGAATTGGGTTTAGTAAAATAAAAGTTAATATAGAATTACGTGTATTTGTATTAAAACACCACAAAATTTAGTTAAAACAAACGCACACACATGTTAATATTAATAGGTTAACAATACATTTAAGGTTATGGTTATTAACAATTTTTGTAAATAATTAATTAAATTATTTCTTTAACAAATTATTATATTTTTGTCTTATAGACGCACACTCGTTTTTGTAAAACGCCACCACATTTTGGCTTTGTATCAACTTATTGTTTACGGTTTTGACACACTCTTTAGTTTGTCTATACGTGTCAAGCAGCACAGCGTTTTGTTTTTGCAATTCGGCAATCATTTGTTCTTGTTTCTGTATGGTCGCTTTTTGATCGTTCATTTTTTTCTGTCTGGTCTCCATTTCATCAAACGTTTCAAGAACACTGTTTTTAAACTTTTTATAACCGTCCGTTAGCGTTTGTTCCACCGCGTGTCGTTTTAATTTATTCCTACTTTCACTGATCACCAATTCGTCATGTTTATTTTTGAGTCTATTGAATTGTTCTTGTAATTCTTCATATTTTTGTTGCACGTTCAACATATCCGTTTCTTTTACGCGACAATTGTCAACTTCAATGTCGTCAAAATCGGTTTGCACCTGTCTGTTCGTCATTAATATTTTTGTTTGCTGTTTAACACTCCTAACGTCTACACACTCTTTGTCTGTTTGCACACCATGTTCTTTTTGTGTATAATTCTCGGTTTGTACGTCCTGTTCACACGTGCTTTTTTGTTCGTGTGTCAATTTGGCGGTCAGTTGATCGTTTTGTTGTTGCATTTTCTCCAAAACCGATTGCCATTTTTTCTCGCGTTCATTTTTCTTCTTTATTATTTTATCCTTACACTCCACCGCTTCATTAATTTGTCTAATGTTCTCTTTTTGTTCGTCAATCAACTTGAAACATTGTTGTAAATCGTTGCGTGTTTGAGCGTGTAGTTTGTCGTAATCGTACACATTTTCAACACATGTAACAGGTTTAGTGGTGATGACAATTTCTAGTGCTTCGTTTGAAACAACACCACCACCAACACTACTACCATTGTGTACCTCATTTAACATTCGTTCCAATTCTAATTCTGATTCGTTATTAGTAATTGTGGTATTAGCGTTGGTTATAAAATTGTCGTTGGTTAGAGCATTAATTGCATTGTTAATAATATCATTGTTAATAAACTGTTGATTGGTGTTATCTTCAACGATGTATTCATTATTATTGTTATTATTGTTGTTGTTGTTGTTATAATCCGTAGAAGTAAAGTATCCAGTGTTATATCCAGTGTTGTATGTTAATTCCGAAATAAAATTACCATCTAAACCGGGAATGTCGGTGTACGCTGTGTCCAGTTCCGATGTTGTTGGAATGTTTTGCACAGCCTCCAGTGTTTCATCTTCATCGCCCATGGTTTTAATTGCGTCGCACACAATTTTCATTGTAGACATGTTGTATTATAAAACCATCGGTCAACTGAATCCGAATTCGTTCCACCACGCGTATTTATACAGCGCGATAAGATAATTATTATTACGCCGATAACCCAAAAGTTTGTGATTAACATTATTAATGACAAGACAAAGGTTATCTAAAGGTGGTGACATTTAATAATCTATTTTGGATAAAACATATTCAAGGGCACGACTTGTTTGTCCCCACCGCAACACGTTTGTTTAGTTTTTATGACCAGTACGACAATAATTAATATGCAGACAGCGTAACATATAAATTTTATTTCCCACCACCAGTTGCCGAACAGATTTGAATACCAATTGGAGTTGGAGTTGTCATCGGCGCTTATAGCACTGATACTCTTGTCCGCCTCCTCTTGGGTTAATAATTTTTTTAAATTGTGAGACACACTACTCAACACGGTGTAATCCAAACTTTTCACCATGTTACTGTCGTTAATTGTGTAATTGAGCGGCAACACAAATTGTGAAAAGTTGAACGGTATAGATGTAAATTGTTCGTTTTCATAGTTGTTTATGTGTTTACTCATCAATATTGTCCGGGACGTTCTAAATTTGCAATAGTTCAACAGGGTGAGCACACCAGTGCCGTACAATTTAATTTTGTTTGTAAACCCACCCGATTTACAAGTAATGTGCGCACTCACAGGGTAATCGTGTATCATGTACAACCATCGGTTGACGTTGTTTAAACTGTAGAAGATTTCGTTTTGAAATAGAGATGCGTGCACCGCACAATTTTTGCTATTTAAACCCTTGAACAGTCTTACGTCGCAATTTGGTGAATATTCACTTTTTTTACTTGTCATCGAACCGTAGCACAACGTGAAATTATCAAATTGGGAACATGCGCTAGTGTCGTCTAATCGCACATAATGTTTTGCGTCGTTGTTACTTTCGAATCCTATGTATCTACTTTGTGGCACTAAAAATTTACACATCTTCTTTTCACAACTGGGTATAGACACTGGTTTGTACAGAACAAATTTACTTTTGTCCATACGCGGCACTTGTATAACAAACATCAATTCGTTGACGGGGTTAATGAAAACGCTGCATTGAATGAGACGCATCACTGTATGCATTTGATCGTGAGTCGGTTTCACCACCCACTCCGTTTCTTCGTCCCAAGCATTAGAATCTACACTGTCCATTTCGTCTAGTATCAGGTGGGGTTGAATGATTAAAGAGGACAATTTACCACTGTACAACGCTGTCTGGATACCGGTAATAATTTTGTTGTAAACACTTTCTATTTCATCCAAATTGTCTTTTAACAAAACAATCAAATGGTCCACCTGGTGGCATTTCGCTAAAGTGTTTATGTTGTGTTCTATACCTTGCATGTTGTCGGCCAAACGCAACGTTTCCTTTGTCAAAGTTTTTATGCGATAATCTGAAGTGTTTGTGTGATTAGCCAGTTCGTACAAAAGAGTTGCGTCGTTGTCGTCCATTACACCAAACAAATATTTGTCAATGCGTCCCACAAAGTTAAAGGCGCCGCCAAACAAATTGCGTTTTACACGCCTTCCCACATTTTTATTTGTCGTCAACCTTTTATGTGCCAACAAAAACTCTATACTGTTGTGGGTGTCCAATAAATTTGGTATTTTGGTGTTGAGTATGTACTCAATGTCTCGCACAGTGTCGTTGTGTTCGTTGTGCAAACAATGCAACGCGGAATCGTTTTTTAACACCAATGTGTGCATTTTGTCTGACATACTTTTCAATTGTATCAACCTGTCCAACAATAAATCGTACTGAATGTTCAGTATAAAACTCCATGTGTTGACCACAAAACCCAAATTGCTATAAAACTCATAATAAAACCCTGTGGTGGTGATGGGTGTAATGCGAACACTTTCTTCAATGGAATTCGAACTTACCAAAAGGGTGTGTAATGCAAAAATTGTTACAATCACTTTGGTTACGGACATTGTATAGCAAATGTGTTACAGCGGTGACTAGACTGACATATATATCAAGTGTTGAAGGGTGTATAAAACGGCGTGTAGGGATTAACATACACAGTAGTTTAATTGTAGTTTTATTAATAAAAAAATTGTTGTTGATTTAATTATAAAAACATTTGTATAAAAACATCAGGTTACATTGGTATATTATATAATACGTTAGATTAAACATGTATACATTGTAAATCAAACAATTTATGATTGTATAATCAAACACACACACACAAAACACACAATATAAAAACCCTACCTATGCGCGCGCATTTTTCCCTAACTCTATACAAATCAAACAGATTGTTCAATTTGCACATTTCACAGTATTAAAAGTATGTTGTTTGTGTACATACTAAAAACACTATGCCCTAACCAACAAATTGTGTGCTTCATGGTGTGCGATATACATTTTAAAGAAAGCATTTGTTTGATTTAAAACGTGTGCTGCTTACACATTAATTTTTACAAAGAAGTCGGAACAAAATCTAATTTTGATACAATTTTTACAAACATTTTTGGAACTAACATTTTTTCATTTTCATTTTTACAAACTATTGTGCGTACATTCACTTGTGACACATTGCGGCATTTGTGCACCAAATAATCTCTTGTGTTTTCCCATAAACGTTTCATGTTCGTTGCGTTGTCATTTTCTTTTTCAACCATACAAGCAACAATTTTTTTACCACAATTTTTTAATTTGTTACGCAAATACGCAATGCCACCATATTTACATGAATACGAATCGTTTTCATTTAACAATACAATAGCCTTAAGTTTAGACCTAGACGGCAATTTACCTGAAGACGATGATCTATTTGAACTAGGCCCTTTTTTTGTTTTTTTGTTATTGCTGTTGTTACTGCTGCTGTGCGCTTCAACATCATCGTTGTCATCGCTAGATTCAACGTTGCTATCAACACTTGTGTGTCGACGAAATTTGTCTCGAACAACGTCTTCGCTTTCATTTGTGTCGCTGCTGTCGTCATCAGTGTACATATCATTTTTTTTTGGTATACAAACTTGTTCGTTGTATTTACGTTTCTTAATGTTGTTGTTGTCGTCGTCTACATGATCGTCGTCGTCGTCGTCGTCTTCTTCTTCAACTGTAACGCTACGACCACGTTCAATTGATGGAGTGCGTTTGCGTTTTAATTCAATAGACGGTGAGCGTTTTCTATCAATCGATGGGGTGCGCAAACGCTTTGTGCGAACGTTTTTTGTAAACGGATCGGCGGCGGTGGTAGTGGTTACAGTGGCGGCAGGCGTCGGTGGCATGTAGTCATAACTGAACGGAGACGGCTCTCTGGGAACACGTAGCGGTGTCAATCCACCAAATGTGTTTGTAACATCTTTACTACAGTAGTCCACGCTGGGTTGGTAAGTGGGTGTTGCCGACGGTGATGGTAACGGTGAACAGTCTCGTATAGCTTGCTCAGGTAAGACGTCAACACGTTCATAACTTACACTCCAGCGGCGAGTAAACTCTTCACCACCACCAGATATTGTGTGTCTCTTGTTTTCAATCTTCTTGGCCGCCACCAATCTATTTTTCTCATCATTCCACATGTCGTCAAACCCGTTGTTAAACTTGTGAGGCACAGGCGTTCTGGTAGCGGTCAGCATTTTTCTTTCAACACCGTGTAACACGTCTCGAACTCTTCTGGCAGCCTCCCCATAATCGCAGTTAATAACAGCTTTGTAAGCGTTGGCCACTTTGCACAAGAAATGAAGAGGAGTGCCCACCTCTGATGGTGGACAATCATAGTCACTTTTTAATATGAGCGACGAGAGCTCCTTAAGGTTTTCAATGTAGGTTGTCATTGCTCAAAATTTGGGCGCAAACTAATGAGCGTGAGTTCGTTACATCCTAATTATATCAGTTTTAGCAGTGTGCGTGCGTGTAGCGTCTTGTGTGTGTTATCTTGTTTGCGCGACATTTTTGCTATAATCTACAAGTGTAATCTGCCGGCCAAATGTTAATCACTTTGTTATTTATGTGATACGGCTGGTGTGCCATAAAATTTATCGGTGTTTAAAAAATAAAATTTATCAATGTTTAAAGAGCACAAAAGGTTAATTGCTATATTTTTGTGCCATAAAATTTATCACCGTGTAAAGATCACATAGGGTTAATAGCTTTGTTATTTATGTGATACGGCTGGTGGATAATGGGACATAAATTTTAACGATGTTTAAAGATCACAAGAGGGTATCGTGAACGAGATATTTTCGAGACGAAAATAAATTAACGATTCCAAGGTGACCGCCTTTTGCATAAAACATGCGATATGCATCCTTTTTAACTAACAAAGTGTGCGCCGCGTCCAAACAATGTCACGCATACATTAAAACGAGTTTTTTTCGAATAGATAAAATTTGACATTTGATCGACCTTACAGTGGCGTACGTGCTTGAATTCACATTCGTTCGCGGATGTTGCTGTCACAGATTAATGTTATCGGTGACTTTTATTAAAACAAAGATATCGCGCTGGCCATTAAAATGACAAGATAAATGGTCGCTATCTGTCCACTTGATAATATTAATGAGGTTGTTTGTTTAAACATCCTTGTGCTATCTATTGAGATACCACAAAGGATGTTATCTAAAGGTTATTTATTTAGATAGCACCAGCTATTTTTCAAATTTAATTGAGGTTATCTATTTAGATAACACCAGCTATTTTTCAAACATAATTGAGGTTATCTATTTAGATAACACGAATGTGCGTCAATACTGATTAAACGCGGGTATAAAAATGGGTGTGGTTCAAATTCATATTCATTATACTGTGCGCAGCTGCCGAAGTAACATCTCCTCTCTATTACTGGTGAGTGTTGTTAATATATTTTTTAATTTTATTATTGCATGTGTTATATACATTTATTATATTTATTGTCATTTGTTTGTCGTAGATATTGTCGTGTGTCACTATGAACGCCATCGCCACCCTAACAGACCCACAATTGAACAGGCATTGTTTTGCTTGTGAAACAACATATCGAGTGCGCCAAGATGGGTGCACGGATCCATTGGCTATGATGGACTGTGGTCACTACTATTGCAGGCAATGTATACTTGACACCGATGAATGTCACTTGTGTGGTTTCGTTACCCAGAACAAGTTTTATGTGCGCCGCAACCAAGTGTGGAATGTGGCGCCTGTTATTAGAAAATGTATAATTCCCAACACTAAACTACTAAGTTTAGATTTGATATGTTTGTTGGTGCGTTTTAACAATTTAACGACAACTAACTATATCGCGTACCAGTGTTGTGTGATTGATCCACCCACACGTAAAACGCCGCATGCGGTAATGTGCCCATGGGTGCAAGTACAACAACAACCCTTTAATTTTGTACCATCATTACCACAACAGTCTCAATATAAACCGCTTTTTAATGTTGTACTACCATTACCACAACAATTAACGTTTACTGCTGTACCACAACAATCAACGTCTACTGCTGTACAAAAAGTGTGCAAATGTGTTAACGATTGTTTGTGTGTAGTACCATATAATGGGAATCGCAGCGGTAACACTAATAATCGCCGCGTTAACAGTGGTCGTGTTACAAAACGCGCAGCAGCAGCATCAGCATCGTCAATGCAATTGATCGCCACACAAATGATGCAACGTATAATGAGCGCTACAAAAGAGTTCAGTGGTTTATATTTAAATAATAATAAATCGTTGCCAACACCAACAACAAACAACAATACGCCTATTGTAATTGATGATGATGATGATGAATGTGTTGATACTGTTAAACAATGTATTAGTACGACTACAATTACTTCAATTACCACTGTTAATGATTCTGGTATAAATAATATATCTAATTGTATAAAAACTAACACATATAGTTTATCGCGTATGCAATCTGTTTCAATTGATACAAAAATATGTGTTGAAAATTTTCTAGCTTTACACCCCGATTACGATACCCGTAAATTGTATCAATTTATGTTTGATAAATTTTACGATACACCCCTTACCAACAATATCATGTACGACATGTATGTTGTGTTGTTGTTGTTTGATGTCAAACCTTTATGCTATAATATTGATTCGCAATTAAAAGCGTTTATTGATTTTGTTAAAGACACCGGCAACACAATGCAATACCATTTGAAATTCATTTCATCCATGTCGTGTGATGACGTTATGGAAAATACCAAATGTGTAGATATCACAAATTTGTGTGACGATGACAATTAATGTAATAGTTATGTTGTGTTTAATTAAGTTAAAGTGTGTATTGTTAAGTTTAATATTTCAAAATGTGTTTGTATTGTTATTTGGTTTATAAATAAATGTGTATAAATTATAACAGTTTTTTATAATTAACAAAACCAAAACCACCATTCCTAATTTTTTTTACGCCACTACCGGCTCATTTAACAAATTTAAAACCAAATCTTCAGTCTTACTCACGCCACACAACAAACAATTCATTTTAATTTCGGACACAACATCAGTCAAAAAAATGTTTGCAAACGCGTTGACTCGCTCCGGTAGCTGGTTGTTGTGCGACAAAGAGTTTTCGCAAGGTAATATAGATCCACGGTTAACTAAACGGCTACACAACAAACCCACACCCAATGCGGTTATGAAAAGTTTGCTATGATGTTTGTAAGGACCGACAGCGCCACTACAACCACTTGCACTACCACCACCAACGTTGCCGCTGTTGTTGCACACAAACAATTGATCTAAAGTGCTTTTTTCCGACGAGGGTAAAGATGCTAACGCGTGGTTAGACACTTTTAAAATGCGCAACGTTTCCTCGGCACCCACCCACAGTGTCATGTCGATGAATAAAAAGGGTACATCGATTCCATCAAAGACTTTGGTAAACACACCACCACATTGATTCATAGACATGATGTCAATATATATTTTAAATTCACTTATTTAGAGTTTGTGGTGTTGTTGACAACTTTGACGTCGACACTTTTCAACAACTTCTCAAAATCCTCCGTGTAATCATTTAAACGTTTCACCTCCACCTGTAAACTGTTTAATGTGCTAACAACATCTTGGGACAAGTTATTATTGGTGGGTTTGGTTATTGATGATGGAACTGGTGTAATGGGCAAAGGAAAAGGATTGGTGATGGTCGGCACAGGGTGTGCGGTTGAATCCCACGTTTGACTACCCCATTGTGCCAACGATCCACTTATAAACGCATTAAGTGTGGTTATAATGTTGGCGATGGCGGTTTCAAGGTTGGGTAAACCTGCCACTATGGTGGATACATCGTTTTGAAGAGTTTCTATAGCCTTTGACAAAGCCGCTACGTTGGTTTCCAATTGTGTAAACTTTGCATCTATGTCACTCTGTAGCGTAGACACTTCTTGATTTAAAGCTGTAAGTGTGTTTTGGATGTCTGTTACGGCAGTGTTTAAAAGTGCAATAGCGTCAAGAATCGGTTTGAGGTCTACTGTACCACCACCACTACCGCCTCCATTATTTAAAATTTGTTTTACATCCGCCAATATAGTTTGTAAAAGTTGTGTGTTGTATTGCACACCCTGGTATATTTGCGCCAACAAATCACATCCAGCGTTTGGTCGTCCCGGGTTGGGGTTGACACACGAACCAAAACTGTGTCCCGGCGGAATCATACACAATGGATTGGTTGCGCTGCACGATGTTGGATCTGCAATGTAACCGTTGATGGTGTCAAACATGCGTTTAAAACACGCCCAATTGGTTAATTTAGTTTTACCAAAGTACACCGCAAAACCCACTTCGGTTGTAAACAGTTTATTGGGTGGATAGGTGGTGTCGTTGGGCGCTAAATCTTGCCACAATTTTGTTTCGCTTCGCGGAAACTCGTCTGCATGGGTTTTACTATGACCCAAAATTCCCAACAATTCACTAACGCCTACATAAGGTTTGTCGCCTTGGGTTCCGCTAAAAAATACGGGTACATCGGTGCCATCAACACGAGTCGAAAATATCAGCCTGGACATTATGTATATAAATTATCTTATCTTAAATTATATATGTGTGTGTGGTGCTTAAAACACAACAGGGGATAATAAAGATAATTAGTTTATCAATGGGGTATAAAAGTCCCTATAACCACTTCAATCATCATCAGTTAATTACATTCCATCCTACAATGTTTGTCGCCTTAGACGGTGTAGCGTGCACTACCAAATCTACGATTTTAAATCGTTTGGCGACAACAAACAAATACAATGTGCACATGGTGGATTACAAGGAGGTGTCGGATTTGTTGCATTTGGGCGAAGACCCTGTGCTCGACGCTATAATATATACATTGTACAGATCTTCGTTCACCAAACACGAAACGCTTGACGGCTCAAAACACTTGTTCGACCGCGAACTGGGCTCCTCTTTACTTTATCGATTGATATTTAACAATGCCAGCGTGGAAACTATCACAAAGTATTGTGAATTGCTGAAACGCGTTAAAGAAACACAATCCACAAAGTATGTGTCTTTAATTTTAATGCCAAAAAGCGGACAAGAGGATATTGTGGTGAATATGATGACGAAAAGGGGCAATGGAATTGATTGGTTGGACGCCGAGTATGTTCGTAGACAATGCAAAGTGTTCACTGTATGGGCGCGGGTAATGAACTACAAAATAATGTATGTAGATTATATGGAAAATTTGGAAACGCAACAGGACAAAATATGTCAGGAGATAGACAAATTGTTTTTGTTACACAATTAAACTACCAATAATAAACAGCGGGTGTGTTATTATTAATTATGTTTTCCTTAACACCACACACACACTTTATAAGATAAAACATAATATTAAATGGCCTCTATTCCGGCAGAATCCAAAGCTTTTATTAAACCCTTTGAAGGAACCGATGTAACATGTTTAATGTTAGATGTAGTAGCGTGGTTTGGTGCCGATGAAATTGTTTCTATTCTCAATCAAAATTTGTGCACTGCCGTTAAAAACATTCCCCTGTCACAAAAAGCGTTATGGAAACAATTGGAGCCGTGCGTCAACAGTGAAAAACAATTTATCACAAGTTTGGGTGTTCGTATACTTATTGGACGCGCGCAAAACATTGACTGTGTTCCAGTTGTGCCACCTTCATCGTGTCCACCGCACACCACCTCATACTACAACAACACACCTATTGATTTTTACCAATCACCCGAAACAACAAGCACAGTGTGCTACAATCAGACCAAGTTTGAACTGAGTCCAATGTTGCACAATTTGGGAAATATATTTATTAACGAGGCAGTGTACGACACACGGGCTTATCCCCAATACGACGATATTAACTCTAAAATCAATAGAATTTACAATATTTTGGTGCAAAGGGAACAACAATTACAACAAAATAAAACATCAAAATAAAACTAATAATAATGATTTATTAATGAAATTAGTGTACACACACACTCACTCACAAACGATCTACAATACGACAAAAGTACACTTTACGCAGCTCCCGTATTTGTCTTTCGGTCTCTGTCGAATCTCTCTCCATTTTTGCCATTTGTGTCTTGTGAAACACTTTTCTTTGGTATTCCTTTTTGACCCGCATTAAATCGTCCAGTTGTTCTTTAAGCGGTACTCTACGTTCCATTGTATAAGATACCGTAGTCGAGGTGGTTTTAGCTTTGTTTCCCCAACATCGTCTCATTTATATACGCGTGCACTATGACACTGTTTTATATCACTGTGGATTCTACCAGAATTCCAATTATAACTGTTGCTGACCTCACCACATCATACATAGGTTTAAATGAACTCAAACAATACTATTGTATAAACGGGCCGACACACACTGATGTTCTGTTAGAATGTTGCACTTATCGTGAGTTGGTGGGTAACAACGACACTCAATTTGAAGCGAATAAATTGTTTGTATCACGAGTGGGCGCAGTGTTATTGTTTGAATCCAATAACATTCATTACACTTGTTACTGGTACATATTTAGCATTATTGATAACGTTGTGGCAAACATTGATGGTGACAATAACGGCAATGGTGGTGGTGATCAATGCAAAAATTGCACTGCGCTACTTGAAAACATTCAAAAAGACGTCACCGTTATTAAACAATATGTTACCGTGAATCCGTTTGAATAATAAGTAATTTATATTATACGCGACAATGAGTGACCAACCAAACATATTTCTTGTGATCAGAGAAGACATTAGCAATGTGTCTACAAAATGCGACACAATCAATAGTTCTGTAAACAATGTGGCGACACAAAACAAAGCAATACAGGATTCGGTAAACGCACAAACAACACAACTACAAACAATATCCTCCAATGTAACCACAAACACTACTGCCATTACATCGTTGTCGACTTCGTTAACTTCCAACACAACAGCGGTCAACTCGTTGGCCACAACAGTGTCTAGCAACACTACCACCGTTACAAGCAACACAAACGCTGTCAACTCTTTAGCTAGCACAGTGACGACTAACACAAGTTCAGTTAATACTTTATCAACAAATGTGGCAAGCAACACCACCGCTGTTAACAACAGCGCCGCCAAAATTAACAGTATAGATAGCCAGCTGGGCGCGTTAACAGTTACCGTTAACACAATAAACACCAACGTCAATGCTATTTTAAAAATACTCAAACCTTTAGGTTAGGTAGTAAGTTAAATTAACATGGCTTCCTTTTTTTCTAGATTGAGACGCACCAACAAAGTTTATCCAAACGCAGACAGTTTTTACTTGGATCACTCCCTATTAATAAACAACCGAACGCCGTCGGGTTTTAATTTAAATTCTCCGGCAACTATGGGGTTGTCTAACGGCAACGTGGTACCCGGCTACAATATTAACGGATCGTTTGTAAGCAACGCCAACGTAAACGCCGTTTTGCGCAACAACGATGTGGTTGGTATGCGAAATATGTTTAGGGGTGTTACCAATACACAAATGAGCGGATTGACAAATTTGAGACGCGCCGACAATATACCCGATTCCGCCCTACACGGTCTACAAACACGCAAAACAAACATTAAGCAAACACATCCAGAATTGATTGTGCGCGATAGGGCCGGTGTAGAAAACGCGTTGGCGCAAAACCCCCGTTTAGGCAGTTATTTGAGAGGCGCCGGCACCATTACATTATTCGGTGTTGGGGTTTATTTAGTGATAAACGTGGCCGATCTAGTAGGTTCTATAGTGGAGGCCTTAAATCGCACCGGCGGCAGTTGGTATTTCAGGGGTAACAATGGCGCCAACAACTTTAACAACATACAAAGTTGCGTGTTACAATATCGAACTTGTGGTTTGCCGTTGAGCGATATACAACAGTTTGTGTGTGTTTTGGACCCGTTGGATCCCACCAATGTTGATCCGTTAATGTCGTTTGACACGGCGCGAACTTTTTGCAACAATTACAACGCCGAAATTGAACAGAGTGTATGCCGCGGTTCCGACACCACCGCCAATCCTGAATCGTTGCAATATTTGGACATTAGTTTGTTGGACCCCAACCAAACTATTCAATGCATAGAACCATACGATTTTGGTGATTTGGTTGCGGATTTGGGTTTGGACGGATTGCTAGGCGAAAACGGTTTGTTAACGGCAAGCTCCAACAGTTTTACAAGCGCGTCTGACAATTTTTTTACTATTTTGTTAGTGATCGGTGGTATAGTTGTGTTAGTGTTTATTGGATTCATTGTGTTTAAAATTGTGTACCGAAACAACAAATGAATATGAATATATTTTAAAATTTTTAAATTTAAAATTTACCACAAAAAACTCATATTCATTCAGAATGTATTTATTTGACGCGCTACACTCACGTTACACATAAATTTTGCGCTTTAAAATAGAACCACATTAAACACATTGGGTAGAGTAAGCGTATAGCGTATCAATAACGTAGAATGTACGACGAAAACAACACAATTAGCAATGGTAATAGTGGTGGTGGTGAGGACAATTATCTTCCGCTAGCTTTTATACATTTGTATTTTGAACTAGACACCAGATACCCGGAAATTGATTTGTACATAAACACACCGTCCAACCATCCTTCAATTGTTAATTATTTAAACGAAATTGGTTTAAATTTTGTGGTGGGCGAGGCGAGTTCTAATTCTTTCATTCACATAACGCCACAATTTAAGTTTGTGTGCGATCGAGACTACAACTTGGAAATTGTCAAATTTGATTATGGCAGTGTGTACTTGAAAAAAGGTAGCGTGGTGTTTGCCACAAATCTGTTTGTAACCAATCCTGGAGACGCATTACTTTATTTCGCAAAAGAATTACCGTCGCTCACCAACATGTTCACCACAAAACAGACACACGTGGGTGAAAAGTATTATGTGTACAATGGATCGGACGGCATTGTGTTTGGTAGGTCGTATCTAGATTGGATGGGTATGAAGGTGTGCAACGGTAAACCTTACACAAACGACAACAGTACATACAGAATGTACATTTTGGGGCAGGAACTGGTAAAAGATTTTCTAGAAAAACGTTTTACAATTGACACGGTGCCGTTCACAGGTGTTTTAAAGAATTTTTATAAAGGCACTCCGTTAAAGAGAACACACAACGAACGTTACGTAATCACGGACAAAAATGTTACCACCAACAATTTTGATGTGGTTTTTGACATGTTCGAGGAAGAGTTTAAAGCAAACAAAATTAATCAAATACATTTTGTGCAACGTGACTACATTTTTGATGGTAAATTTCCCTCAGACTTGTTGGAGGAATTGCAAAAATTTTGGGTGTCTGACACTGCTGTGTACAAAGTGGTGAACAAATTCACGAAAAACAACGTGGCCGATTTAGTGAACGGTATTGTGATAGATCGTTATGCGGTGAACGGCTACAGGAAAATGATGGTGAACACGGAAAAATATGTGCTGCCACACTCCAACAATAGATACCGTGTAGAACATTTGTTTGTACCAAACGACATTTTACAATTTAAACACACATTGAACGCAGCTTATGTTCCACATTTGGGTGTTGTAATTATGGCCACACATGTTTTCTTTGGAGCACGCAAACACCTACAATTCACTCCGCACACAGATCTGCTTGCTTTGGTGAAAAACAAAATTGACATTAAAGACGACACTGTGCTGTATCATGTGGGCGGGTCGTATTATTTGGAAGAGACATATTTTACCGCCAACGATGTGTCAATTTACATTTTGGTGCGTATAGACGACGATTTAATAGTAAGACATAATTTAATAAGAACTTCTCGTAAATTGGCAGACCTCCAACACAATTGGGTGTTGAATACTATTTTGAATTTATTTGTAAGAAAACAATAAATGGACACATTTAGAGGAAATACCACAAACGACGTCGGCGTCAGCAGACGCATAGTGAATTTAGAACCAAACATGCTCATGACAGTGTTGGTAGTTTTGGTGATTGTGATTCTGTTTGTGTTGTTGTTCAACATGAGCAGTGGTAGCGACAGTTCTGGATCGGGTCCGGCAACCGCTGAAACTACTAGGTTTTTTAATCCATTAAACGCGACTATGCGCAACAATGCAGTTCGCAACACTCCAGTGGTCACCACAGCCACAACAACTAGAGCGGTGTGATATAAAAAAAAAATTATAAACCCCACCTATCTGCACAATAAAAAATTTAGATAACACACACTCACTCACTATCTTTATCTTATCATTTTAGATAACATTGCATATATCAGATAACATGCATATTTTAGATAACGCATACATTAAATTGGCTTCGACGTTTACCGATAATCATTAGCTCTACAACTGTTGTATCAGCAATATGTCTAGACCAATTCGCAACCCGGTTGTGTTTAGGAGTGTAAAAACCGGCAAAAAGTTGCAAATCTACAATATACAAGATTATATGGTGTGTAAAAATAAATTAAAGTGTAATAAAAAGTTGCAGTCAAGAGTGTTGCCGATTCTACCACCCGAGATTGTCGAGTATATTGTTTATTACACCAACAATGTCGCGCTATACACCAACCTGTACGGACACAGTGTGAAAAGGTTGCGCATGTTATTGAACAATCACACTTTAAAACAATACTTTGTTGAAGTTGGCGCTGGTGCTAATGATGCTGCTTACGATTACAGTTCGGATGTGTTACTAAAAACACACTACTACAATTCGCCGATTTTGCCGTATATACGCGCTATGATTTTATGTGAAAACGACAAAGCCGCTTTTCACAAATTTATGAATACTGTGCCCTGTCGCATTCGAGAATGCATGATTAACGAGTGCGATGACATTGTCGACGCTATGATGAGCGTTAATTTTGTGTGGTGGCGTATAATGCGGAAACTATTGAAGTTGTTGCCCACCACAGAACGTGTTTCTTATTTTAATGTGTACATTGGTTGTGAGTCGTTGAAAAAAGTTGAAATTGTTGACAAAATGTTTTCCGAGTGCCAAACTTTGAACCACAATTCATCGTATTTTTGGAAAAAAAAGTGCGATCAATTACTGGCCACACCGATAACCATTAATTTAGACACCAGATATTATTTGTTTTACACACATAAAGAGCGTGTAGCACCACACTCGCAGTTTTGTAATATTGTTAATGAGGTTAATGCGTCACCGCCGATGCGGGGTTTTGTTGTTGTAGTCGACGAGTTAAAATATGACATTAACGATGACACAGAATATATTTTTACCAAAAACGATTTCACCAAAGATGGGCAATTGAAATTTGATGAACACATTTATAACAGCAAACATTATAATCCTGTCGATGATAGTAAAGATTATAAAGATGATGATACAAATAATGAAGATGATGAAGGCGATACAAATGATACAGATAATGAAGATGATACGGATAATGAAGATGATGAAAATAATGAAGATAATGAAAATAATAATGATGAAGATAAAGATGATGACAATTATAATATGGACGACGATGAAGATAGTATATGTGAATGGTATATGTAAATGACACCAACGATGTGTTTAAATAATAAAACATTTTATTCTATAATTTTGTTTCTTTTCGCCCTCCTTTTATCCTACAAACAAATAAACAATATTTAAGATTACAACACTAACACAAGCGTTTTATTTAGTTGTACATGTTTAATGGACATATTAAATTTTTCGACGGGTCTGTTTTTGCTGTTTATCATCATAAAAATTATAATTTACCTTGGTATAAAAAGATTGCAAACGCACACATTTATTAAAGATCGTGTGTGTATAAATGGTTATTATGGAGCTGCAGCAGATCCATTCGAATGCGACGCTTATTATCACTGTCCCGAAGGTTTAAAATTTTATTGTAACGTTGACGAGGAATTTGATGCAGATAAAAGCAAATGTGTGTCAATAACCGAAAATAACAGTAGTGGGTGTTATGAAACCGCTAAAAAACGCCTGTTAGATTAAGTATAAAAGCGGCGCGATTACTTTTATCATGCAGTCGAGTTTGTTTCTCTGACCAATTCGATTGTGCTGTTGTCTGCTTCCGGAGCTGGTGACGTAATCATCAAACCATGTAAGTAAAATTTGTTTTTTATTTTATTATTAAACGCCCGCACTAGCTCCACAGGCACGTTTCCGCTCATGTAACACGTTACTTTGTTGTATTCAAGATGATTCACTCGCATTTTTTGGTAGACCGAAGACCCCGCCAATTCTGTACCCTTTTTCACACCCAACACATACCAAAACTCATGGTGGTTATGTGTCACCACTTTTATCACGTTTAATTTTGCACGCTCCACCACATCAGGATACAAATAGGGCGCGCGAAACATACTCATTACAAAGAATGTTGTGGTGTCGTGGTGATTAAGCGGCGGCGTGTGTACACTAAACACACAATTGATTGGTCTGTTGTAGTCTAAACCGCTAACCGCTCTGGTTTTTTCCACTATTTTTTCCTCCTCATTATTGAATAACATTTTGTATGCGTGTTGTGTACACGAATTGAAAGTGTTAGGCGTTTGAAACACAATGTTCACTTCGTCCAACGATTTTGCTCTGCCTATTTTAAACATTTTGCTTTTATATCACACAGGGACACTACATATGTAAATATGGACGAAGAAGAGAGGGAAGATTGTTGTATGATGTTAACCAACTACGATTCCGAGTATGAATCTGAAGACGAAGATGTCGACGAATATAAAGCGATGGACCTGAGCGACACTAGCACCGTCACTGCTGCCAATATCAATAAATTTATACCACCACTACCACCAACTCGTACAGTTGCGACAACAACAACAACAACACCACTTTTAATAAATGACGCTGTTGAATCGACGACGAATAACACCAATCAGCTGGAGGTGTGCCATTATAAATGGTTAAATCGATTCAAAACCACCACTTATCACATGTTTTTGTGTACATACGACGGTTTGCAGTATGTTCGCAACGAACGTTATCCAGAAGAAGTTTACATGAAACACTATCACACGGTGAACGGTAACGCGTACGAAATGTTGTTGCGCGACTGTAAATTTTATTTGACCACCAAACTGTTACAATGTACCAAACAAAATACAACTATGTATCCCACGCGGAGTGTGGTCAAACACGTCGATTTGAAAATAGTGGCGCCTTTGTTGCAAATTCAATTGCGCGACGGCAACACGCTACACCAACACATTATGGAGGCGGTGATCAACACATTTTTTATAGGCGCTAGTGTTGAGGACGTGAAAGCGGTCAAACAACGATTGTCTTCGCCCGCGTCAGATTCCAGGATTGCCAATGTGTGTAAAAAGTACAGTTGGAAAAGTGAAGACAGGAAGGTAAAGGAGTTGTGTGTTTACAAGGAGAATGAACACATTAAACTGTTGTTTGACATTATGTATAAAAACAATAAATGCTACAAGTTTAGCACGGACGCGACATTGTGTCACGGTGAATTTATCAAAGAATTTAACTACAATGTTTTACAATTGAAAAAACCCGTTACAGAGCACATTGACAACGTGAGTCAAATTAAAATGATGGTGAAAAGTTTGGCTATTTTGTTGTACAAAAACGATACCAACGATTTGCAGGATCTGAAAGACATAAAGGGGGACGAAAAAGATATTGAAGAGTTTTTGTGTGTTTCGTTGAATTATCCGTTTGGCGATGTTATTTTTAACATGAAAACAAAGGACACCAACAGTCAACGGTACAGATTGAATTGTTTTAAAATGGACAAAGTTTATGTGTGGATAAACAGTATGGTCTACAAGACGAGTAAATTTGATTTGGAGGGTATAATTGAAAAGTATTCACGAGGTACACACTATGTGCTTAGTTTTAATTATGTATTCAACTCAATGTTAAGCAAATTACATTCAGAAGTTGTTAAACTTGTATTGCGTTACATATTGTGTAGACGCGATTTTTGTTTATTGGAAAACGACATTCGCGTAAATCCCAAAATCACCTATAAACGTATCATGTTTAATAATTAATTAAGTATTATGGTGTGTAGTCAAACTGTGTAAAATTGTAAATTTTGTAGTGTAATGTGTTATTTATTTGGTGGATGTGAAGTTTAAAATAAATACGAATTAAAACGAGAAAATTTTTATTTCAATTTTTACTCAACAAACTCAGGTTCATACATAGTTTTACATTTACGTTCGTACAATTCTTTTGTGTTGGTTAACAAATCATTAATAGTGGCCATTACTTTTTTTTGTTTGTGTCCGTCATCATTTGAGTAAACCCTTCTACAAGAGTGGTTATAAATTGTTTTTGCATGTTGTCAATTTGCAAATTGTTCACAATATAAACGTGTAAATCTTTCAATCTATTCCATTCCACCTGTTCGTCATACTGTAACATGATATCCATTTATTACAACAACAACCACGACCAAGTTTTCTATAACTTTGATGAATTGTTGCAGCTTATGTTGCAATTTAATGTGGAGCGAGCCGACAAAAAAACACTAGGTGTTGAGTGTTTAAAAATCGTGAACACTAATGAACAATGCTATGTGACCGATGGTCTTAATATAACCATTAGAATAATAACTCACGATGAATGTTACGTGTCGTTCGAGGGTGTTATGCAATTGTTGGACAACAACTACGGATACAAAAAAGAATTGGAACAGATAATTGTGGTGTGCACAAGTAGAGTTGTGCTTAATCCAAACCACAAATGGGTAAGTGTTTATTTGGCAAGATTGAAGGCGCGTGTAGCAGTTTCGTTTGAGTTTTACTTTAAAATTTTACAACAATACATGCTTGCTGATCGACCCAACATTAGAGAAATAGAGGGTTGTGTAAAGAAATTGGTGGGTAGAGCTGAAGAGTGTAAACTATCAAACAATTTTGCATTGTTAATCGAGTGTTGTGATTGTTTCGATAACGCAAGCGCTTTGATGTTGCATCAAATAAAAAATGTGTAAATGTTTAAATCCAAAAAAAAATTGTATTTTATTAGTATATGGTTTTAATAAAAAAAATTGTATTTTACATTTTATAGTTTTATTTATTAAAAAGAGTACACATAACAAAACTTAGGATTACAATGGGTTTTATTACAATAATTTAACAGGTTTAACTTAAAATTACAAGTTGTACATGAATTGGTGGTTGTAGTGGAGCATTTGTCGCAATTATTTTTATTGAAAAACACACGCAATAAAACTCCTTTGTACACATCCAACTCTTCGCCAATTTGAAATTTTTTTACACCCAACAAATCCACACACACTGTGTAATAAGACAGCTCGTGACGTTTGCATGTTGTGCATATAAAAATGTCACCATACTCCATCTCTTCTTGACAATTACACACTCTTGGCAACTGTGTGTATTTAATCGGTATTTGTTGAACACTTTTAAACATATTCAGGTGTGCCCCTTCAAAATCGTACATTATTGGAGTTTTGTTGCTGGCTCTAAAATATGCACATTGTAAATTAAGGGCGCTGGCGCTGTCCAAACGTTCAACAATCATATCGTACACCTCCTGTGGCAACCAGTCAAAATACAATTTTTGTAAACAACCAACGTTTACGTTCTTAATTTGGTACGGTTGCACACGGTGCGCCGCAACACATTTTTTTGATATTATTTTAGACATGACTCTAACAATATCCTACTGCTACTGCTACTGCGATTATGACAATAAAAACAGCTGTTGTCCAGTTTTATACATGCACATTAGATAACCACTATCAACTACTCAACATAGATAACACTATGCAGCATAGATAACACTATCTACTACTGCAGCGCAATCTATTCAATATAATTTAATATTATCTAATATTTTATTGGCGCGCGCGCACGACGGTCGATTATTATTTATTAATGGAGCACTACCACGCCATAAACGGGTGTTTGATGATATCATTGTAGGTACACAACCGTTTGCTTTTGTCCAGTGTCAACATTTTTACCACAAAATCCATTGCCGTGTCGGTGACGTGTTCAATAGGTTCCAATGGTTTAGAGTACAAAGGTAACATATCCGCCGGTTCAATGTTGTACATTTCCTCCTCGCTATTTTCATCTATAGCGAACGGATAATTTGACGATAATATTTCATATGTGATAACACCCACCGCCCACCAGTCAAACGACACCTCGTGTGCTTGTTTGGCAATTTTTTCAGGTGAGTAATAAACTGTTGTGCCGTCGTAACAGGATGGTGTGCCGATCGCTTTTGCCAACCCGTAATCACAAATGTACGCTCTTTTTTTTTTAACTTCATACAACACATTTTCCAGTTTTACATCGTTGTGTATAATTTTGTGCTGGTGTAGATCGTGTAGCGAATTTACCAGTGTAAATATAATTTTGCGACAGGTGATTTCGTCCATTCGGTTTTCGACGCCGCCTTTTTTCACCAAATCAAACAAATCACCACCCGACACATAGTCCATTATGAACATTGCATCGCCCGCACTGGTGTACACAAAATTGTGTAATTTAACAAAATGTGGGTTATTTTGCATTAGTAGTGCAACGCTAAACTCCATAGGATTGAAACGCGATTTTTTCACAACTTTGCAAACGTACCTTTTTTGATCCCCTTTTTTTCTACATAAATACACATTATCATAAGAACTGTCATTATTGTTACCAAGATTGTTTAAAATTTGAGTGTTTTTTAAATCAGCCACCACCCTCGATATGGATTTGCTGGGATTCATTAGACAGAATAATTTTAATGCTGATGTTCGTGATACAATTAAATTAATGAAGTGGAACAACAGCTTAAAAAGGAAATTGGACGCGAAAACTGACGTGATTTCAATCACAACCGAAGAACTCGTAGAGTTTATGGAGAGTGTGTATCAAATGATTGTTAAAAGAAGCAGTCATGTTGGTACAATTAAACAACCACCACTAATGTCATGTGACAGCAGCGCGTCTCAAATTGATGCAACTGTATCATCACCGGTTATATCTACTACACCAACACCAGTTGTTTTGTCGCCGCCGGTTGTTGTTGTTAACAACAACAATGACGTTAACATTAGTGCTTGTGATAAAGATTTGCTAGACTATGATATGAAAGTGGTTGACACGAATTAGTATGCGGGTCCGGTGAACAAGGGTACGTCGGGTGCAAACTCCTTAATCTTAAACAACAGTGACACTTCAATCATTATTTCCTCGATTTCAGCAGACGTGGTGCCCACATATACTAGAGGACGATGGAAGTATGGCCACAAAACGTCATCAAAGAATCGTTCAAAGTTGTCGTTGTACACAGATTGTAGGCAAGTGAGCGGGAACGCAAAACCTTTTTTGCGAAGATTGATACGCTCAATGTTGTTGGGTCCAACATAGTAGGGATCTTGTTGACGAATTACATCGTGTGCTACATAGTCGGGATGGGCGCCTAACGCGTATTGCATGGTAAATTTGTAACAACGGTTGGGTTGCATTGGTCTCAGCTGAATTTCAAACCACAAATCCATAATTTCTTGGTCTGTGGTAATGGGAAACTCTTCTGAGATGAAACGGGTCCAAGTTTCACGCAGAAACTCTTTGCCGCTCCAGTTACACACCAGTTTCATTGTATCCGGTTGCACACGTCTAATTTCTTTGAATAGGGTTATTCTAACATTTTTGCCAGGTCCACGAAAAGGGTCTTCGGTCACCATGTATTGATTGGCAACGTCCACAATGGGTTCGTATTCAGCTTCGCGAATACGGTCTTTCTTGTGACGCACATCGTTCAACACCGACCCTAAACTTTTCAGGTGGTGGTTGTCGATTACACATGTCGTGCCGTCGTGACGACTGTACCTCAAAGATTTGTTATATCCCAT